CCGAGCACCGCGTTGCTCGAGTCGAGGAACCTGTAGTTGAAACGCCATGCTGTCGTCGGCGGGTTGGCAGGCGTCGTCCAGTTGACCACGCCGTAGGTGATCGTCGCTCGGTCCGAACCGCCGTCGGATGGGCCGACGGTGATGGGCTGCCACGCCAAGTCAGCCGGTGCGTTACGTGTCGTCGGCGGTGGCGGTGCTCCACCGCCACCTGTCGTGGGCGCGGGTGCACCCTCGCAGGTGTAGGGCACCTCAGTCGTCGGGCTTCCGACCGGGCCGATGGCGCCGTTGAAGGCGTTGGTGCTGAAAACCATGGACGCTGCCCGTCCTGCTCCGATGAGCTGCAAGTCCAGAACGGCTGCCTCACGGTCGAAGGGACCGATGACGGTGCGCTCGACCTCAGCGCCACTGGCGTCGTGGTAGGACACCACGACGTCCCAGAAGGTGGTGTCGGTGCCGGGGGTCCACTGCAGCTCGACGTGGGTGCTGTTCGGGTCACAGCGGACCAGCGTGAGGACCGGAGAGCCACCCGCCGTCGGGGCTGTGCCAGTTCCCACTCCGATGACGTCTCCCTCGGTTCCAGAGCTGTTCACAACGCCGCCACTGGCGACCAGGCTGAACGACCCGCCGATCGGCAACTCGTTGTCTCGGAGCACGACGTCTGTGGCTCCGGTGAGCCGGTTGCGGGCGAGCTTGGAGACCACGACGAAGGAGACGCCAGGGATGCGTGAGACAAGGGTGTAGATGTCGGACAGCGCGATGCGACCACCGAAGTTGACGTTCGCGAAGGCAAGGAACTCAGTCAGCGCGTTGTTGACGGCCTGACGCACCGGGAGTTGTGCGTATCGGTTGTCGACGGTGATCTCGAGAGCGACGTCGATGCTGACGTACTGCGGGTTCGCGGCCACCACGGTGACGTTGGCGAGCTTGCGGGGCTGCAGGTAGGCCACGACGGCGTTGAGGGTGGCCTGGTCGGGCTGAGTGCCGCCTGGGGGCGCGACGTAGAGCGTGATGTTGGTGTAGACGCTGGCGACCGCCTTGGCCTTGGCGATCTGCACCGTGGGGACCGACAGCGCGAGCGCCTCGAAGTCGGACAGTGTGATGGCACGATCATGAGCACGAAGCGCGCGTGGCGCGTTGGTACGGATGCTCTCGAGACTCTCAGCGTCAGTCCCTCCGCTGGCCTCGGTCTGGTTGGTGACCTCGATGACGACCGGGGTGGAGGGCACGACAGGCGGCAATGTCGTACTGGGCTGCCCGGTGCTCGGGTCGATGGGCGGGAGGTAGACGACATCGCCTGCATCCACGACCTCGGTGATGGTGTTCACGAGCACGTTGCCGTCGATGCCACCACCGACGCGGTACTTGGCGTGCACGACGGCACCTCGAGGGGGTACGCGACCGTTGACACCATCGCCGAAGAGCACAGTGAGTGCTTCGTTCTCATCCATGCTGATGGCGTACGCCAAGTCGTTCGGGCCAGCGTCGAGCAGGTTGTTCACGAGGAACCAGACCAGCCCGTCGCCGCTGCTTTCCTCGACCACCCGCAACTCGAGCGACTCCGCGACCACCGGGGACTGCTGCAGGGTGTACTGCGCGTCCAGGTCACCACAACTCGTGGCCACGATCTCGTCATCGACCACGTTGCCTTCGGTGGCCGGCACGCTCAAGGTGATCGCGGCGCCGGAGCCGGGGATGTACAGGTCACTGTCGGTCTCGAAGGTGAGCTGATCGTTCACACCGTCAGGCGAGGTCTGCACTTCGAAGCCTGCCGGGATGACGACAGGCACTGTGGAGGTGACGGTGAAGGTGAGCGGCACAGTGGCGCTGGTTGCTGACCTAGGCGTGTAGTCGAGCAGCGCTGCGTGGGAGAGCACGCTGCCCCGCTGAGTGGCTGTCGACAGGAAGGACTCGTTGGCAATGCGGTCGCCGTAGTAGGACAGGATGTCGCCCTCGTAGGCGAACAACTCGACCAACATGACCCCGAAGTCGTTGAGGTCTCCGGTGCGGGCACCGCTCCAGTCGGGAGCGACGGTCTGGGCGTAGGCGAGCATGCTTTCGCGCAACCCTGCATAATCTCTGGCTGTGTAGTCGATGGCGCTTGGGGTGGTCATACCCCTCCTTCCAGCGTCATCGTCGTGGAGCGGACCTCTCCTTCGCCGGCTCCCACAGCCAGTGAGAACTGTACGGTCAGACGCACCGCTGCCTGCTGAGAGTCTTCCTGCGCCGAGATGCCGTGGAAGATGACGTTGGGGACGTCTGCAGCGAGCTTGTCGCTCAGGCGGGCAGCCAGAAGCTGCATCCGCAGCGGGTCGATGTTCTCGAAGATGAAGTCGCGTGTGTCGCTACCGAATTGCGGGTGCATGACCCGCTCGCCAGGCTGCGTGAACAGGTAGGTCTTGAGGTGCTGCACGACCGTCTCCACAGGGTCGCTCATCGTGGCTACCCGGCCCTGGCCATCAAGCCGGAATGGCACGCTGATCTCACGGTCGATCACGACGCTCCTCCTGAGGTCAACCAAGTGCCGAGCCACACTGGGAAGTCGATGCTGCCGTGCTCAAACATCACCCATACGGCATCGCCAACCTTCGGCAGCCGCACTTTGATCTCGTCCGTCTGGCCGTGGCTGGTGACCGTGAAGGCGTCTGCATGGCTGTCGGTGGAGGCCCCGTTCACCGTCACCAGCGGACGGCGGGTGAGGAATGGGATGCAGGGCATCGCCCAACCGAGCGTGCCTTCCCCGTTGAGAGCCGTCACCTTCACCTTGACGCGGCCTGCACCAGTTGGGTCCTGGGGGTCGACAACGATGCCGCGGTAGATCCCGGCGAAGACCTCCTCGTGGTTGTGCTCGGGGGTTGTCATCGGGTGATCCGCACGGTGTGCGAACTCGCGCGCCAGCCGGTCAACTTCGGCTTGGGGGCACTCGCAGGAGTCTGCTTGCCGGCGACCTTGCTGTGTCCCCTGAGCACTGTCTTGGTGCTGTGTGCCGCCGCGGGCTTCTTGGTCGGCTTCTTGGTGGCAGTGCGGGTCACACTGCGGCGGTGCTTGTCGACGCGACGCGCGATGATGGGGTCGAGCACAAAGGGGAGTGTCACGTCATCAAGCTGGACTGCCTGCTCGATGGGAACGCAGTCCTCGAGAGGGTCATAGATCGGCTCTGGGGCTGTGGAGACTCGACTGTCGACGCTGACGTCACAGTCGGTCAGCAGCACCGGGTTGCCACTGTCTGATACCTGCACCGTGTCGCCGAGATCGCCGAGTTGGTCACGAGCTACCTGCGCCTTGAGCCGGTAGTCCGACAACGTGATGTGGTGGTCGACGCCCGTGACGTACCAGTAGCCGTCACTGTCCTCATCGGTGCCGCTGAACCGCACTGTGCTGCCTTGGTGGACGCGGGTGTTCCCGCTCAACTCCGCTTCAGCGATCGTGTTGAAGCGGTGCAGGTCCATCTCGGCCTCGAGTTGTGACTGCGCGGCCAGTGCGGTGAGTGCAGGGCGGCGCATGGTGACGCGACCGAATACCGGCTTGGAGATCTTGTGGGTGCCCGCGCCGCTGGCAGTAGCGCTGTGCACGATGCGCTGCAGAGTCGCCCCGGCGTTGGTGACGCCGCCGAGCACTCGAGCACGGTTCTCGGTGCCTGGCACGGCCTCGCCGACCTTGTGGTCCACCTTGTAGATGGCTCCACGCTGCCGGTACGTGCCAGTCGTCAAGGTGAAGGTCGGTCGGTTGCGCGATGCCTTGGTGTCGATGGCGCGTCGGGTGAACACCAGGTCGGTCTTGTTGGCGTAGAAGGTGAAGCCGACTCGCTTGCTCAGCCACACCAGGAAGTCCCAGTCGCTGCGCCCGTGCTGGGTGAGTTGCTCGTGGGTGAAGGTGTGCCGCATCGCTGTGAGACTGAAGCGGTGCTCCTTGGCGATCTGCGTGGCGACCTGGTGAGCGAGTTTGTTGACGAAGCTGCGCAGCCGCACCTGCTTCATGCGGTAGGAGGCGCTCACGCAGTAGACCTGCAAGCTGATCAACTTGTGCTGACTCTGCTTCTGCACGACGTGATGGACGTAGCCGTGGAAGTACTCGACGTCATCAGGGCGCCAGCCCCAGGCAATGGTGACCGGGGCTCCGTGGGCGTACTTGTTCTGGGCCTTGCTCTCGAGCTCCATGGTGATGATGGCAGTGTCGTGCTTCCACTCCCGCTGACGGATGAGCACCTCACGGGGCTGCTTCTGCGGGACCTTTCGGTCGGTCTGGAAGGCGACAGTGGCGAATGGCCTTGACATCAGGCGCTCACCACCACAGGGATCTTCAGCAACGTGCCGGGCACCAGGTCGTCGGGGTAGGTCACGTTGGGGTTGGCGTCAGCGATGATCCACCAGAACTCTGGGTCGTCATACGCCACGCCGGCGAGTGAGTCGAAACGGTCGCCGAACACCACGGTGTGCACGGTGTAGGAGTCGGTCGGCGTCACTGTCCTGGTCGGGAACACGGTGGCCCGGTACACGCCGTCAGCAGCCTGCACGGGTACGACGTCGGCGGTCTCGTAGCGCGACTGCTCGAAGATGGCCACGGCTACCTCCTCGAGGTCGTGTTGGAGACAGGCGTGCTCTTCTTGGTGGTGGCGGTCTTCACGCTGCTGTTGCGGGTGTACTTGTCGAAGGTCTGGCCGACGAGCTGCTGGCAGGTGAGCTGCACCCCACACCTCATCGGGACCATGCGCTGACTGAACAGCGCGTAGGACACCTGCATGCTCGTGATGTAGGCGACGAAGCCGAGGCCAGAAGCCGCCTTGGTGTTAGCACTGCCGTCGCCGCCGCCGAAGATGACGTAGACCGGCGTGGCGTACATGTTGCCCTGCTCGGGTCCAACTGCGATCGAGCCGCCAGTCTTTGCGTCTTTGATGGTGCTGGCGAAGTTGAGTCGAGCACGTGTGACGCTCTCGAGAGCCCAGATGTCTTCGTAGCAGCCGACGTCGCGCAGATCCTTCAGACCCTTCTGCGGACCGTAAGCCACCTCATAGGTGCGGTCGAAGAGCAAGCTGAAGGATAGTTGCGTGGTGCCTGGCAGGATGGCTGCGCCTTTTAGTGCCGCCGCAGTGAGGTTGCTTGGGTCGATCTGGCCTTCATCGATGGAGTAGCCAACGTCGATCTGGCCTGGGTTGAACAAGAAGCGGCAGGCGAACGGGAACTTCTGGTCACCAGCCACCATGTCATCGGTCTGGCTGATAACGCCGGTGACGAGCGGGCTGCCCGTCTTCTTCAAGATGCTGTTGAGCCGGGAGTCGGCAGTCTGGTTGATGTAACTGGACGACTTCGAGGGGTTGGATATCCGACTCGACTGCAGACCTTGCCCCCTGTTGACCGCGACGGTCTTGGGCGCGGTCACGTTGATCGACCCACCACCGCCGTCCGGGACGAGCGCCATCAGCCACTCCCTACGGATTCAAGAGCGTGGTTCTGCTCGATCTCGTCCTTCACCATGGAGAGGAAGTCCTGCGCATCCTTCTGAGTTGCCTTGCCGACAACAGTGATTGGGGCCTGGATCGTCACGTCACGAAGACCACTACCGCCACTGCCTTGATGACTCTGCACCGTGCCGCCGGCGCGCTGACCCTTGCGGGCGATCATCGCGCGGACCTTGCGCGCCTCCTGCGCTGGCACAACCATCTCGTCGTTGTGCAGGTAGGCCAGGCCCTCTGCGGTGGAGTAGGAGCCCTGTGCGTAACCCTTGTACTTACCGCCATGCGTCATACTTTTGATACCGGGAACGTTGTCGAGGCTGCCGTAACGGCCCATCGCGTAACGCGTCCCAGCGATGATGTTGTCGACCGGGTTCCAGATGTCCCCGTGACCTGGAAGCGCCCAACGACTGAAGGTCGAGTCGATGGTCTGCATCAGACCCTTGGACGGGTGGCCAGCCTTGGCGTTGGAGTCCCAGTTGTTCTGGGCGTGCGGGTTGCCCCCGCTCTCGTGCTGAATGATGCTCGCGATAGACCCGCCGTACTTGCCGAAGTCGAGATGCATCAGGCCGAGTGCCGTCTTCACCCAACTTCCGACCGTGCCGCCAGGTGGCGGTCCGGTGGGCGTACCAGCACTCTGCGAGGTTGTCGTCCTGCCTGACCCTGCACCGCCAGCGCCAGACCGACCACCGCCGAAGTCGCCACCGAACAGCGACGGAGGAGTGAGCACCGAGGCCAGCGCGCTCTGCTCGTCGCCGAATCCGAAGACCGAGGACAAGTTGGCTGAGGACCGTGTGACCGGGCCGGTGCCACTGTCTCCCTGCGCTGCGGGGTTGCCCGCTGACACAACGCCCTTCAGCCCAGCGCCTCCACCAGCGACACGCCTGGCGTTGGTGGGAGCCCGAAGCTTGGTGTTGTGGATGTTCGCGCCCGTGTGTGGAGCCTCGACCATCTGCCCGTTGCCGATGTACATGGCCACGTGGTGAGCCGGGCTGCCGTAGAACACCAGGTCGCCAGGGACGAGCTGGTCTAGCGGGACATCGGCGCCAACCTGCTGCTGCTGCGCAGCCGTTCGTGGCAACTTGACGCCGTTCTGGCCGAAGGACCACTGCATCAGCCCCGAGCAGTCGAAGGACGTCTTCGGGTTCGAGCCGCCCCACTTGTACGGCCTGCCGACGAAGGACTCCGCAGTGGAGATGATGCCGCTGACCGAGCTGCTTGCCGCCGTGGGCTTGGTGCTCGACGCCACATTCGCGCTACCGCCAGCACCAGTCGCTCCACCTGGCTGACCGACGCTGTAAGACATCTGCTGCTGAGCGCTGCTGTTAAACATCACCCGCCCGCTGTCGGACCGCCCAGCGGCGTTGTTGCTGGCGCTGAGCTTGCTGCGGTACTTGGCCATGAGCTGCGCCAGTGCGTGCAGCGCCTTCAACTCATCGTCCTTCTTGCGACTCTGGGTGGAGCGCATCACCAACGGGCGAACGGTGCCCTCGTACTCAGCCTGTGCGTCAGGGAGACGACTGAACCCCTCGCTCGCCCAGCGGTGCAACATGCCTGTCAGGCTGCCGTCGTTGGCGTAGGCGTTCTTCTGCGCGATCTCGGTGTTGCTGGTGGCCCCGAACCAGCCGGCGTGCGCCATACCTGAGAGAGCGTGCCCTCCTGCGACGGTCACCCCTCCGACAATCGCGCCGGCCAGTGGGTTCACTGCGCCGACAGCTCCGACGACGCCGCCCATCACGCCGGCCTGTGTGCCGCCGATGCCATCAATCTGGCTGTACCCATACCCCGCTGCAGCCCCTTCCGCAGCACCGGCACCGAGACGACCTGCCAACCGCCCTCGAGGGGACCGCATGAACGCCTTGGCGCGCGCGAAGCGACCAGCAGTGGTTCCCTCTTCGCCTGGCAGGCCACCAGGGAGACCGTCTCCTCCTCCCCCTCCACCACCGCCTCCGAAGCCACCACCTGGCATGTTCGTGACGTAGACCGGAGTGCCCATCAAGCCACTGGCCCCGAGTGCGCCCTTGGCCCCGCCCTTCAGACCGCCCTTGAGCCGATTGACAAGCCCACCGCCTCCTCGGACCCCCCCGAAGAACCCACCAATGGTTTCGAGGTTGAAGGTGCTCTGGCCAGCCTGCTCGAGGGCACCCTTTGCGCCACCCGCACTTCCCGGCAAGAAGCTGGCCAGTGCACTGGCCCCACCAAGATTGACACCGATGTGATTGTTCAGTCCCGCGAATGCCTGCGTCAGTGTGTTGGTGACATTCGCCAGGTCATTGAACCCTCGCATCAGCGAGTCACGACCCTCTGTCATCGCCTCGGTCGTACGGTTGGTGGTGGCTCGTCCAGCTCGGTTCTGCGCAGATCTAATGCTGTCGAGGCCACCGAGGCGAGTGTCTCTTGTCTGCCGTCCTGCTGCTGCGTCTGACAGAGCCTTGTTCGTTCTATCGGGACTGCCGCCAAGGTTCGCCTGCACCAGGGCGTACATGCGGAACTGCTCCATGGCGTTGGCGTCGAGACCGAGACCGACCAGGGTGCGGTAGAGCGGGGCACCCGGCTGCATGCCCTCACCGATCATGTCCGCAGTGACCTTCTGGCCGCGGAAGACAAGCCGCTGGATCTGCTGGTAGATGCCTTGCGGGGTCTGCATGACGCCGCGGCTGCCTTGAGGCGTCACCCCAAGGCTGCGCATCCGGTTCTGCGTCTGCGCGCTGTAGAGGCTCGAGACAGCAGCGGCGGACCCCTGGAAGCCGGCTGAGGGGTTGAGAGCTGAGAGCTGCCCCACCGACTGCAGAGCACGGTTGGTGCGCGCGTTACCCAGACCCGCGCCGAGTGCCCCCTGGATCTGCCCGACACCACCCATCAGGTCACTGGCCGACTGGTAGCCGCCGTACCCCTGCAGGGTGCTGATGTTCCCGCGGTAGGCGCCCTGGCTGAAGCCCTGCCCACCGGACAGCGTGCTCTGGGTGTACATCAGATCCATGTCACTGACGTCGCCCATGGAGCGCTTGTAGTAGCCACCAGCGGCGTAGGCGACACCAACACCAGCCCCGATGGCCTTCGTCCTGAAGCTGACACCCCCTCTGCCGCCGCCGCTGAGTTGCGCAGAGGTGGTCGAGGGGGTCGTTGTGCTCGAGCCAGCGGGAGCGCCCGGTTGCCCAACTTTGGTGGTGGTGGCCCTCGTCGTCGTACTGCTGCCACTGCCTGACCCGCTCGATGCGCCGCCAAAACCAAGGCTCGAGAGCTTGTCATGCAGCCGGTCGAGAGTCTGGCTGCCCTTCTCGAGAGAGATCAGCCCGGAGTTGAACTTGCCGACATCGGTGGTGAGTTGCTGGAAGACCTTGCTCAGGCTGCGGAGCGAGGAGTCGTTGACTTGGAAGGTGGCAGCAGTGGCTGACCGCGGGCCACCCGGTGGTCCGCCACCTGGCGCTCCCAGCGGAGTCTCGTTGTCAGCCATGCCACCTCCTTGTACATCCGTGTTGCGGTTGGTACGATTGGTGTCTCGGATCTCACTAGGAGCAGGACATGAAGTACAGCCAGGACTACTGGGACTGGTACAACTCCCTCGGCCCCATGGACCAGTACTTCGCCGATCTGCGGCGTGATGGCGATTGGTTCATGAAGTGGCTTATCAACCCCGCTTGCTGGCTGTTCGGCCTCTTCGTGGTCCTGATCATCGTGGCGTCGTTGTTCGGCAGCAGCGGACCATTCGCGCACCAGTCATGCCAGACCCTGCCGACGACGGATGGCAATACAGGCGTGACCTCCACTTACACATCCTGTGAATCAGTTGGCCCGTTCTGGTGGTAGTCACACGGGCATTCCTTCCTCGTCAGTAGTGCCGCTGGTGCGGACGTCCTGAGACACACGGAACCAGTACTGGCGCTCTCTGCGGTTCAAGCCCTTCACCTCCGTCAGCGTCCACGGGAAGACCCGTGCGATGGCCTCGTACTCCACGAACAACGACTGGTAGTTAGTCGCCGCGAAACATGTCCCGCGTCGTGATCGGAAGCGGGAACTCACGAATGCACTCGGGGCACTCCTGCTTCACCTCGAGGTACTGCGGGCCGGGCTGGCCCTCGCTCACGAACTCGACCAACTTCTTGCGGTCACGCGCCGTCATCTTCAGCACCGGGCTGGGACCGTTGACGGGCTTGCCATCGATGTTGTCGAGCAACTCGGCGAGCATCAGGGTGTTGAGCTCTTCGGCGGTCTTGGTCAGGTTGTCGGTCGTGTAGACCTTCTTCTGCGCCGTCCCGTCCATGAGCCTGATCGAGGCCATGGAACCGCTGCTCGGCAACTCGATGTCGAACAGCCGCTGCATCGGGTCGCCAGCGCCCTCGATGTTGAGCCCGCGGAGCGGCACGTCGTCTGCGAACGAGTAGTCGACCTGGAACTCGTGGTCGCAGAACGGGCAGACGATATCCAGCCGCATAGTGTCGCCGAAGGTCGACCGGCGAATCTGCATGATGAGCAGGTCGCGGTCGCCGATGAGCAGAGTGTCCAGGGCCTTCAGCAGCTCCTTACGGTCGCTGATCTCCCCGATGCGCACTGTGCCGACACGGACCAAGGTGTCGACGTAGCGCGCCATGTCCTGCGACGCCAGTGCTCGAGCGATGGCTTCCTCATCGGCGCCGGTCAGCTCCTTAACCTCGGCGTCGGTGAAGCGCTGGCCATCGGCGACGTAGCCACCGATGAGGGTGACCTTGCCGTCGGGCGGTCCGGTGATGGAGAAGTCCTCCGTGGACTTCTCGAGTTGCAGCGCAGCCGCTGACAGCGCATTGAACTTCTCAGGGTTCAGGTCGGCATCGACCGTCCCGTCTTCGGTCGGCGGCGGTGGGAAGCCTTGCGCGTCGAGTTGCACTCCTTCAGCGTCGAGCGCGACCTCCTCACCTCCATTCTCGAAGTCGATGGCCATCAGCGGCTGCGTCACGATGTTCTCCTCACAGGTGGTGTACCGAGTGGTGTGTTGCCTAGTAGGACTTGCTCGCCGCGACGTCGCTCTTGCCGTTGTCGGCGGCGTAGACGAGGCCGAAGCCCTCGTGCTGCAGGACCATGGACTCCATGATGAGGGCGTTGCCGCCCGCGTCCAGGTCGCTGAAGGCGAGGCTCTGCGGCCACGAGTTGTAGACGTGGTACTTCGCCTTCACGGGCACCGACGTCCCCTTGGTCCACGGGTGGGCCAGGACGTAGATGTCGATGTCGGCACGGAAGTCCGTGCCGGCGTTGGTTCCCGCTCCAGCAATGACGCTGAAGATCTCCTTGAACCAGAGATAGGAGTCGGGCTTGGCGACCATCATCCCGCGGCTGAGTGACAGCGGCGGGAAGTTGGTCTGTCCCGGCATCTTCTGCGTGGTGGTGTTGAAGCCACCCTGCCGGTAGGCGATGAGGTCGGTCTCGACGCTCAGCCCTGCACACGTCATGAAGCCCAGGCGCGCGGCCATGTTCCCCTTTGACGTCGTGTGGTTGATGTTGATCTGGAACCTGAAGTTACGCAGCGGGTCGGTAGCGATGCTCGACCGGCTGTCCTTCACAGTCGCTGGCATTGGATCTCCTTCGAGGTGAGGTTGCCGGTCAGGCGTTGGTGGTGTCGGACACTGTGGAACCGCCGTCGAACTGGGCGATCTGGATCACCACGAACTCGGCGGGACGCTGAAGCGCGAGGCCGACCTCGAGGTGCACCTCCCCCTGCTCGATGGTGGCGGCGGTGTTGTTCTCGGCATCGCTCTTGACGTAGTACGCCTGCTCTGCCGTGGCCCCCTTCAGACCACCCGCGGTGTAGAGCTCCCGGCAGATCTTGTCGGCGATGTCATCGAGCAGCGACCACAGGAACGAGTCGTTGTTCTCGAAGGGCGCGAACGAGGTTGCGTCGAGCAGCTCCGCGCGCACCTGGATGAGCGTGCGGCGAGGAGCGATGTAGCGGGTGATGAAGTTGGTCTTGCCGGTGCGGGCGCCGAAGATGCAGAAGCCCTTGTTGGGCACCAGCTTCACGGCGTTGACTCCCGCATCGTTGAGGCGGTCGAGCTGCGGGTTGCGCAGGTCGGCTGCCGGGTCGAGGGCGACGACCTGGGTGAGCAGCCCGTCGATGGTGCCGGCGGGGGACTTGAAGACACCTCGGGAGGCGTCAGTGGCCATGTACCGCCCGACCACCAGCGGCCCGACAGGCACGAGCTTGGTGCTACCAGCCACCGAGTTGGACGGGTCGGCGATGACCACGGGCGGGTAGTACGTCGCCCAGTAGTCCGACACTGGGTAGGTCTTGACCTGGGTGATGGCGTCGTCTGCCACTTCGCCGGGAGAGGTGTCGATGACCAGGAAGACGTCACCGCGTCCCTGCTCGTTGTTGTCCTGCCTGGTGCGACTCGGGTCGGTGTAGTCCACCAAGGCCGTGATGACGTCGGTCTCGAAGACGCCAGGCAGGTTCAGCACGAAGGGCTGAGTGATCACGTCGAGCGCGTACACCGAGTCCATCATCTCGCTGGTCGTGGGGGTCGACCCGTCGACACCACCCGTCAACTTGGACCCACCGGCCACTGACGAGGCCACCAGCACGTCTCCGGTGGCGAAGACGTAGCCACTGTGCACTGCGGCCTCGATGTAGTTGGACGGGCTGATGGCGCTGTTGAGGACACCGATGACGTAGCGCGGGTCTGCCGGGTTCAGAGACAGATCCGTCCACCGCTCCACGATCTGGGCGTTGGTGAGCACCGTGACGCCGACAGGAACATCACGGATGACGAGGTTGAAGCGCGCTGGGTCGGTGGCCTCGAGGATCTCGACGTAGAGGCGGTTGCCCCAGACGCCGGGGTTCTTGGCCTTGAAGTCGATGGCGCTGGCCCCGACATCGCTCCCCTGGGTGCTGGTGCTGACCGTGACGTCAGGAGACGTACCACCCGTCAGCCCGGTCGCGTCCGTGGTGATGGGCGGGACGTTGGTGGCTGCGTAGGTGCCCTGGAAGGCGGTGCTGTACGGACCGCCTCCTGATCCTGTGACCACGACATCGCCAGGTGCGATGTCGCTCAGCGCGACGAGAGCTGCCTGCACTGCCGACGCGGTGGCGTTGTAGGCGATGTCCGCTGTGGTCTGACCGGCGAACGTCAGGGTGTAGGTACCGCCCGTCGGCCCCCCTGTGATGGTGATGATCTGGACCTCGTTGTTCGAGGTCGAGGTGGACGGGTCGAGCGCGAACGGCAGGTTCGCCTTCGCGGCTCCTGCCCCGACCGCGCGGTTGACGTAGATGTCACGGGCGCCGGCAGACAGGGCGTTGTAGATGGACTGCAGCAGGTTGTCCGCAGCAGCCACGCCAGTCAGCTTCCCAAACTGCTTGAGCGCGTCGCTCCAGCTCGAGATGAGCGTCGGCACGACTGGACCGCGAGGTGCGGTCCCGACGAGCGCAGCGACTGCCACTGTCGTGTTGATGGGTGTCGTCGTGGCCAGCAGCTCCTCATCGACGTACTGGCCTGGGCGGTGGAACGTCATGCGTGTCTCCTCGCGTAGTTGGCTTGGGTTCCCGAGTGGCGTGGTGCCCGATGAACTACTCCGATTCGATGGCTAGGACAGTGAGGTCGACGCGAGCCACCGCGGCAAGGGCAACCAGGTCACTGTGGAACAGCTCGCTGGAGACACCGACCGTGTACATCTTTCGGAACAGACGCTTGCCGTCACGCTCGCGCATATCCCCGTTCGTGGGACCTGAGAGCAGGTCCAGTCGCCGTGTGCTGTTGTCGTCAGGAGCGGCGGCACTCGCAACCATGTCGAGGGCGCCGAAGCGTGGCTCGAGCCGGTCGAACATGATCTGCGTCATGATCTCGCGGTCGTGCCGGGCGTAGCGCGCCCACTGCGTGATCTGGTACTGCAACGTGAAGGGGATCGGCAACTCCCCTCGGGCGCCGCCTGCAGGCATCCCCATGGGGGTGTAGGCGTTGTCGCTGGTTCCGTAGTCCTGATAGCCACGGTGCTCACGCTCGGTGTCCCGGATCGGGGTCAGAAAATCGATGGTGATGTAGGGGTAGGTCTGACGGCGCACCTCGTTCTGCGGCAGCCTGAAGAACACCGGCACGACACGGAGCTTGGAGTTGAGTACCTCGAGCTCCCCATCGTCATCGCCGTCGGGGTCGATGACACGAGCCTCGTTGGCGACGGGCACCCGGATGCCCTGGAGCTTGTGCTTCAAGGCAATGTCTTCACGGGTGATCCAGCCGGCGTTCAGCGCGTCGGCGCTGTCGAAGTCGACATCCAGATCAGCACCGACGGGCGTGGTCACCGGATCACCTTGGCGTCGAGTTCACGGGTCATCTCGTTGGACCACATGGTGATGATGTCCTTGGCGACCTTGGCTGCTGTGGTGCGGACCCAGGCGCTCGGCGGCGAATCCAGCCCACCCCACTCGCGTTCCTCCGCCTCCTCGGCTGCTGGGCTGGTTCCGTCGACACCGACGATGACGTCCCCGAAGGAGCCACGCTCACGCATCACCAGGTCGTTCATGTGCCCGTCGTGGACCTTGACGGCACTTACCATGGTGGCACTCCCTCCAGCCCGCCGAGCGGCGTCCTGCAGGGGCTGCACGAGACGTCCAGCGACCCGTACGGCACTGTCGCGGGCGATGAGGGAGGCGTGTGTTCCTGCCATCCCTGAAGCCCTGCGGGCGAAGTCGGGGGAGGAGATCAGTGGCTTGTTGGCCATGCTGGCGCTCACCTCCTTGCGCGACGTCGTTCAGCGGGTCTTGCTGCGTGCTCGACGGTACGGGCGAGGTGGCGATGCATTGCGTAGAGCACCAGGGCCTGAGATGCTTCTTTCGCTGAAGTAGTGGATGAGAGGCCCCTGGTCGCGGCTGTCACCGCGACGGACTCAGGGGCCTCTCGCCATGACGAAGGCCCCCTCCCGAAGGAGAGGGCCTCGCCGATCCGAGCCTGCTGCAGTGCGGAGTGTGCCTACCCGGATACGCCGATCCTAGTCCAGGGGCTCCTTCTCGACCCAGACCCAGCCGAAGCCGACGTTGTATTTGCCATTCAGGGTCGGCTCGATGCGCTCCTCTACGACCCACTTCGGTTTGCAGGTGCCGTCGCAAAACTTGACGCTGCCGATGGCGCCAGAAGTGGACTCATGCCCATCACACTCGCGGTCGTCGTTCAGGGTCTTCAGAACGAGGACGTTACCGTCGAAGCGCAGGCGCTGCTCGGACCCCTCGGTATTGACCCACGTCGCGATCTTCTCGACCTGCTCGCGGGCGACGTAGGGCGCCGCGATGAAGCCATTCCAGCGGTCCTTCGGGTCATAGACCGCCTCGACCTCGAGGTTGCCCTCCTCCTCGGGTCCGTCGATGACGATGGTGCCCGCGGTCAGGACGGTGATGTGCGGATTGGCATTGAGGCGGTCGATCTCGTTCATGATCTGCTCCTAGTCGTCGTGCTCCGGTGCCATGAGGATAGCACCATGCAACGTTGTTGTACAAGTACGTTGCACCTGCTACATTTCACTGCATCGGAGCACAGCGACTACTGGGAGCAGTACGACATGCGCAACATCGAGTCCAGCCAAATCGACGGCCCCTTCGACCTTCAACCGAAGAACGACGGCGAACTCACCTTCACGCTCGCCCTCAGACTCTCCAGCAACCACGGCTACGCGACGCTGGTCGACGGCCACTCGCACGCAGGGCGTCGCTTCAAGGTCAAGCACATCGACGTGCTGGTCACCGTCGTTGCTGGCAAGGTTGAGTACTACATCCGCTCCTCCGCGAGCGGCCCCCTCATCCGCAAGGATGGCAGCGAGGGCATGATCATCACCACGCATGGTGTCTTCCTCACCGCCGTACAGACCGAAGCTGTGAAGCGCGCCGCTCTCGCCGCCTACACCACGGCACTAGAGCAAGCGGCGGTGTACGCGCTCACCCAGGAGTAACCCGCTCAACCAGAAGCCCCGCTGTGCCTGCTCCAAACAGGCGCGGTAGGGCTTCTGGCGTTGGTGAGGTCAGCCGCTCCATCGAGCGAAGGCAGCGCTGTCAACCAGTTCGTCGGGACGAAGTTGGGTGGCTTCGACACGGAGCACAGTGTCGGCACTTGCCTGTTCGAAGTGTCCACTGGTCTGCACGGCGTCCACGTCGAATACCCGGTTACGGAAGACGAAGCGGTCGAGTTGGCGCAGTTCACGGTCCTGCACCAGATTCCTGTCCAGGCCAGCTCGTCGGACCTGCTCGTAACTCATGACCAGCGTCATGTGGTCGTAGCTGGCGTAGCCACCCTCAGCAGCTTCCTCTTCGCCCTGCGCTGGCACCGCTGACAGCACTGGGATCCGCAGCGGGCCGATGTAGGAGCGGCCACCGCCGACGAAGCCCTCGTCGTAGATGTCATCGACCTGGGTGGTTGCGACGTCGAGGAAGAACCACAGCACCTCGGTGCCGTAGACCTGCTGGTAGTCCTCCATGCCGGCGTCGATTCGTCGCCGCTCGTCCTTGACGCCGAAGAACCGACCTCGAGGTCGGTTGAAGAAGCGGGTTCCTCCGCTCACTTCACCACTCGCAGCTTGGGGCGCTTCGGCTTTGGCTTACCGTCGACCAGATGCGGGTCGTTCTTCAGAGCCGTGTCGATCTGCTCGTCCAGCGAAGGCTCAGTCGGCAATGAGTCCAACAGCCGGTCGGTCCTCTTCACCTTGAACTGCAGCATGGACAGAACGTCGCCGCTCACGGGGTGTTGCCGAAGAACGAGTGCGGGTCTACCTGATCGAAGCCGCTGCCGGTGACGCCGAGGTTGCGAGGAGCGAAGACGCGAAGGGGGGGAGTCCTCACGTCGTCGTACTCGCGGTCGACGTACACAGGCACCAGCTTGCCGGTCGTCCTCGAGACCCTCCGCAGAGTGAAGACCTCCACCCGGCCCAAGCCGACACCCAACTTGGCTGCGAGATCGTCGTACATCGCCTGCTTGGTGGCCATAAGCTGTGCGATGTTGCGGAACCGCTCGGTGCGCGGCAGCGATGTGCCCTCCGCAGTGGTGACGTCGATGTCGTAGGCGACGTCGGTCTGGATGACCTCGAGGGCTTCGGTGGCAGCGAGCAGCGCGACCAGGTGGTACTCGACTGGCGCGAGACCGTCGACCGTCTGGTTGGTGTAGAGGAAATGCTTGAAGCCGTCAGGGTCCCGGTAGACCTGGAGATCCTCCGAGCTGTGTGTGTGCTTCAGCGCCGCTGAACGCAGGAACAGGTCGAGCTCGTCGTCGGTGAAGAACTGGTAGTGCACGCCCGTCATGGTTAGCGTCGACTCGTGCGCCAGTGCATCGGGCAGCGTGATGACGCCGGCTTGTGCATCCAGGTCGTAGTCGGTGGGCGCCAGGGTCACTGGGTTGCCCTCCTCGTCAGTGAGGATCACCGACAGCCCAGTGGTGCTGATGACTTCCTGGGGCAGATCGAAGCGCCGGGTGAAGCCGTCGCCCGTGACCGATGTCTGGAAGCGCTCTTGGTAGTCGCCGAGCTCCATCCGCAGACGCTTTCGGATCGCGACGGTAGCGGGGCTGGCCGGGTCAGGGACCGGCTCTGGCTGCTCACGTGGCGGGATGACGCCGGCGAGGGGATCGGGAACGACGAGCGGAGCCGCACTGCTCTGACTGGGGATGTTGTCCAGGGTGCCGAGCACCGGAATGTAGGTACCGTCTGGTAGCAAACGCGGCACCGTGATGGTGACGCTGGTGCCACGGTCCACGATGAACTCGCACTCCCACTGCAGTCCGTCGGTGTCGACCAACGCCGCGGAGGAGACTCTTCCGAAGCCGGTACCGATGAGCTGCAGGGTGTCGGCCCTCACGATGGGACCGCCGTAGCCGGTGATGATCGGCGTCAGCAACGTAGCCTCCTATCGGTTCAGGCGGCGGTGTCGCCTTCGACCCGCAGCGTGACGCCATCATTGTTCAGCGCGGCGCTGTTGGTCGCGGTACGACGCACCCAGATGGCGACAACCGAGCCCGGAGGGATGTCGCCGATGGACAGCCCGGCAGCCTTGGTGGTGGGGGAGCTGAAGGCACCGACGGCTGACGGGGCGGTGTCCTCATTGACGTCAGTCGATGCCTGTGCGGAGCTCTGCCCCAGCGGGGTGACTCCCACGCTGTCCAGAGCGATGGCGATGTTCGCCCCGCCACCGACCTCTGCGGCCATCCAGACGACGGTGCGCTGCAGCGTCAGGGTCGCGTGGTTGTTGTGGATGAACAGGCACTTGTAGTCGACCGCCGAGGCTGCGTTCTCGTCGCCCGTGACGTCATCGAAGAGGTTGTCGAGCGTCGCGTCGATGACGGGTGTGGTGGAGATGTACTTGCCCAAGGAGCCAGCCGCCGTACCTGCCACTGTGTTGCCGGCGGCGCCGGTCGTGACGGAGTACTTGTAAAGAATATCCGTCGAGGCGATGGGCATGTCGGCTGGCTCCTTGGTGACGTCGTTGTGAAGGTGAGGCTACGGCCCGATCAGGCTGGCTGAAGGGAGAGCACGATGGCGACCCCCTTCTCCTCCAGGTGCGCAGCGACCCACCGCGGCACGCGGTACCGGAAGTCCTGCTTGAAGTTGAAGGTGTTGCCGTAGCCGATGGTGACGTCCTCGAGGTCGTAGAGCGACTTGATGAGCGTCGGAGCGTCAGAGTTGTCAGCTGTCAGTGCCTGCTTGCTCGCCGACACCCGCTCCTCAGGCAGCTCGAAGATCTCCATGTCACTGGCGCCCTGCGAGCTGTTAAGCCGGGTCCCCTGCGGGGCGGACTCCCCGGCCTTCTCCGCGACGTCGAGTTGACCGTCCTCGGTCTCCACGACGTTGAGCTTCTCGGCGTCGTCCTCGTCCAGGTCAGGGTGCTCGAGCACCGGCTTCCCGCTGGTGAGGTCGATGACGCCCTCGTCTTTGATGGACGCCTTGCGGTCGGCAGTGATGCCGAGCTCCTCGCGACGAGCCTCGACCTCTTCCTCGTGCTCGGCGATGAGCGCTGCCTTCTTGTTTCCTGTGAAGTCACCGCGCTTGCTGGCCGGCTGGCTGCCGCGCTGACGTGGGTTTGCCATGATCAGTCTCCTCAGATAGTTGTCCAGTGCGCTCGCTGGCGCGTTCCCACGAAGCAGTCTGCTACAGCAGTCACCTGAGGACTGGGAGACCTACGCCAGTGCGACAACCTTCACTACAGAGATGGTCACGGCGCCCATCGCTGCCTCGTCTCCTGGTGAGGTGACGAAGGGGACGATGACGTCGCCCACATCCAAGTGGTACATGGTGTCCACCAGTGCGCTAGCGCCGCTCGCCACGCCGGCGGCAGAAACGGTTGGTACGAAAGGAGCCCCAATCGGCGACACCACGTTCGGCGAGATGTTGCCAGTTGCGTCGAGAACGTAAATGCCGAGCGAGGGGGGACCTGTGAAAGTTATGCCGCTGTAGTACGCCACGGTGGACTGGATGAAGTAGACACCGTGCGCACCGACGGCGATCCCACCCATCGGGTAGACGCCATCGGGATGGTCAAGATCGAAGTTGATGGCGCTGTGCACGTCAACGATGCTGAGTTCGTCACCGATGGTGGGTATCAACTCCGTAAGCCCGGTGCCGATCCCACCACCTGTCATGGTGAGCGAGTACGCGAAGACCCTCTGAAGTGTCGAGACACCACCGCCACCACTAGGGGCTGGAGGTGCCTCGAGCGTCACGGTGCGCTTGTCGGTGCCGTGCCCTCCCTCGTTGAGGACGTAGGTTCCCGGCGCTGCGAAGAAGTTCACGAAGCGGTTGGCGCTAGATGTCAGCGGGTTGGGGAGAGGGATCGTGCCCTCAGCGTCTGCGAACAGTGAAGCAGCCACACCGTCCAGCAAGACAGTGATCGTGCTCCCGGCAGAACCGAAGTGGTCACCGTACTGGTGCAGTGTCGTCATGCCACGATTCTGCCGTCAGGACGTCCCAGGATCGGGGAGAGGTTCGGTACGCCGAGAGGCCGTCCCCGATGCTACGAAGACGGCCCCTCGGTCGTGCCTAGCCGAACGGCTAGTTCGTTTCTGCGACGACCACGGCGTTGTCCGTGATCAGGCCGAAGCCCCAGATGGCGTACCACGCGAGGGCGTGCTCACGACCGAAGTCGAGGATGCCGCCGTCGCGGAGCTCCACCGGGAGGCTGATCGCGTGCCCGAACGCGTTGTCACCCAGGAAGATCGCCTGGTAGACGTCGGGGCCAGTCGTGACCTTCTTGACCTGGGTGGTCTCGATGAACACGACGTCGTTGATGCGCCCGATCTCACCAAGCATGAAGTTGCCTGGCGCGGCGTACTTGGTGACCTCGAAGAACTCGGGGTCGTCACGCAGACGCCGGCTCTGGTGCGGGTGCACGAAGCAGACGTAGGTCTCGCCGAGACGAGGGACGTTCTTCGTGGCCAGCGTCTCCACGGCGTCCTTGATGACCGCCATGGACATGTAGAACGAGCCGGTCAGCGCCGCGCGGTTGGCACCAGGAGTGCCGTGCGCGTAGGGGTTGAACGCCGTGCTCGGCGCTGCCTGGGCCTGCGGGTTGTCGTACCCGAAGATGACCGAGCTGGCCGTGAGGATGGTGTCACGAGCCGACCCGTCCAGGTACAGCGCCATGTTGCGGCCCAGCAGACGTGAGGCCGAGGCCATCACGTCATCGAAGCTGGCGTTGAGCAGCAGCTCCGAGACCGCGACCGCGTAACCCTGCTCCGCGACCGTGATCTGGTACTGCGACGCGCTGAGCGCGTTGGTCTGCATGCGCACGCCCTCCACGAGCTGCGAGGCAGCACCGAGGTTGTTGTATCGCATGAAGTTGATCGTGAGCCCAGGCTGCACACCCAGCTCCGTCTTCTTCACAGCGAACTGCTCGAAGCGGAGGATGGGCATGGACTGGAAGAGGATCTCCTTCGACCAGATGGTCTGGATGGCCGGTCCGAGCTGCGAGTTCGCACCCGCGTAGGCCGTCGGCGACGCCGAGAGGTACGGCGTCCCGGTGATGGCATTCGCCATGGGGGATGTCTCCTTCGTGACTGTGGTGGGTGCTCGGATGGACTACCCGAACATGCCCCTGCCCTGCTGCTGCTGTGAAGCAGCTCCCAGCAGCCGTCCCCGAAGTTGTGAATACTGCGTCATGTCCATCGCCTGGAGTTCCTCCAGGCTCAACGTTTGGTATCCCGAGTCGTTGTCCAATGGCCCCACTGGCGGTGCCGTGACCCCGACACCCCTGGCCGGCGGCAGAGCCGTTCGACCAGCGGTGGCCGTAGCCACATCGCTGAGAATAGACGCGCTCCGCTCCGCAAGTGCGGAGATGCTCGCCTCGATCTCCTCCCGGTTGTTGCCGAGCACCAGGTCGCGCATCTGCGGGATGATCTGCGGGCCGAGTCCACGACCAGGCCCGTTGGGGTCCTCGTTGGTCAGCGCGGTGTTGCGGTACTGCATTAGCTCGTTGAACTCGCGCTCCTTGGCGATGATCGCCTGCGACTGCTCGAGCTGCGTCTGCAGACCCCCGACCTGCTGAGTCATCTGCGCCTGGAACTCGCTGAGCTTCTCGCCGAAAGACAACTCGGCCAGTCGCTTCTCCTCGGCGGCGTCGGCAGCAGCCTTGAGCGCTGCCTCCTCGGCCTGCTGGCGAGTGGTGAGGTCGGTGCTGAAGGCGCTCATCTGCTGCTCGAGAGCGGCCACTCGCTGCTTCTCGGCTTCGATGGTCTCGTAGAGCTTGTCCTTCTCCTGCTTGCGCGCAGCCTCGACGGCAGCGGCAACGCGCGGGTCCGCCAAGATGTCAGCAGGGATCTGCTGCACCGTGGGTGCTGGAGCGGGTGGGGCAGCAGGAATCACCACCGCCGGCTCCGTGGCGGGGATGGTCATGACCATCTCGCCGTATCGGTCACGGTTGAGGGCCAGCAGGCCCTTGACGTCACCGGCCTCGAGCAGTGCCAGCGTGGTGAGGGCGTGCTTGTTCATCGTTTCTCCAGAGTCGTTGTCCAGTGCCAGCCGAAGCTGGCGGTCCCATGAGGAGCATCCTGGCCCGACTTCGTTCACTCGTTGCGTAGAGTCCACTCCTCGCTCGGCTCCCAGTCGTCCCCCATGACCCGGCGCACGACAAGTTCTGCAGTCTGGTACTGCCCGTGGCGGATGAGGGCCTTTATCGTGTCGACCTGAGCCTGCAACGCAGCGAACTGCTGCAGGGTGCAGTCGGCTCTGGCGGCGCCAATGAGCATGACGAACTTGAGCGCCTTGCCGAACTCGTTGACGTCGACCATCAGCGTTCGACCCATGCATCCCCCTCAGGAACTGGGTCTTCTTCTCGCTGCTCTGGTATCAGCGCCTCGAGCGCGTGATGCCCAAGTTCTGCATCGTGGAGGGCGCACGCCTCGGCGTACTCCTTCCAAGAGAGCTCGATGAGGTCCACGTCATGTCGCGTTATCGGTGTCCGCTGCTGGCGGGCGCCGGGTGGCGAGTTGAGTGCCGTAGGCACGAGTGTTGAGCCTGGTCATGAGCTCCTGAGTCTCGGACGACATCGGTACACCCATCCCACCCATCGGGGGCATACCCGCTGCGCCAGTACCGGCATCGGTCGCCCCGGCCTGCTGCACATCGCCACCCGCACTGGCACCAGACGCTCCTGCCACAGGGGGCGGGAACGGCTGGGGCTGACCGGGAATGAACTGACCCGTCTCCTGCTGCACGATCTGCGAGATCTGCGCACGGATCATGTCGAGCGACCCCTGGTCGATGGCGTCCTGCACGAGTTCGAGGAAGGTCTCGCGCAACTTCTCGTTGGGGAAGACCTCACCAAGCTCCTCGAGGGCGTCCTTCTTCGACACCAGGCCCATCTGCATCTTGAGCATGAGCTCGTTGAGGACAACGATCTTGTCGACCGGCAGCGGCGGCGGGAAGTGCACGACGGTCACGAAGGTGATCGGGTCATCAACGTCGAGAACTGGCTGCTGGTAGGACTCGAGCTCCTCGTCCTCGGTCGGCGACCAGGAAAACGCCTGTGGCTCGTTGACAGCCAGTGTCAGCAGGGCCAACTCGTTGATGCGCTTGTAGAGCTTCCCGTAGGTCATCTTCTTGTGGTCATAGCGCTGCATCATCGGCTGATACTGGATGGCGAGTGCGACGCCGCTGGTGTTGCTGATCGGCTGTACGTCACCGAGTGCGCCCTCAGGTACGCCGGTCAACTCGTGCATGGCCTTCTTGACCATCTCGAGGTACTTCAGCCCGGCCTCGACACCACCGCCGGCGAGTTCGAGGTTGAAGACGTTGGCGTCCTTGGGAAGCCCGCCCCAGATCTTCTTTGCGCCCTTCTCGAGCTGCGAGGACTTCGCGCCGGTCATGACTGTCACTGGAGCCGCGTGGTAGTTCACGATGTCAGAGACATCGGTCGCCTTCTCGTTGTACTCACGGTTGAGAATCGTGATGTCAGCAATGTCGCTCAGGCCCCACGGGCTGCCGCTGACCATGATGTTCGGCGACACCGCAATGGGCACCGTGCCGAGCGGGTTCGGGCGCGCATCTACGAGTTGGTCGTTGATGTACTCCTCGATGTAGGTCTCGCTGATCAGCTCGGTGTAGGTGAAGACCTGGCGAGTGCCCTCAGGAGATGTCCCCCAGAAGCGGTACTTCTGCTTGAACCGGAGCAGCCGCTCCTTGTCATGCGGGTGCCACTCAGGGAAGCACTGCGCCGCGTTGAGCGGCATGATGCGCACTCGCCCTGGGTGGAACCGCTGCAGCACACCGGGAATGGGCTGACCGTCCTGGTCGACGCCCGACATCCAGCCTTCCTCGTAGGCGACCTTGCAGAAGACATCGCCTGAAACGCTGCCCTGGTTGCCTAGCTCCCAGATCACCGTCGGCTTGTGGTTGTCGGTCTCCCAGACTCGCTCCATTAGCGCCGGCACGATGTGCTCGGTCTCCTTGGGACTGCGGAAGTTGACGCCGCGTCCGAAGCAGAAGTTGGTGATGAAGTCAGAGAACGCCTTGACGTAGTTGAAGGTGAGCTGCGGCTCACCCGGCTCACGGCGGTAAGACCAGTGGTGTCCTAGGTAAAAAGCCCAGCTAATTGTGGGCGTAACGGTTCAGGCGAGGTCCATGGACCTCGAACTCCTCATCCGCTAGCTCAACCAGTCCCAGGGGACTGATCGCGATGGTGAGGTCTGAACCAGCCGCCCGATACGAGGGGGAACTGAAATCAACTGTCATCTCTGCTTCACCTCCGACCCGACGATCTGGGCGCTCAGATACTGCGCCGCCCTGACTAGCGTGTCAGGGTCGTCGCCGAAGTAGCCGAGACCCTGGTTGCACCTGTTGCAGAGTAGGCCGCGCACGGCTCCAGTCGTGTGACAGTGGTCGACGCAGATCTTGCTCACCTCAGCCAGCGGGGTCAGACAGATGCCGCAGCGCCCGAGTTGCTCGTACGGCAGTGAGACGTGCGTGCTCCCGGTCTTTGCCGATGAACGCGTGCAGCGGGTGCCTGGTCGGGTTCAAGACCTTCGTCTTCGTGGTCACGATGTGATGGTCCCCTGAGTCGTGGTCCGAGTGGTGGAGAGGCTAGTGGTAGCCGTGCGGCCACCCATATCGGTTGTAGTCGATAACTGGCACGTGGCTGGCCCCCAGGTCCATCAGCGACGCGGCGCGATGGTGCCCGTCCTTCACCTTCCCGGTCTGCATGTCCATGAGCACAGGATTCTGCACACCGTGCTCTGCAATGCTGTCGCGCAAGTCGTCATACCCACCTCGAGCACGTACTTCGTTCCAGTCCTTGCCGGCGTCGACGGGCTCACCAGGAACCGCATGCTTGGTGAAGGTCTTCATGCTCAGGTGATGGACGTCCAGACCCTGCCACTGCCTGCCGAGAGCCCGCGGGGCGCTCATGCGAGCACGCCGTCGTGCAGGAAGCCGTGCCACGCCTGCCTCAGCACGACCTCCTCGTCATCCACCATGATCTTGCTCTCGTAGGTCTGAATCGACCCTGCGCCGGCTATGCAGGTGTCTCCGTTCTTGTCGACGGTCAGCCGGTCGAGTGGCCCGTGACGCACCCAGCAGCGGTGCGTCCGGTCGTCGGGACTTCCGCAGTTGCTGGCCCGGCGATCGGGGCACCAGGAGTCGCCGGTCGGCAGAATCACCGTGACATGCGTACCTGAGCAGTTGTCCCAGTCACAGCGGTAGGTGTGCTCCCACTCGTACACCGCTCCCGGCTCGGAGCGGTTGTCCGCGTCGGCGGTGGTGGCGAAGGTCTGCAGTGGTGCACTCATCGGATCTTCTCGACCGGGAGGTGTGACAGCCCTGCTTGGGCTGCAGCGTGGACACGGTGGTTACCGTTCACCAGTCGGTCGCCGCCGACCAGACGGATGTGGTCGTCGTTGTCGTCGGCCCACTGCGCGTCGTACCCGCTGTCACGCATCTGCCGGGCGTAGGTCGCGACCTTCTCGTGGTCGACCACGCCACTGTCCAGCAAGTGCGCGAGCGTCAGCAGGTGCCTTACCGGCATCATGGTGATGTCCCGCTTCACCCCGCAGCTCCGTAACCAGGGAGTTGCCACTGCCGCCCGAGCGCCCGGTGCAGACCTGACCTGGTGAGAAGTTGTGACGTCGGACCAAGGGTCGCCACCTTCTGCACTGGCTGGCCACCGACAGAGCCGAAGTTGTTGGTGCTGTTCTGGCCGCGGGTCTCGGTCGTCATCGCCTGTCGAGCCAGCGGGGAGTACATCTCGCGGTGCGCGCGGTACGCCGCTTCTTCGCCGTCGGCGCTGAAGTTGCGACCCGTACCGGCGTGGCCGAAGACGTCGTGCACCGCGCGGAAGGCGTCGTTCTCGTCGTTGGTGAAGAACGGGTGCCCACCCGTGGCCGAGGTGGCCATGCTCTTGATGACACCGTGCTCGTGCACGTCGCGCATCATCGCGAGACTGTTCGGCGCACCAGAAGCCGTGACGTAGGGATCATTCGGCGTGACCTGGTGGGTGAGCCCGAGGCCCTTGGGCGACGTCATGAACTCGTGCTGGCGCATGGTCTCGTCGCGCATCGCACGGAAGCTCGGCATCGCCTCCGGCATGTGCTCCGGGGCAGCCTCGTACAGCCCTGCGACGTGCCGAGCGATTACCGGGTCGACCGCGACGTGACTGAAGTCGCGTTGCATCGGACCACTGAAGCCGTTCTGGCCCCGGTATCGCTCGGCAGCTTCCTGAACCTGGGGAACAGGACGACCGGCACCGACCATGAAGTGCCCAGTGCGACTCATGTTCCCCCCTCAGGGGTCAGCGAGGCGAGTAGGCGACCGAGACGTCCAGATCCGAACCGGCGACCGTGCTGCCGATCTGGGTGACGTTGAGGTCGAAGGTCTGCGCGCTGGCGAAGGTGACGTCGGGGTTGATGTCGAACACCGCCTCGGTGGCGCCGATGGCGAAGGTCAGCGTGCCGACCACCACGGTGTCGAGCCGCACCTGGACGATGAGAGATGCCCCGGTGGGAGCAGTGCCGACCACGCCGTTGATGGACGTTGCGTCACCGCTGAAGGCGGTCTCGTAGCGGTCCTTGACGCCCGTGGTGAGCGCACCTGCGGCTTCCAGGGTGAAGGTCTCGCGGACGTCAGGCATTCGGGCTCCTTGATCGGTTGTGGCATGGGGAGTTGCTTGGTACTACGCAGGGCGCGCAGCAGATCAGTCCATCACGACTGCAGCGTTGAGGATCTCGTGGCGGGTGCCGCTGCGGATCTCATCGACGTACTCGATGACGTCGCCCTCGCCGGCGCCGGCTGCGAAGGCACCGAGGTAGGGCGGCGAGTCGACCCAGGCAGCGCTACCAGGATGCGCGCGCTCCTTGAGCACCTGGTCTGCGTGCTTGTAGAGCGTCTCGGGGTTCGGGCCACCGCCCGGACCAGGCGTGCCGCCCTCCATCATCCCCTGCTGGAAGTCGTTGGGGATGTCGGTGTCGGTGGCCAGGCCCTCCTCGAAGCGAAGCGGCCCCCCGTTGCCAGGCACTGACGGGGCGATCTTGCGCTCGTACATGACAGGAGCGCGCTCGGGGAACTGTGGTGCAGGAGCGATGGTCACTGGTCCTCCAGGTCGTATGTCGAGCTTCCCCGCGATGGTAGACCGAGCTCAGCGGCTGCCTGCGTAGAGGAAGTTGTTCCCGCTCTGTGCCTCGGGCATCGAGATCTCCCGCGTCATGTAGCAGGCAAGCGCGAGGGAGTCGGCGTAGTCGTCGTGCGCGTCGGCCTGGTCTGGTGCCGCCGCGAGCAGGTACTTGCCGCGGTACTCCTTCTCGAGGTCGGTCATCTGCTGCACGAAGCGCTGGTAGGTCTTCTTCCTGCGCACCCGCGCGCCCGCCGGCCAGCCGACAAGACCGAGGTTCATGACCTCCATCAGGTGCTTCCACCTGGCCGACTGCGACGCCGGGTCGCTCATCAGCATCTCGACCTGGGACCGCGGCATGAGCCGCTGCAGCCGATCGGCCACGACGTCGCCTACTCCCTGACCGTCGACCGCGACAGCCATCACGTCGTAGTGGCTGGCGAAGTCAACGATGCGCCCGTACTGCTCCTCCCAGCGGTCGCCGTGCAACTCGAGCCAGTTCAGGACGCGGTGGTCGTAGTAGCCGAACTCGTTAGGGTTGGCCCAGTCGACCCACAGCGCTGTGACAACGGTGGAGTCCTGCTTCCTGGCCGGGTCGACACCGAGGATGATGGGGCTGTTGTACCAGCGCTCGACCACCTGCTGCATCGAGGTGTCGCCGAGTTCCTCGAGCCGCTCGGCGGTCGTGAACATGCCTCGCTCGAGCAGCCACTTCAGGGCATAGGACAGTGCGAACTCGTCGCTGTCCTCGCCGAGGCGTGACATCTCCTTGCGCACGAACTTCAGGTAGCGCGGGTTGTACTTGGCGCAGCTACGCCAGTCATGCTGGAAGTGGTTCTGCCGCGCGTTCTTCTTCGTCTGTCGGCGCTTGTTGAGCTGGATGGCCCGGTAGAACACTCCCTTGGTGGTGTCGGGGGTGCCCGTCATCACCGAGGTGGCGTTGTAGAAGGCGCCCATCGGCATGATGGACTTGTCGACCACCTTGTCATTGGCGCGCTGTGCCTCATCGATCACGATCAGGTGGTAGGACTTCGACTCGATCTGTGCCTTGGGGTTGGCGGTCTGCATACGGCAGATCGAGCCACTGACCCGCAGTCGCAGCAGTTTGCCGCCACCTTCCACCTTGTCATCGATCTCAGGATCAGCGAGCAGCTCGGCGGCGGTCTCGGACGTCAGCACCATCTGCACACGCTGGAACAGCGTCTCGGCCTGGCTCTCGACCGGCGCGAACATCCCGACCCAGAAGCCGTTCTTGTACTGGCCGAACCAGACCGGCCACATCAGCGCGAGCTTGGGCATCAGAATCATGCAGGCCGCGATGACGTAGGCGATGGCTTGCGTCTTTCCCGACTGCCGACTGAACAGTGCGGTGATCTGGTCACCGTCGTTGAGCACGATGGACTCGACCACGCGGTACCCGAAGTCGGACTGGTACGGGAACAGCGGCTCGCCGGCGAGTTCGTCGGCAAACACCAGGATCTTGGTGACGATGTTGTGCACGAAGTCGCTGTCGTCAGGCGACAGCGCACGCTGCGCCTCGGCCTCCTCGATCTCCGAAACCGTCTCGTCGCGGTCGAAATCCAGGTCGAGGCCAAGCTCCTCAACGATGGCTGTCACCGGATGAGGGTACGCAGAAGCCCTGCCTCCTCAATGGGAGACAGGGCGTCTGACGTTTTCGTTACGCGGGCTGCAAGGTGGAGATGTCGACGTGCTCGGCGACCTCGGCGACAGAGGTCGTGTCGGTGACGAAGTACCAGCCTCGTCCGCCGCGTGCCTCCACCCGCAACCGTGCCTGCCCGTCAACCACGACAGGCGTCACGCGCTTGGTGCCGTCCTCACTGATCATCGTCACCGCCATCCGCCGCCGCCCTGGCGGTGGTAGGGCGAGGACTCGTTTACCTCGTTGACGTTGCTCTTCGGGTAGTCGCTACGGTTGCTAGCCGTCGGTGTGATTTTGTCGACGGCGGCGTTGTTGCCCACGACGTAGCCCTGGTTGCGACCCTCCTCCCGACCGATCGACAGTCCGATGAAGTAGCCGATCACGCCGACGGCGATGACGGCGAACACGATCAAGGTGCTCAACGTATTGGCGTCCATCTTCAGACCTCCGCAACGTCGGCGTGCTGCAGGGCGACGTGCACGGCATCGACATCCTCGACGTCGATGATCGGCCTGCGGCCTGCCCTGCCTGTGATGACGGTGACGAAATCCCCGTCGAGTTGCACGGCGCCGAGCCAGCGGTTGTCCTCTGTGTCTATGACAACCAGCACACCTTCCTGCTCGGCTACTACGAGTTGCTGGCGAGCGTTTCCCATGGTGTTCACCCGTTCAAAAAGTCTTGGAGGAGGATGGTGGGCTTCTGCTGGTGCGTGAGCACGATCCGCACGCTGATGAACTCGGTCTTGGCCGACTCAGCACCGACGTACTTCGCAAGATCGCGACGTGCCATGTCGCGTGCCTTGTTGGAGTCATAGGCGCGAATGACCCAGCCACGCGGCTCATCGTGGCCAACATTCTCGTTCTTCCGTTTCAGGACGAAGATCTGCATCAGATCACCGCTGCGTCGATGACCTCAGCACGGATGCCACGGTCATAGGTATCGACGCCCGTGTCGTCCTGGTCGCTGAAACCTGCGGACCCACCGCTGCTCGACCAGACCTCGAGGCCGTTGTCGATGGCTGCGCGAACGATGTCGCTAGCCTCCTGCTCGTTGGCCCCGCCCGTGACCTTCACGGTCAACGTGACGAGACGCTCGGTCGGTTCGGTCGCAGCGTTGGTGCGATGAGGAAAGACCTCGATGTTGTGGCCCTTGCGGTAGACGCACCCAACAACGGGACACGGCTCGGTGCTGGTCTGGTCCTCGTCGGCGACCTGCTTGTACGACGGGACGATGGCCTCCAGCAGGTAGCGCCAGTTGATGCGCCCGCCTATGTCAGGCAAGATCAGCCGCAGGGTGTCGACACCGTGTACGAAGTAGTTGACCTCCCCCAGTCGAGCGGCCTTCTTGACACGCCACTGCTCGGGGACCTCTGCGTCGTCGTCGGGGTCACCGTAGTCTTCGCGGGTCTCGAGTTGCGCATCCTCACCCCCGTAGGAGACGACCTGCCACTGCCCAACCTCGGGGTGTCCGAGGTCGTTGTTGACGTAGATGGCGAGACCATCACCTCGTGCGTGTGCTCGCTGGCCAAGTTGCTCGACGGCGTTAAGCCAGTCGAGGTCGCCTGCCGCCGCATCGGCGGCTTTGGTGCGGAACGTGTTGATGTCCCAGACCTGGACGGTCATGGTGTGCTCCTTGTCAGTGCTCCGAGTGGGTGGTGCGTTGACTACGGTATCACCTACGCAACCAGTATGTACAGCAGCGTTGCGTAGGTGCTATTCTAATTGCACTCGGAACACCTACGCATCTGGAGCACATCATGGGATCACTCGCTGCCGCTGATTTCGCCAATCAGGTGAACGAGGGCAACATCCAGCTAAGGACCGCCATCTCGTGGCACCTGACCAGCAACCACTACCCGCCGCACCCGGCCTTCATGGTCGATCCCGTCGTCGCCGCAGTACTTCTCGCGCGCGACGAGGAGTGGGACACCGAGATTGACCTGCCGAAGGGCTGCGAGACGCACAACGCCCTCGTGCCGTACGGCCAGGAGCACTGCACCTTCGGCGAGTCCGACGAGGACAAGGCCGACTTCGGTGCCTGCGTGCTGGTGGCCGCTGTCGAGTGGCAGGACCGCACCGACGGCAAGGCCAGCGTGAGCGACATCATCGAGTCCTTCCACCTCGACTCGTTCGTCTGACGTCATGCGCATCACCTACGTCAAGAAGAAGTTCACGCCCGCCCACCAGCAGGTGATCGACCGAGCCAACGAGATCTGCGAGGAGTACGCCGGCAGCGGGCTATCGCTGACGCTGCGTCAGCTCTACTACCAGTTCGTCGCCCGTGGTCTGCTGCCCAACCGTCAGGAGGAGTACAAGCGACTCGGTGGCATCGTCAACGACGCGCGACTCGCGGGTGAGATCGACTGGGAGTACTTGGTCGACCGCACACGCAACCTCGTGGCGCCGACAACATGGAGCAGCCCTGCTGCTCTCGTCAAGGCGGCTGCCGAGCAGTACCAGACTGATCTCTGGGCTGGGCAGCACCACCGGATAGAGGTCTGGATCGAGAAGGACGCCGGCATCGGTGTCATCGAGCGCGTCTGCAACGACAACCTTGTTCCCTACTTCTCCTGCCGCGGTTACACGTCGGCGAGTGAGTTGTGGAACGGAGCACAACGCATCGGCAACCACCTCTACCGGGGTGATCGGGTCACAGTGCTGCACGTCGGTGACCACGACCCCAGCGGCCTGGACATGACGCGCGACATCAAGGAACGGCTCGCGCTGTTCCTGGCCAATGACTGGAACCGCAGTGGTGCGATGTTTGAGTACCTACCACCTGTAGGAGTGAGCAACACCAACGAACGCATCCGCTCGAGCATGAGGGAGTGCATCCGGGCACACGGTGGTGAGATCAGCGAGCAGACACTGCCTTGGCGTGTGAAGCGTATCGCCCTGAACTACGACCAAGTGCAGCAGTACAACCCACCGCCGAACCCGGCCAAGACCACCGACGCGCGCTTCGTCCGCTACCGCGAGGAGACGGGCCTGAACGAGTCATGGGAACTCGATGCTCTCGACCCGACCGTCCTGCAGGCTCTCATCGACTCGGAGATCAATGCTGTCCGTAACGAGAGTGCCTGGGATGACGGCCTCGCCGCACTCGACCGCGACCAGCGCGTCCTGATGAACATCGCTGACAACTGGGATGCCGTACGTAATCAGTTCGGAGGATCGACATGAGCAAGACCCTCGACCGCATCAGCAAGGTTCTCAACCAGGCTGAGAACGCAGGCACGCCAGAAGAGGCTGCGGTCTTCATGGAGAAGGCGCAGGAGTTGGCCTCGCTTGCGGCCATCGATCTGGCTGTGGCCCGTTCTCACACCGTCAACAAGGAGAAGCGGGAGGAGATCGAAAAGAACGTGGCTGTGTACGTGAACTCCTACTCGCGCCGGGCCAACCGCGAGCACTTCATGGACCTGTTCCTCGCAATCGCAGGAACCAACGATCTGCAATGCACGATTGGCGGCAGCAGGTACTACGCCTTCGCTACCGGCTTCCCCAGTGACATCGAGATCGCCAAGGCCCTGTTCGGTCAACTCTCCGTGCAGATGGTCAGCGACGCCGATGCCGCCCTGAAGCGCGGTGCCCACAAGACCGTCCGCCTGGTACCGAAGTACGAGCGCATCAAGCTCGACCCGGATGACCACTACTGGGATACGGACTGGAAGGGTCGCGACATCTACCGGACGACTGAGAAAGTTCGCGTTCGTGACGAGAACGGAAACCCAGTGTGGGAGGACCAGGTGGTCAGCAAGGTTGATGGCCGCATCTACCGCGCCAACTTCTACGCTGGCTTCGTGGCCCGCACCAATAGCCGTCTGTGGGAGGCCAAGCAGCGCGCAGAGAAGGCAGCGGGTGCTGACGTCGAGAACAGCAGCACCGCTCTCGTACTTCGCGACAAGAAGCAGGAGGTGAAGAAGGCGTTCGAAGAGATTGAGGAGGAGTACAAGGTGCTCAACCACCGCGGCTTCAGCAGTTATGGGGGCGCTGAGGTAAGCACGCACTCGGTCGATGGATGGCAGCACGGCTCGGACGCCGCCGCCAAAGCAAAACTCGACGCTGACCCAGACAACAGCGTCGGGGCCACCGTCCGCCAGGAGTTGGCGTGACACTGCTTGGTCGACTGCTCTGCGCCGTCGGCCTGCACAACTGCAAGGGCACATCCGTGCCGCACACCTACGCCTGCCGTCGGCCTGGCTGCAGCTTCATCACCGGAGGGCACGTATGACCCCGAGACCAGCACCACGCCCGAAGCAGGAAGAAGTGCCGATCCTGCGGAAGGTGCTGGCCAGGGTCGTGAAGGCCGATGACCTGGAGGTGCACACCTGCAAGGCAATGCTCGATGGCGTCACTGTCCTCGACATCCGGGACTACATCCCCTCCACCGGACTCTACGGTCGCGGCACGACGCTGCCGTGGAACACCGAGACCATCAAGGTGCTGAAGGCCGCGATGATTGAGGCGGCGCGCGATGCGTGAGCTCCGCTGTCAAGGCTGCGGTCGGCTGCTCGGCATGACGCCGCGCACCCAGGCCGTCCCGGCGCAGTGCCTGGACCCATTCTGCGCCCACACACCGGCCATCTCTGGCAACGAGGAGCGTGACGCGTTGATGGCATACCTGGTGAACGTCGAGGAGCGCACGGTGGCCAGCGTGGCGGACCTGTTCGACATCACGCGCCAGGGCGCCTCGAGAGCACTGGTGGGACGATGAGTGACCGTGAGGTGGAAAACCCAATGCCCCTCGATGACCGCTGCCAGGAGTGCCTGTGCCCGCTTTGCCGGTACGGATCGACCTGTCACGTCTGCCACGGCCAGGGCATCGGCCAGCAGGTTCGGAAGATCTTGACCGACGAGCAAGCAGGCGGTAGGAGCAGCGATGAGTGACGTTCACGCCGTCAGGCACCTCCACAGGGAGCGTGACGACATTGCCCTGCTGGAACGGCGGCTCAAGGCCGCTCGCGCTCGCAGGAAGGTACTCATCGCCAAGTTGCGGTACGCCGGGTGGACGCTCCGACAGATCGAGCCGCACGCTGGGATCAGCAACGTGGCGATCAGCCAGCAGGAGCAGACCGATGTCTGAGCCGACGCCGGGGCGGGTGCGTTGGCCTCGCCCCAAACGTTGCCAAGCCGACAACGGCGGCAAGCATCGTTGGGAGTACGCCAAGGATCGAACGCGGCGAGAGTGCCGGAAGTGCGGCGCAGGTCAGGTGCCCAAGCAATCGAACGACAGCAGCAGCCAGGAGGCCGACCGTGGCTGACTTGCGGTGCCGCTGTGTCTGGCGCGAGGAACGCTGCCAGAACTCCGCCACGCAGGAGGACGGACTGTGCAACTGGTGCGGCAACGGGCGGACCCCCGAGCAGATGCTGGATGACCCGAAGGCGCTCATTGGCCCCGACGGGGAGTTCTTCGGTATCGGTGGGGCCGGGCAACTCCACGACTCCCGCCCTGGCTCACCGGGAGCCTGCTGGTACCCCGACAGCAACCGGACGATCACGCAATCGAACGGCAGCAACGGGGCGGGGTCGTGAGCATCATCGCCAACGGGGGCGGGATGCCCCCAAGCCAAGCAAGGATCGACGCCTACTACGAGGCGCGGCGTGCTGAGTACGAACTGAAGCAAGAGCACATCGCCGCCATGAAGGAGCGCGGTTACCATTTCCGGTTCGGCCAGGACTCCCCGCACATCATTTGGTGCCTGACCTGCGGACTCATGGTTGGCGACTGCGACCTCCACGACGCATCGCCCTGCAAGCAATCGAGCGGCAGTAGTGACGCTCATGTCTGAGCCGCTGCTTGCGCGTCGCGGGCCTCGTGAACGTGTGTCTTGCCCTCGCTGCGGCAAGAGCTACCTGCGCCCGCTGGGGATCGCCCGACCGCACAGGGACTGCCCTGGCAGCGGGTTGGATGAGTTACGGGAGGCACTGGCGATTCGCCGCGCTGACCTCACCCTGCTCCTATGGTGGACGAAGCAGAAGCAAGCGAACGAGGCATTCGGCGAGGAGTTAGAGCAGTCCGAGGACGCGACGGCGCTCTAACTCCTCGAGTACAACGACCACCGACGCGGCGCCGACGCGGGCCTCCTGGAGACCATCTAGGAGGCCCTCGCGCTGCCAGTCACCGAATGCCTTGCCGATACCGGCGATGCTGTTCTCGGTCCAGAGCACAAGCTCCTCGCTCGACAGCGAACCAGCGCGGCGTATCAACCGCTGCTCAGCCGTCTCACCGGCCAGCGCGCGGATGACGTCGAGAGCCTTCCCCATCAACGCGTGTACCAGAAGAGCGGGTGTACGACGTCATCGTCTTGAGGTGTGTCAGACGGTACGACGTCGCAGCGCAGATGCTGACGCCCGATGGACGCGCCGCGTTCCTGCACGCGCACTGAGGTCACGAGGTACGTCCGCTTGGTGCGGGTGCGGATGAAGTCCCCTACCTGCACCTTCTGCAGCCCGTCGTAGTAGATGCCGACGTTCGCCCCGACTGCGGCGGTCGGCATCTACCAGCCCTCCTGGTGGTATCGACGCATCGGGCTGCCCTCGGGGTAGAGCGCGGCACGACCCTCCTGCGTCTGCGGGAAGTTGTCTGCCACTGCTTCGTTCTTCACGCGCGCGTCCTCCAGGTCGAGAATGGTGCCGTCCCACTCGGTGACCTGGTGCTCGGCCATCTTCTCAGTCACGCTGGTCCAGGAGCCCTGTGTGCTGCCGTCAGCTCGATCGAAGTTGTCGATGATGGGGAACGTCACCGACGGCCCGAAACGGTCGTAGAGGCGCCGCAGCAGCGGGAACCGGCGCATGAAGAGCTCGATCCACGAGTAACTGCGCGCGCCAGCCCAGAGCTTGATCTCGGTCGCAGTGATGCCGTCGATGTGCGTGCCCTCCACTGCCTCGAGCAGCTTGGCGTTCTCCTCCTCCTCGAGCACCGGCTCGAGTTGCGGTACCCAGTAGCCGACGACGAGCGCGCGCCGGGTGAAGGGCAGTCGAAGGACGTGACCGTGGCCGATGCGGTAGGGGTCTTCCACCTCGCGTGGCCGAGCGGTCTCATGCAGCGGCGGTGTTGCTGGTGCGACCCGGCGCTTCGGGTAGCGCTGCCAGTGCCAAAACAGGCTCTCGAGAGAGAGGATCAGCGGTCCCTTGGTGAACAAGACGGGCTTCGAGTCGTGGGTCGCAGGCATGGTTCTCCAGATGAATACGCCGAAGGCCCCTGGGGGATCTTCCAGGGGCCTTCAGCATGTCAGAACGGATCAGTTGGTGGTTGATGAACTGCCCACGCGGCGGGTGGGTCGGCACCCTAGGCCACCAGAGCCTCCAACGTGGGCTGCGGGCATCGTCACAGTGGTCTCGGTGGCCTCCCACCCTGTTCCACCGGAGGTGATGCTCCGCAAGGCAGAACGCCGCGGCCACCAAGAGCATCAGTGCGACGAGCAGCAGCCCTGCCATGGAGCGAACCTACAGCCTGGTGCCGCTTCTGGTCCCATAGCCGCCGAAGACGAACTCGCCGACGATGACGCAGATGATGCCGACGACGAGCAGTGTGCCGGCGGCTGCACCGCCGATAGCGATGACGGCGAGAAACTTCAGCACTGCCACGATGATGAGAATGGCCCCGAGGGCTACGAGCAGACGACCGATCACGATGACTCCCTTGTCGATGTCCTCTTGACCTACCCGCGCGCTGACTTCACCAACATCTCGCACCAGTTCTAGAAGATCAAAAGCTGACCTTCTCAAACTGGTAACTCCCGATGACGAGCCGGTCGAGCGTCTGGCCGAACGACTGGTTGTTCTTCAGCGCCCGCCAGGTCTGATGCGGGACCTGGAAGTACTCGTAGGAGCCGCCGTTGCGGAACACGACCCGCAGGGTGCCGGTATCGGGGTTGTAGGTCGCCTCACGTGCTCGAGGTCGGTCTGGGTCGAGGCTCGGCGGCGGTGAGAGGTACTCGGTGCGGTCAATCTTTTCTCCACGCACCACCTCGGCGCCCTCACCTGAGGTGCTCGCCAACAGTTCAGCGGCAGTGGGCATCGACGGGCTGTCGACCAGCGGTGTACCGGGCTCACGTCGACCCGTACCGAGTGGCTGTGGAGCAGTGTCATGCAGCAACGCGGCGGCTGACGGCACCTTCGGTGTGCGCCGGATGCGCAGACCCTCGTTGGTGGGGACTCGAGCAGGGTTGTTGCTCGAGCGCTTGCGCTTGGTGATCCCGGCAGCACGTGCGATCTCACCGAACGCTTGTCCAAGTTCCTTGTTCTGCCCCAGGACGTCGGGGGCCTTGATGCGCTTGACACGACCTGGTGGTTTGCCCTTTGTCGTCACGTCACTGCCTCCTCAGACACCAATCGACCCCCTCCACTGTGGCAGAGGGGGCCGACGGTTGGGTGTCTAGCGGGACTTCTTCTCGCTGGCCTTGCCCTGCGCTGCGGCGGCGTCCGACTGGTCGCCCTGCGTGCCAGCTTCGGTAGCAGAAGCCGCTGGGGTGCTCGAGCCGGTCGCAGCCTCGGTCGGGGTGGTCGTGGTCTCGGTCTCGTCGCCGGTCCCGCCCTTGATGCCGTTGACGTACACCGTGCTGTCGTCCTTGGCGGACGGGTCGCCCACCCCCGCGCCGGTGTTGTCGGCGAAGACCTGCAGCGCGTCGCCGGCGCTGCGGATGGTGTTGTCGTAGGCCAGCGTCGGGTGGCCGAGCTCCTCGCGGAGCTGGCCGTTGATCGCGTCGAGCGCCGACTTGCCCTGAACGTGCTTGAGGGCGTCGTCAGCGCTGCCGAGGATCAGGTGCTCGGGCACCGTCACCGGAGGAAGCCCGTAGGCCCGCGCCACGTCGGGGTCGGGGAGCTGGTCGACGGAGAAGACCTGGCCGGGCAGGTCGTCCACCGCCGTCGGGATGCCGTCCTCGGACTGCACCGTCGACCCAAGCTGGGGGTCGGCGAAGTCCGTGGTCGGGCCGAAGCCGGTCTGGAGACCCCGGCTCTTGGCGAGGTACTCCTCCTTGGAGAGGGTCGTCATGTTGTTCCTCCTGGTCGGGGTCATGCCTGTCGGGTCGAGAGTAGGACGGTCTCAGGCTTCTGGTGCGGAGAGCGTCTTCTGCGCGTCGAGCCACAGCTCCGGTGCTGTGACCGCCGTGTGCAGGAACGCTGTGCGCTCGCCGCCGCCCTGCAGATGCATGCGCACCCGCTGCAGGGCTACCTCGAACTCAGCGAACGGACGGTCGGAGACGTACACGATCTCATCGCCGTCAGCGAGAATGACGAAGATCCGCAGTTCGGCGTCGAGTACGACGTCCTGGTTGGGGGCCGACTCGTGGAACGCCTCAAGCAGGTCGGGTGCGGTCACCTTCGCGGCTGTTCTCGGGTCCATGTGCTGTCCCTCTCGCATTCGGTTCTGGTGTTCGGCTGACTTCACCGGGTCAATGGGCATGTCCTTGCGGACGTCCTCCCACTTCTCGGCCATCAGGCTGCCTCCAGGAAGATCGCGACCTTGCACTTGTGGTCGCGGATGTGGTCGGGGTCGACGGGGCGCCAGCACAACACACAGCCGTGCGTGACAGGACAATCGACGTGATCGAAGGGCTGCTGAGCCGTCCAGCCGCGGATGTCCTGCTCAGGAGTGTGCACGCCACCGTGGATGCCGTCGAGCGCGTCGCTCCAGGCGCTCTTGTTGCTGCCGAGCAGGCCAGCGTGGATGCCTCCGCGGGCTTCCAGCTCGAGCATGTCCGCGTCGGTGTGGTACGGCAGCCGGCGGCGACGTGTCGACGGTCCTGGCTGGGTCATCGCTCTGCATGCCCGAAGTAGCGAATCTCGACAGGGACATGGCTGTGCCCGAGTTCGACGGCAGCATCCCGGCGATGGTTGCCCTCGGAGAGTTTGGGCTCCTGGTCGTGGTCGACGGTGATGAAGAGCGGGTTCTTGATGCCGTGCGTTGCGATGTTTCCCTTGAAGTGGTCCCAGTGCTCGCCCTGCTTGTTGCGGTGCGCGCCAGGCACCTCACCTCGCGCGCCGGGCATCTTCGCCACTGCCTCGATGGGTAGGTGACCGCGCTGCACCCTCGTGATGTGCGTCGCGTCGCCGACGCGCCCTTCGTAGTCCTTAGTGCTGCCGACGAACTGGCGCCCGAGCACGCTCATGCGTTGATGGGCTTGCACTTCGGGCAGTAGTCACGAGCCGCGTCGCCAGCTCCGACCGTCACCAGCTCATCGGGCGAGAAACACTCGACGCAGTGCCTGCGCGCAACTTCTCGGACGGGGGGCTGGAGGATCTCGGGGGAGTCCACACCACCGTCAGTCCCTTCGGGAGCACTGTCCCCGGCGCTGGCCGTCGTCTCGGCCACTGCTTCAAGATCTGGCGCAACTGCTTCTTCCTGCACTTTCTCCTTGGGAGCCGCCACTGTCTTCTTTGCAGGCGCCTTGCGGGGTCGAGAACTCACGGGGCTCCTCCTCCAGATCCTGCTCCGGTGCTGGCGCTGTCACCACCGTCGCCTGCGCCACTGCCTTCCGCTGGCGCGGGTGCTGCTCCCCCTCCACCGAACTGGTCCGGGTTGCACGGCGGTGCGTCGTTGGGGGACTGCACACCAGGAATCATCCCGATGGGATAGCCGAAGCCAGCAACGCCTCCGAACGAGGCGCGGAGGTGCAGCAGCTTCTTGCGGCGCCGACGCTGCTCTTCCTCGCGTGTCATGAGCGAAGGCTATCCACAATCGACCTGGCTGTTCTTGAGAGCACCCTGCTGCGCCAGCAGGATGAAGCGCTTCAGGATCACATCGTGGTCAATGGTCGGCGAGTTGAGCAACTGGGTGTAGGCCGGCAACGCCTGCTTACTGATGCGCACCCGGTCCTGGCATGCCTTACGGGCTTGTGCGGTGTTGTCGTTACTCTGCCCGACGACGATGAACCCGGCGACGATAAGCGCAGTAAGGCTGATGCTGAGCGCGATAAACGACTGGATGAAGCCGCGGCGATTGATGCGTAGACGGAGCTTGATGAGGGCGTCCTGCTCCTCCTTCCAGCGACGCTCGTGCTCCTCACGAGGGATCGTCAAGGCTTCCAGAGCCTTGATGTCGCCCATAGCCTTCGCGGCATCCCGGATGGCCTGAGAAGACTGCTGGTCGATGGTCTGCTGCCTGACGGTGAGGTCGTTGACCTGCTGGAAGTTGTTCGACAGTGCCTCAGTACGGCTCGCGAGCATGCCGACAGAAGTTCGCAACTCGGCTATCTCGACCAGAAGTTCCCGTGCAGAGGTGCGACGGTCGTTGTCGCGACGGTCATCCGGTCCTACCCGACGACCTGGCTCCTGATGTGGCTCCTGAACGGGATCAGTCACGTCAACCCCTCTGCTGCATCCTGCAGACGGTCGAGCAACTTCCTTGCCTGCTCGAGTTTCACGTTCAGATCATCTAGTACAGGCTCGCTTTCTTCGAGGAGAGCGCGGGTCTTCATGCGCGCGTTCACCACATCGAACTCACGGAGTTGCTCTTCGGCATGTGACACGTTCACACGTCCCCACCCCGGCGTGCCAACGCTTGGACGTAGGCGGACACGATTCGAGTTGACTCGATCAAAGCGGGCTGAAGTTGTTCACGCTGGTACGTCTGCAGATCCTGGTTAAGGCGTTTGTACTCCTCTTCGCGAGTTACCGCTGCCTCCAACTCCCGACGGATCTGAGCTAGTTCACGCTCGTGGCTGGTCTTGAGCTCAACCAGTCCCGATGCGTGCACTCTCTCCTGGTCATCGAGCACCCACTTGGGAATGAAGCCCCTCTTGGTGACCGCCATGATGACCAGAGAGACGATGACGCCCAAGTTGAGGTACGGCACGAAGATGCCGATTGGGTCGGTGGTGGGCGCAGCAGCCAGCCAGACATTGGTGACTCCACCAGCGCTCAGAAGCCCGAAGTAGATGGAGGGAGTCACCTCAGAAGGCTACGATCCAGCGGCCTCTTTGACGGGGACAGCAAGATCTCGGTCAACGAGTTCGGGTGATGTGAAGATCTTGCCCGAACCGGCTGCGGCTTCCTCGTCCTCGAGGAAGTCGAGCAGACACACCAGGTCGCAGAAGCGACCGGCACTCCACGCCTTGTCCGGTGGCGCGAACGACGCACGCAGACACTTCTTCGACGTGAGGTCTACCCCGCACCCACCACAGACGTGGATCTCCCTCGGCGGTGCGCCGCGCTTACGCTCGCGCTGACCTCGGATGTAAGCCTGCTGCTCCTCGAAGGTCATCCTCGAGAACGTCTTCTTGCCCATCAGGACGTCTTACGCAGCGACGGGGCGGGGGACCTTGGCGTCAGGGTGCTCGAGCAGGATCTCCTCGCAGACACTGCAGGGATCGAGCAGCACGACACCACGCTCGTCAAAGACGAGTCGCGCACCGTGCGGACAGAACTCCATGCCACAAGAATACCCAGGTTCGTAGCAGGTGCAACCCTGTTGTTCATTCGGGTTGCCTTGGACGCCACGCTTCGACCATCTCTCGGATGACGACTCCCCATCTCGAGGTGTGCCACCTGCAGGCAGCGCTCATGAACGTGCCGCCCCTCTGTACGTTGATAAGGCTCTCCACAGAGGAGTAGACGTAGGCACCGATGATCGCGTCGTTGTAGCAAAACTCGCACTTCATTCCCTGTCCGTGGAGCGGCCTGACTGTGTAAACCAGCTCAGAGCTCGATGGCATCTGCGAACACAGGATTGAGACCCCACCCTGCAGCGATCTCGAGCTTGCGAAGTTTGGACATCGACGCACTGATGGTGCTGCTCGATGGTGAGTAGCCACACGCCTCCGAAGCAATCGTGTTGTTGGTGAAGCCCGACGGTCCCTCCTGCTCGTAGATGTCGAGCAGGTGGGTCAGCAGCGCATTCTCGGTCTTGCCGAGTCGGGTCTGCCACCACTTCAGCAGCGCCGGGCCGCTCGGGAGTTCCTCGTACTCGCCGAGCGCTTCGACTCCTTCCGGGGTCGCCATGATGGGTCCTGAAAGCGTGACGTAGCCCATCTTGCGGAGCTTGGACAACGAGGCGCTGACGGTCGAACTCTTCGGCGAGTAGCCGGCCTGCATCGCGATCTGGCTCTGCGTACGAACACCGTGGGTGACCAGCACGGTCAGCACCGAACGCTCGGTCTTGCCGAGTTTCACGTCACTGTCGCCACTGCCTCGCGTGCGGGCGGGGGGTGAGGTGGGAAAGGGGTTGCGCTTCGCAACGATGCCACCCAGCCGTCCACCCGCAACCTCGGCCACGTCCAGCAGTCGATCCATCTGCTGCTTCTGCCGGGAGGGGTCGATGCCGACGTTGAGCTTCTCGCCGGCGAACACCTTGTCCACGATGCTGAGTTGCCACGGCGCCAGCACGACCCCCAAGTCCTTGACGAAGGAGGAGAAGTCCTCCATGAAGCCCTTGAGCTCGCTGCGCACCTCCTCGACCGTCGGCAGATCAACGCAGTTGTCCTGGGAGTCGATGGCCTGCTCTGCGCTGGCCAACTCGGCCTCAGCCATCTGGGCGTGCTGCTCAGCCGCCTCAACCTGCTGCTGGAGCATTGCGACATCTCCCTGGAGGGCCTGAATGCGGCGCTTGAGTTCTCGCGGGTCGTTCTCCTTGGCTCGCTCGACGGTAGCGGCGATCTCGGCTCCGAGCGCGTCCAGGTCAACTTCAGTCGCCATCGTCGGGCTGACGGACCGCTTACCAGGTTCCGGGGTCTTGTGGCTGTCGAACGTCTCGCAGAGGTTGATGTGAACTCGCTGCAGCGTCTTCAGGAACGCCGGCGACCAGATCCATGCCTCGCCGACCTCTAGTTTGGGCAGCGAACCGATGACGGTGGTGTTCTCGTCATCGGCGTTGACCTCGATCCACTCCTTCACCGCCTTGATGCTGCGGGTGCCGGTCATGCCGAGCAGGAAGACCGTCTCGCACAGCTCGAGCACGCTCTTGGCGATCTCCTGCGGTCGCTGGGTGATGACGGTCAGCCCGAGACCTCGCCCTCGCCCGCGCTTGGCGATGTCCTCCATGGCTCCGAGCAGCCGGGCGGTGTCGGCGCTGGCCCGCTGCGGTATCAGCACGTCCGCCTCGTCAATGACGACCATGAGGCTCTCGCGGTTGCGGAAGTAGAGCCGCTCGGCGAAGTCGGTCGCGAAGCTGCGTGCCTTGGTCTTGGACATGTGGCTCATGTCGAGTACGCACGGGATGCGTCGGTCCACGATGAGGTCGGCCATCAGCGTGCCGGCTGTCGCCTCGAGCGGGACGTCGGCGTGGTCGCCGCCGAAGATGACGAAGGGGAGTCCTTTGCTCTTGCCGTCACGAGAGCTGCGCAGCCCCCACCAATCGCCTTTCACGTCGAGAACGACGACTGGCAGTTGCTGGTGGTAGAGCTGCTCCACGATGACGGTGGCTGTGTTGGACTTGCCCTTGCCCTTGTTCGCCAGGACGGCGAACGTTTCCGTCACTGCCTCCCGCGGCATGCTCAGGTCGGGGGCCAACACAATTCCCCTGCGCCGTCGAGTGGCCATCACCGACCACGCTTCGGGATGATGATGGTCTCGTGGTTCGCGCTGTAGGGACTGACTCGCCCCGCCATGCTGTCGTCCTGTCCGGTGTAGTCGTCGGTCCAGAGCAGATGCAGATGCACCTCGGCGTACTGAGCGTCCCACCACTCGAGGGTCTTAAGCCGCTCGATCAGACCCTCGACCCTGCCGTCGTTCGAAATCTTGCCCTCGAAGTAGTAGCCGTAGGTCACCTCGGGGATCGGCACGAAGCCAAGGTCGGCAAGCTCGTCAGGTCCCCTGTGCACGGTCATCATGACGATGCTGGTCACGTTGCTCATCAGCGCAGCCCCTTGTGGTTGAGCCGGGCGCGCACGCATCCCTCGGCCTTGCATCGCTGGTTGCTGTCCACCAGGTCGAGGTACTTCTGACTCGGGTTCGGCAAGATATCCAGACCGCACTCAGTCTTGTTGTGGCGCCCGGCGATGTGCCACTTACCGCGGTCGCCGAGTTGCACGGCGATCAGATCGTCTGCCACTGACCGACCTCTCGCTTCATCATGCGGTAGGACGCCATCTCGGCCTGCTTGCCCAAGGTGATCGAGTTCTCGATCTCCGCATGCTGCTGTGTGTTGAGGTCGACGCCGCTGTTGAGCACGACCAAGGCGGCGTGCCCAGCCTTGATGGCGCGTTGCTGCGCCTGCTCGAGGCTGTCGATGAACGCGTAGGCGGCGGTGGGGTCTTTGAAGCTGCGGGCGGGCAGGCCCATCTGGTTCCCGTCCTGGTCAAGGACGGCGTACTCCCATGTGCTCACGGTGCTCCAGGTTCTGTGTTCCGAGTGGGTGGTGCCTTCAGGGTCTACAGGTCTTGCACGCCTTCACCTTGGGGATGGCCGCTCGAGCCATCCTCTCAGTCGGGTAGTTGCCGACCGTGCTCTTGGTCCGGTTCGGGCAGTCCTCCTTCGTGTGCACGAACGCCTGCGCGATGCGAGCACCACCCTCTCCTGGAACGATGCGGCTGTCCACGAAGACACCACTGCCAGTTCCTGTCGCGAACTCCGCGAGCCGGGTAGTGGTGGTCATGGACATCGATGGTAGGGCCGTCAGTAGGTCGTTGGCACGGAAGGCTTACGGCGTGGCTCGACGGTGTACCCCATCGTGCGGTTGCCGATGACCTTGTGGGTGGCTGGTGACTGCCCCTTCGCGGGGTCGAGTCGGACGTCGGTGCGGCTCATCGTCACGTCTCGAGCCCGGCTCATGTCGCGGACAGCGAGTTGCTTGTCAGCTCGTCCTGCTGCCACTGCCTTACGGCGTCCGTTGTTCTTGCCGGCGTCGGGGGTGACCAGACGGCTGGCGTCGCGATAGACGCGAGCAGACACCGGGTCCTTCCAAGTTCCCTGCAGCGTCGCTGGGTCACTTGCCAGCGTCGGGTCGGCTGCCATCTTCGCCGCGTGGTGCCTGATCTGGTCACGCGTCACTGGCCCGGGCTTGTTGATCTCGTGGTTCATCGAGGCCGGATGACTCACGGCGTAGACGCCACGGTTGGCCGGGTCGTTGTCCGGGACGAGTTCACGATCTGCGAGCCGGCGTGAGCCGCCACCCGTGGTCTCGGTGTGTATCGCGAATTGCTGGTCGTTCAACTCCACCATGTCCGATACTGTAGATCTCGCCCGTCGATGCCGATGGGAGACACGGAGCACTGATTCGGAGCAAGGGAGGTAGAAGCATGGCGCCGTCGCAGGACACCGTTCGCAAGGACAGAGCCGAGCACGACGCGAAGCTCGCAGAACGGGCGGCTGCCGAGAAGAAGGAGCAGTCCGGGAAGGAACAGCAGCAACCCGCGAAGTGACTAGGCCCCCCGTCCACCACATCAGGTGGGCGGGGGTTCTTCGTTAGCGCCACCACCAGCGGGTAGTTCGAGCATCTCTGCACTGGCCTCCGAGCTGTCGCTCGCTTGCTCGTCGGAAGCGGCCCTAACAACAGGCCACCAGCGGTCGATGGTCAGGTCTTGTCCACAGCCCTTGCACTCGATCTGGCACCGCTCGCCCGTCGTCAGGACCGCCCACCCGACCGACTCGTGGCACGCCGGGCACCCCCGCTCGGGCACGACCGGCACAAGGGTCCCGCCGCCTTCGCCCGTGGAGCCGTAGTCGAGGTTGAACGAGATGCCGTTGATGAGCCAGTCGTCGCAGTTCTCCGGGTTCTGCCATGCCGTCCAACGCTCAGCAGGCCCCAGGAGGTCGATCACGTCGGCGGCATCGTCGGCGAATGCCTGGGCGAACACATCGGTTGTGCGGACGCCGTTGACCGCGGCTGCCAGCACGTAGGCGAGCACGACAACCTCGGGTGTGTGGACGCCGTGCTCGCCCTCGCAGCCATGCGTCGAGAACTCGTCGGCCAGCGTCGGGTACGCCGTTATGCACAGGCGACAGATGATCGGGCTCTGCTGCGCAACCGAGGCCGCATGGTTGGGTTCAGACATGCGGCTCACCCGCCCCGGTCCTGTCGCTCGATTGCTCGATCAGCCGTTCGAGTACCTCGACGCTGACGGGTGACAGGTCGTGCTTCTCGATGGCCTCGTACTGGCCGTCCCCGAGATCCTTGTAGCGGAACACGACGTACCACCGATCGGTCAGGCCACCTCGCATGAGCATGGGTGGTTGCGCTCGTCGGCACCTTCCGCCACAGCACCTGTCAGCCACGGTCGTCCTCCTTCTCGCTGTCGCTCGATTGCTTTGGGCAGTCGCTGCACGAGTAACCCGTGTCGTTGTCGAAGTCGAAGCCCTCGACCAGCGACAGGAACCGCTGCCCCTTCTCGGTGAGCCATGAGCCGTTGACCGAACTGCCGTGCTCGATGAGATCAGCGGCGGTCAACTGATCTGCGATGAACTCGAAGCCCGCGCTGGTCAGGCGATCAGAGAAGGCCCGCCACCCGCCGTCGTACCAGGGGCAGGCGCGCAGCATCTCCACCACGAGGGCAAGCCGTTCCTCGGGCTGCCCGCACCCGCAGAACCGCAGATCATCGAAGATCACGGCGTACAGCCAGTGCTGGTCGGCGTGCGCGTCGGGTTCAGACATCTAGGGCTCCCGCCTGGTTGCTGTGCTTCTGTTGCGGCGTGCTAGATGCGACCGAGCCGCTTCTGCTCCCGGCAGGTGCAGTGCAGGGGGTCGTAGGTGCGGTAGGACTTGCAGTCCGTGTTGGTCCAGACGTGTCCGACGCCGAGGCTCGCGTCCGCCTGGGAGTGGTGCGTGCCGTTGCGTACCTCGCACCAAGCCAGGTGGATGCCTTGCAGGTTGGGGTCGTCGGAGCAGGTCAGACAGCACCGCGTGCGACCGGGGAGCGGCTCCACCCCGCGCTCGCAACCAAGTGTCGGGCAGACGTCCGACGAGTTGTCAGCCACGGTCGTCCTTCGTTCGTCGCGCCTTTCGCGCCGCCCGGTCATGCTCTGATCGGCGCAACCGATCAATCTTCTCGTAGCAGCGACGTGCCAGGAAACTATGCAGCGCCGCCTCCATCTCCAACCGCAGGATCGAGTATTCCGGCTCAGCGGAGATCATGCGAAGGACGTCTGCTAACGGGCCTTCCTCGGCGGTCCGCCATTCAGTCATTAAGAGTGGCATCACAGATCGATCCAGAACTGGTCGGCGTACAGCAGTCGTTGCTCGACGGCCTTGAACGCCTCGCGGACCCAGCGCGCGTCCGCCAGCGCGTGGTGCTCGGTGTCCTCCTGCTTCGGCAGTTCAACCTGGAACATGTCGACGGCATGCTTGATGTCGCGGGTGTACATCGGCATGTGCGTCGGCAGGTCGATCATCGTGCCGAAGAGCTGCGCGAGTACAACGTGGTCGTAGTCGGCGTAGTACGCCCACAACTCGGCCTGCTCGCCTTCCTTCAAGCCCGCCTTGCAGAACGCCGCCACCTCGGTCGCGATGACGCTGCGCTTCTTGTACAGGCCGGTGGACTCGTCAGGGTCGAACGTCCCACCACCGTTGCCGAAGGACTTGATCTCGCCGGGGAGTTGGGTGAGCACGTTCTTGCGCAGCCACTCATTCTTGTAGATCGCCCACCACGATGTGCCAATGTCGATGGCGTAGTACTCGCGCCCGTCCTCGGCGACCATGCCGATGCTGATGAGCCGAATGGGTTGGGTCGGCCCGATCTCGTGGAACTCGGTGTCATACCAGATCCTCATCTCGACTCCATGCCGCTGACGTACTCACTACCGACGTAGGTGAAGCGTGGCTTGGTGCGGCAGACCTCAAAGTCTGTCGTCTTCAGTCCGTAGTGATGATGCTCCTTGCTGACGCAGATGTGCGCCCCCCAGTCCTCCCAGGTCCGCACGGCCAGCCGCGGGCCTTCGTGCGCGGCAGTGAGCTGCAGACCGATGTAGACGACGACCGTGCGGCCCTTCTCGAAGAGGATCTCGGGACCGTCCTCTTTGAAGAACGAAGCGTGAAACTCCTCTGCGTTGGCGTCATGCGCGAGACCGAGCACCAGGTACAGCGGCCCCTTCCAGTGCCGGTAGATGCCGGCCTGAATCTCCTTCGTGGTCATTGCGGTTCCTCCTTCTTGGCGAGGTGAGCCAGGAACTCAAGCAGCGAGGCCCGAGTTCCTTCCTTCGTAGTGAGGAACGGCCCGACCTTCCGCCACGAGTGGGTGATCCTGCCGTAGCGGTTCTCGACCGCCTTCTTCTCCCAGACCTGGGCAGTCTGCACCGTGCCGCTGGCACCGAAGGCGAAGCTGAACTCAACCTTGGCTGTGCCGTCCTGCAGCACCCGCTTGATCTCCTGCAGGTGCACTGCCATCTCGACCGCCTCGGCCTGCTCGCGGATGCCCTCCAACTCGTCGCCACTCACGCTGGCACCGCGATGTCGACGCCTGTGCTCAGCAACTTCTGCAGGTGCGGGAAGAGCGACCGCGCTGGGATGTCGCCGATCCGCACCCACTCGATGGCCGCTATCTTGCCCGGCTCCATGATCTCAGGCATCAGCGAACCGATGATGGGAGCCCGGTAGAACAGGCAGACGCTGTGCACACCTGCCTCATCGAAGACGTGGTTGGTCACCCCGATGGGTTCGTCGTCGTACATGATGAGGTCGAGGTTGACCTCCTCCTTCACCTCGCGGACGACGGCTTCGAGCGGGGTCTCACCGAAGTCCATCCAACCGCCTGGCACTGACCATGTACCGGCGCCGTGGCTGCACTCCGGTCCTCGCTGGATCATCAGCACCTCGTCCCACCAGCCGTCGACTGTGCGCGTGATTAGAGCAGCTACACCGACGCCGACGTTGTGCTGCTTGGGCAAACTCGAGTACTCGTTCATGTAGCCGAGCGCCAGCGAGACACCTTCTCTCTTAGCCCGTAGCCGGTCGCTACGCAGAGCGCCAGGCGCCTCAGACGCCGCGGAGGTGAGCCGGGCGGCGGCGCTGGCCAACCGCTCCCGGAGGTCGACCCATCGGTCCGTCATGGCCCCTCCACCTTGTCTGCAACCCGAGCGACCGCTCCGGTGAGTTCACGTAGTGCATTGACGAGGTTGATCTCGTGCTCAGCGGTGGCGTCGACCAACCGCCCTGTCTGCGCAGCCAGCCGTAGCGTTGCCCACACCTGCGCGTCGGCGAGTGCGAGGGCCTGACATTCGCGCTCCTCCAGGCGCCAACTCCGCGCAAGCGCCTCGATGGCACGTGCACCGAGAGTGGCCGGGTCATCCAGGTCAGCCTCGAAGACCTTGATGGCACGTTGTTCAGCGTCGTACTTGGCCATCAGTCCTGTACCCCTAACCAGCCGAGCAGGTCGTGCAACGACGGGGCGAGGTAGTCAACCAGGCCGTACATCAACTCGGGCTCCATCGGATCCTCGAGCAGAATGGCGGTGCGCTTGCCCATCCCCACAGCCCAGCCGAGCTCGAGGTGCGCCGAGCGGTTGCACGGCAACACCAGCACCATGGTGTCTGCCTGCCGCATGGCGCTGTAGTCGCTGCGAAGACCGTCTCTGGCGAGCGAGTTCTTCATGCCGGCGAGGTAGGCGTCGACGCTCACCCCGCCGTTGAAGTCGCGGTCCATCGTGATGTCAGCCCAGCGGAAAGGAGACATCTTCCTGTTGGACATGGGGAGCTTCGGGTTCTTGAAGTCGTAGCACGGCATCCCGGCAGCCTCGAGCGTCTTCACGACACATTCCTGCATCGTGTTGCGCCAGGAGCTGGCCACATAGATGTACTGCGGGTTGGCCGGCAGCATCGGCACTGCATAGGTCGACAGCGACCCGCAGGCGGCGTAGCCGTTTGGATGCCTCCAGCACACCGGGTCATCCGACGGGTCCCAGTCGGGCTCCCAGTTCTTGCTGCCATAGGTGCGTTCCTCGATCAAGTCCCTGCAGTTGACGCAGTGGTTGGCGACGGTCATCTTGCTCCTCGTTCGGTTGATGTTCAGCGCTCTACGTCAGGGATGGACTTGACCCATCTGGTGTCAGACCCGAGGAACTTGGTGGGTCGAGAAGTGACTGCGCCTGCACCCTGTCATGGTCGTTCCACGCCTTCAGCGCGACATCGATGGCCTCACGCACCTCAATCAGGAACGTGTTGACCGGGGCTTTGACGATGGTCGCGCGCAAGATGCCGAGATGCGTCCGCGTCAAGCCGTCCAGGGATGCCGTGACCTGATCAGTCACGATCCCGCCTTCTACCACCATCTCAGTCCTCCTTCGGATTCAACTCGAACAGATGCCACCAACGGAGTTCCTCGGTGGGGGCGAGCACGGTCTCGCAGAACCGCATGTTGGAGGGCGCCGCCTGACCGGACCCGAAGACCTGGAAGGAGCGTTGCCGCTTCGGTGTGTCGTCAGGGAACACGAAGAGGTAGACCACGCGGTTGCCTGCGGAGCAGGTCTCTATCTCGCCGCTGAACTCGACGGTGTGCACCGCGTCATCGACAGGCACCCGGAGCCGCCGCAGGAGTGATCCAGCGGTCACGTCGGCTTCACTGCGGACTCGCTCACCAGCTCGTAGACGTGGAAGACCAAGCCGCCGCTGATGCCGTGCGCGGTGCCGAGGTAGTGAAGCATCTTGCCGCTCGGCGTGTCGGGGAACGGGTGGCCAGTGCCGAGCACAACGAAGACTCGCTTTTCGAGACCTACTGGGGCGTCGTCCACCTCGGCCCAGAACGTGATCTCGTTGGCCTGGTTGGCGACAGTGAGGATGCGAGCGCCGGTCGGCACCCCGACGTTCTGGGTCGGCTTGTGCAGGACGTATTTCCAGACGACGCGGGCCATCAGCTCTTCACCGTCAGCCGGACGACCTGGAACGACCACTCGAGGGCAGAGGGCGCGCGGCCAAGGAATGCCTCAGTACCGGGGCCGGCGATGATGCCACCGTTGGGGGACTCGACCAGCCAGCCCTCGTCGTTGTGCCACTCGATCACCCGCCCGTGCACCATGTCGGTGCCGAGCTCGGTCTCCCGTGTGCAGCGCAGCACGGTCCCCACTGGGAACGGGAGGAACTTCTTCCGCGCCATCAGTCCTCCACCTCCGTCGGGTCCTCGGGCCAGAACGCGATCTCACCATCGATCCCAGACAGTGAGAGCACCCAGCGGCCCTTGCCGGGCAACTCGGCGTCGTTCGCGGCGAGGGAGACCCGTGCCAGCCACGGGCAGCGCGTCGTCTCCTTCGAGCGTAGGCAGACGAGGCTGTGCTCGATCACCCACGCGGGGGCGTCACCCTCGAGGAACAGGATGTCCACGGCGTGCCGTCCGCCGCCGAGCTCGGGGGTGCGGAAGACGTCGAGCACCAGTTCGGCGTCGACGCCGATAGCCATCCAGCCCTGGTCGACGTGCAGACCGCTCTCGGTCATCTGCCGCAACACGGCATTCGTCATCGTCATGTCCTCGCGGAGTTTGAACACCATGACCTTGGTCATGGCGCCACGTTGCGCAGCGCTGGCGCGTAGACGAGCGAACGCACTGCGGTGACGAGGCGCTTCTTGGCTGCCGCCGGCATCTTCTCCAGGTGTGCGTGCAACTCCTCTGCGGCGTCGTTGGTCTTGTACGCCGGCGCTCGCCGATCGGTGGCGTCAAGAGCCAGGCTGAACGCGAGGTCCGCCGCGACCCTGGCGGGCGTCGGAGGAGCCTCGCTGCCGTCGGTGTCATCAGGGATCAGCAGCTCGGTGAGGAAGTTGCGTGCAGAGGTCGCATCGGTGCGGTCGAGGTGGAAGCCGCACTCGGCGCGCGAGTTGCTGCTCACGATGCCGACCCATACGAACGACGACCTCGAACCGCCGTCGGCGCTGATCAGCATCGTGTCGCCGTCGGCGTCGGTGAGGGTCAGCTCGACAACACCGTTCTCATCAGTGCGGATACTCGCCATCAGGTCACCTCTCCCGCTCGAGCAACTCGAGCAGCGCCGTCGCCTCCTGCAGGTCCATCGTGACCGTGATCTGCGGTGAGACCGCCTTGACCGTGCTCTCTGCCATGTCCGTGCTCCAGGTGAGTGATCCGAAGGGCGCACCGTACCAACTACCGCGACGCCGCGCTGCCCTATCGCAGCTCTGCCACCCACCTCGGCAGCTCGGGCAGCGCCACGTGCTGTGTGGCCAGCGGGTGCGTGCAGTCGCTGAGGAACTGGAAGACACCGGCCACCAGATGGCTGTGACAGACGAAATCACCGACATTGTTGCTGCCCTCGACGTCTGCAGCCTTCGTCGTGGTCAGGATGGAAGGCGTGAGGGTCGGCGCCTCGAGGTTGCCGTCGAAGCCCCAGACAGGGTGCTTGCTGGGGTCACCGCTGATCGGCAGCATGTTCAGCCCGCGCGTGCGCGTCCCGTCAGCGTCGATCCGCTCGCAGCCCGGGCACCAGAACATCAGCGCAACGTAGCTGCCGCCGGCACCGTCGCTGAGCGAGCGCAGCCTCGACCTCACAGCGCACCACGATGCACGTCGAATGTCGCAGCCGCCGCCTGCTCGTGCGTCAGCCCGGCATCCCTGAACTCGAGGTAGTGCCGCTGCGCCTGCGCCAGCATCGCCCGAGCCCCGAGGAAACTCACCACGACCTCGAAGCAGACCACTCCCACAGCAGCGACCCAGCGCCCTCCCATCACCAGGTACGCCGTCCAGGCAACCGTCGCCCACAGCCACACCCGAGGCATCCGGTACGCCGGCCACCAGCCCATCCTTCGCATGCCCTCCATCCTGCCACCCAACTGCCGTAGGACCAGCCACATCCGCGGCAGTTCTGGCTGCGCATGCGCGCCTTCCCCCGAACTCCCGCAACCGTTTATTGCCGCAATATCCGTCACACATCCGCATAAGCGCATGGACGCATGCCCTCACCTCGACCAGGCGCGCCACTGCCTCGAATATCCCCGTGATATCACCCCAATTTTCGCCACTGCCTTGTGGGCATGAGCGCCAGGAATCGGTGTGGTCGGGCCGCTCCAGCCGGTGGAAACGGTTAAGGGTAGGGGGGGGTCCTATTCACGCATGCTCATGGATATTCAGCCTATTTGCTGCGTGCCGGCGTGCATTCCATCTCAGCATGTGGACCAATATTCAGCCTATTTAATCCCAGCATGTAGACCATTTATTGCTGTGTTTTATGCAGCCGTGCCACTGTATTTATGCATGGCTGCGCGCGAGTTCGACAGGCCCGGGCCGGGGCGTCAGAAGGCACGTGGTGTTGTTATGAAGGCACGTGGTGTTGTTACGTATGTTGGTACGTATGTTGGTACGCACCTAGGTGATGCTGAGCGTGCTGGGCATGTAAATGCAGGCAATAAACATGCACGTGTGAGCGTGTGAGCACAATGAATGTGCTGGTGCGTGCACTGGTGTGAGCGTGAGACAACGGTGTTGGTTCGTTGTGTTGTTGTCTCTCTCTTCTCTATGTGTTCATCGCTCTATCGAGCGTTCCTTCGGGCCGCGGATTGGTGCGAGCATGGGTGACCCGAGCGGTGGTGTGAGCGTGGGCTGGTGTGCACGCTCTACTTCGTACAGACGGGTGCTCTTCTTCCCCGGCCAGCGCGCGGTGCGTCCTTGTGCAACGTCATGGTTCTTGGGGGCGCTACTCGCTACGCTGGTGCTTTCCTCTCGGGAGCACTACCTACTAGGAGCACAGATGTGCGCGAAGTGTGAACTCATCGAAGGCTTGGTTGACCAGATCAACGCCGGCACTCGTCCTATCGACCGCGAGCTGATCAGCGCGATGATCAGCCAGTGGAGCCATGTGTTCGAGGAGATGCAGACGGACATCGCCAGCGACAAGCCGTGGCTGCAGTTGCTCGAGGAGCTCGGTGAAACCATGCTCAAGTTGTCGCTGGTGATGCGGTACAACACCGAGAACACAGTGCTGCGGGCGATGCTCGCCGAGCAGATGCGCATCGCCAACATCGTACGGAGCAACTGAACCGATGGACATCATCATGCGCCCTCGTCAGGGCGGTAAGACCTACGAGATGGTTCAGCTCCTTGTCGCCGAGGAAGACGCTGTGCTCATCTGCGCCAACTCACAGCACAAGGAGAGCCTGCGCAACCTCGTCCGCCAAGTCGTGCGCGAGAAGTACACCGCGGGGGGTCATCAGGCTGCCTCCAGGAAGATCGACCTGGTGATGAGCCGTGTCTACGTCGCTCGTGAGTCACGCAACGCGCACTACAACGGGCGTGTACTGGTCGATGGCATCGAGTACGTGCTGCAGGCGCTTCTTGGTCCTATCGACGTCGCGACCATGGACATGCCGCGTCGTGCCGGCAGCGAATACCGCGTGCATTTCGAGGATCAGCGGCTAGCAGCAGCATGGGCGTACGAAGACCAGCACCGTGACGAGCAGCAGATCTACGGCACTGGCACACGCACGACGCCGAACACGTTCCTGCAGGCCAGCGCTCCCACCCCTGACGAGATGGTCAAGAAGGTCGCTGAGTTGACAGGCGCCTCCGAGGCTGAGGTGCTCGGTGTCGCGCTGGGTCTGGACAAGCAGCCGTGACTGAGGACAACGCATGACCGCGCTGCTCTGGTTCCACGCCATTGATGACCGACACATCGCCAAGGACAACGTGCAACTTGAGGGCACAGCGTGCACTGGGGGTGTCACTGCTGTCCCTGGTGAACGTGATGTCTTCGAGTGCCTCTCTCACGGCCAGCTCGTCTACTACATGCAGCGTCCTCGAGCTGAGGATTTCGCTGTCGGGGCGTTCGCACCGCCCGAGATGCAGGCCGAGCTGCAGGAGGATGAGCGGCGCGCTCGGCTGCAACTTCTGGCTGCCCGGACAGCAGAGACATTCACCAGCAGCGACGTGATGCGCGCACGAGAGCAGCACAAGGTTGACCGCTACACGTTCATGATGGAGCAATACGGGTCTGCATGGAAGCAAGTCCTCGACCTCGCCTACTCCGAACAGATCAAGTTCCAGAAGACCGACCCACAGACCAACGCCATGAGTGCGATGAACGCTGTTGTCGATGACTTGGCTGAACTTCGCCAAGTTGGTTGGTACTGCGCCGGCGGGCACGACATACCGAGCAAACGCTCTCCAGGCAACACCGTCAAGGCCAAGCCCTCACTGAGGATGCGAGACAAGCCGCAGTGCTCCTATGCCGAGCCGGTGTTCGTGCTCGTGGCTGGCGCCCGGCATCACGAGGTTCCTATCCCTGCGCCCGACTACAGCAACGACCACCCTGACCCTGACTGGGTGGCCAACCAGGTCGGGACGATGGTGCGTGTTGGGACGCACAGTGGCGTGGAGTATGTCGGCCTGTTGTCGATCTACGCCATGGGTAACCCCACCATCAACAAGTCGTCCCGCTACATCGAGCTCGAGAACATCGTGGGCGCGGCTGCTGACAGTCCTCCCCTGCGTCTGCTGTGGGATGACGTGCACTCCGTAGAGCCTTTGCTGTGACCACGCTCAAGCGCAGTTCACAGTTCCAGCGCAACAACGCGGTCGCCAAGCTCGTGCACATCGTGGGTCAGGTCTACAAGGGGCAGGGCACGCTGAAAGGCGCGACTCGTGCAGTTCGGACTGCTGCGCTACGGGTCGAGCCGGGTGTGATCGAGATGCTGTGGGACACCGACATGCTTACCCTCGAGGACGCCAAGTTGCTCATGTTCTGGCGCGTCGATGAAGGACTCAAGCCGTGACCGTTCTCAAACGACGGTCAAAGCCTGCACCTGAATCACGCGTTGCTCGAGGCCGTCGTGCACCGTTGAGTGATCGCTTCCCTGAAGGCCAGCGGGTGCAGGTCTACGCCGACTTCCACGACATGCGGTACGTCGAGAAGTTGGGTGTCGTCGTCAAGACGGTCGCCGAGTCTGACGATCACTACCCGCATGGACGTGTCGGCGTGCTGCTCGAGTACAACCGACTCGTGCAGAAGTTGTTCGGTGGCCCGGCGCCGAACGCTGTCTGGTTCCGCCCCTCCGACTTGGAGCGTCTATGACCACCATCAACTGCGGTGACCGTGACCTGCACGACCAACACGGTCACATCTCCACACCACCGAGCACCAAGGGCAGAGCGCTTGCTGCCTGGGAGAAGCGCATCGCCCGACACCTCGCCGAGCACCGGAAGACATCATGACCACCCCCACCAACCCGATGGAGCTGTTCGACCTACTCAGTGCCAAGGGCCTCGACATGCTCAAGATCGCGTTCATGGAGAGCGAGAAGCCATGGCCTGGTGACGACGATCCGGTGGTGGTCGGCCTGCTCAAGCCGGCGCTGCACATCGGCATCGCGTGCACGACCGAGTACATGGCCAAGAACCCTGAGACTCTCGCTCTCGCCGGGCAGCCGATCTGCACCCAGTGCCGTGAGCCCGTGCAGACGCTGCAGGTCGGTGCGCAGGACGGCATCGACGGTCCGGTCAAGGTGGCATGGCCATGTGGCCACACCCAGTCATGAGCTGCCAAGTGCGGGTCGACTCGAGTCACCAGAGTTGGGTGCGCACCCCCTCGTACGGCAGGACCATCACGCGCGGTTGTACGCAGCCCGCGTACTACGTGGCGTCGTTCCTCTACAACGGCGAGGTCATCACCGCCCGGCTATGCATCGATCACGGCATCGAGGCGCGCTACCCGCTCGGGCACGACATCCCACCACCGGGTGCTGCTACCCCTGCGCTGGTCAGGATCAGATCACTCGAGCCCCAGGTACGCCGGGCCGCGGCTGCTGCAGCGGAACTCCATGAACTCAGTCTGGCGCCATGACCACCCTGAAGCGCTCGGCCAAGCCGACGACGCGGGCGCCGAAAGCGAAGGCCAAGCACGAGGTGCGTTGCGCCATCCTCAATGGCAGTGCGTCCTCGGTGGCGCCCATCTGCAGGATCCTGCGGTTGGCTGACGAGGCGAGCGAGGCGCGGCAGGACGATGTGCTAACTGGGCTGCTGATGGCGCTCGAGGTGCTGACCTGTCTCCCGTTCGAGGAGCTCCAGCGTCAACTCACTTTGCCGAGGGAGTGAACACCTTCGTCGGCATGGGCTGACCGAGCTTGATGAGCAGGTGAGCCTGCAGGACACGCCTCGTCTCCAGGTCAGCGAGTGCGCTGAAGTCCGCGTCTGGGATGCGGCCCTCGAGGATGTGCAGGATTGCGCTCATGGTCCTCTTCTCCCCGCCACGGTGGGTGCTCAAGCATGTGTGCGTGCTTCCTGGATCTGATGACCTTTCGTACCTACTACGTTACGCGCTTCCCGTCCACAATGCGTGTCGCCAAGATGTCGGTCTGCTGTGGGTCTTGATGGTCGATCTGCGCAACTGGCGGCGCCGCTCCGAACAGCCGGGACAGCGCGCCGGTCTTGCCGCGCGCTTCGATGCTCACCTTGAGGAAGTCGCGGTTGTCCTCGAGGTCGGCCTGTACCTGCATAGCCTTCAGGAAGCGGTCGTACTCCTGGCTCAGGTTGGGGTCGGGATACCCGCCGTTCATCTGCTCCACGAAGTAGCCGAACTGCACTCGTTGCGCCTGCATCTCGAGCATTCCGGTCATGAACGCCTTGCGCTGCTCAGGCGTCTTGATCTCGGTCGGGATGTCGTAGGCGCACGTCGAGTTGGCCTTGGCCTTGTCACACTTGTCCCTCACCACACACGAGTCACAACGCCTCGAGCTCTTTCCCCGGACCTCGAGAAGTGGGATGGAGACCACTTCGCCCTGCTGCCCTGTGAGCACCGTCTCGACCATCCGGGTCCCGAACATCGGCAACGTCGTGCTGTCGCCCTCAGCGCGCTCCAGGAGTGCAGGACGGGCCACCTGCGTCTTCCCGTCCCCGGAACCTTGCGTACCAACTACGTCAGTGCCTGTTGCCGTGTTGTCGTCCCCACCCTCCCACTCAACGTAGTTACTACGTTCGGTCTCCCAGTTGGTACGAAACGCCTTGAGAGCCTTCTCCTGCTCGAGCCACGACCACACGGCCAGCCGCAACACCTCGTTCTTGTCGTCGGCAGCGATCTTGTCAGCGTCGAAGTCCTCGTCCTCGAACAGCGCGCGGTGCCGCATCCGTGCCTGGTCCTTCATCCGCTTGGGGTAGCGCTGGAGCTGGTTGTTGACCCAGACGATGGTGTCGCCGTACTGACCTGGTGACAGCCACGAGGTGCTGGCGGCAGTGGCGAAGGCCACCTGTCGCAGCATCGTGGGCTTGGTCATGGCCACCCCGTGCAGCTTCACGCCCTTGCGGACGAGCGCGTTGAGTTGAGGGGTGATGTTGAGGCCCTGGCTGGTCATGGCGGTCTCGGTGATGCCGATGCGTCGGTAGTTGTCCCCGAGCTCCTCCAGGGCCGGGAGACCCTGCTCTGGGTGCCAGATCGGCATGAACTTCTCAGGGTCGATCTGGCTCCACGCCTCACGGCGCATCATCTTGATCCACTCCGGTCCCAGGACCATGGCGTCGAACTCAGTCACCAGTGCCAGGTCATCGATGTGGGTGATCGCGAAGTCGACGTAGCCCTCGCCGTACTTCTTCCACTCGCCGACGGTGAGCTGGTTGGGGTCCTTGTTGGCACTGAAGCCGCCGCTGTCGAGCAGGATGGACTCGAAGTCGAACCGGCTCAGGTCCACGCTGTCCAGGCTCTTGCGGCGCTTCTTCCAGCTCCAGTACGAGATCCCGAGGTTCTGGACACCACACTCGCTCAGCAGGGTCCTCCAGCCGGCCTGTTCGCCGCCCATGAAAAACAAAGAGAAACTCATGATGCCTCCGTGTAGTGGTCCGAGTGGTGTTGCCCCAAACGCTAGGCGAGAGCGCTCTCAGCGACGGTCGTTGAAGCCCATCCGCTGGGTGGTGAAGTGGGAGTGCACCTCGTCCTCAACACGTGCGGCGGTCAGCGTCTTGGCGTTCGGGTTGGCACCCCGCTGAGCGGCTCGCTCGGTGTTGGCGTGCGGGCCATGCTCGTGCACGGATGTACGGCCACCTGGGTAGGTGATCGTGAAGCGTCCCGTCGTGGCGCCGGCGACGCGTTTGTTGTTGTCACCGTACGACGGCTCGTCGTCATAGCGCACATGCACCGCGTGCGCTTCCCCCTGCGTCGCGTCCTCGAAAGGACTGTTGACCATCCGCAGCGACTGGCCGCTCTTCAATGCATAGACACCGCTCATGGGTCAGATCCTCGCAGGATCAACCCAGTGCGACGCGTAGAGCCTGGTCCTGCTCGAAATCACCGACAGCACACGCGCAGCCACCGATGTCGTCCACGTCGATGGTGTTGTCACCTGTCTCGATGCGACGGCGCAGCACGGTGAGTGGCAGCGGCTTGGTCTTCCCTCCGCGACGGTCTCGCAGGATGGCAACGTCGCCGAGAACCTCCCGTAGATCGCGTTCCTTCTGCTCCCACCTGGCGTAGGTCTCGGGGCGCTTCTCGAGCAGCATCTTGAAGTGGCCTTGGCCCCCCTTGACGCAGCCGCCTCCGCAGTTGTTATGAGGGAAGCCCTCTCGTGTCAGCGCTGGTAGAGCAATGCCATAGCGAGCGAGTTCGGCGTTGATGTTGTCCTTGGTGTAGTAGGGCGGGTCGCATAGAGGCGCCTCGACCCGCCAGGGCGCCCAGTACTTCTGCGCCTTCTCGAAGCGGTGCGATTCGGTCCAGTCGATGCCGAGGTAGCAGACCGTGTTCCTGAATCCGCAGTGGGCTTCCAGCCACTCACGCATCGGCACCCGCTTGAGGTAGTACGAGCAGGGGTCGATGCGGGTGTTGCCGATGTACCGCTTGCGCGCGAAGACGTCCCAGATGTCTTCGCCCTGATCAAGTAGTACCTGCTTCGCTCGGGGCATGAGGTGACTGCTCTCCTCGAGGAATCGGTAGAGGTCGATGTCCTCCTCGCGGGTGTCCGCGTACAGCAGCGTCATGCTGTCGTTCCACTTCAGCCTGGCATGGACGAGCATGCCGGTGAACCAGCTCCCCGTACCGCCCGAGGTCATCACAACGTGGTGCATGGTGCTCCTGGTCTGCTGCTCCGAGACTCCACAACGTAGTCGAGTGGTCCGTCAGTCGTCGTCCACGATGGGTCGTGACCGCGCTTCTCTCTGAGCTGCCTGCTCGGCGATGATGGCTGCGAACGGTCGCTGCAGCCCAGGGAGGTCACTGCGCTGAAACCCTGCGCGAGCGAACATCGGCTTGACGTAGAGCATGGTCTGCACGCCGTCCTTCACAGCCTGGGCCGCGCGCTCGCTGTGCCAGTCGATGTAGAGGTCGGGTGTCTCGCCGGCAGCTCGCATGCGCCGGATGATCTGCGCGTCGAGCGGGTAGACGGCGGCGTGGTTGCGCATGCCGTTGACCGAGCACCAGTGGTCGACCAGTGAGCGGTTCTGCTTGGTGCACAGCACGACCCTGCCTACCCTGGCCAGCGCGAGGTACAACGCCTGCCCCATCGGGTCACACATCGCTTGTGAGAGCTCAATGTCGTCGTCTCGCCCGGCGATCACACCCTCGAGCACCATCACGAACGTGGTGGACGCCATCAGTAGGGCCTCGGCATTCCGTCCGCGGTGGTGCTCCTCTTGCGCTGCTGTTCAGCACGCATCACGCCAGCGTGGTCAGGCAGGTGGCTCGGGATGATGGGGTGTAGCTGCGCATGGTTCTTCTGCACTGCGTAGACAGTGAACGGCTTGAGGCACATCGGGCAGTCAACCTTCGGCATGGCGTCGTAGTCGGCCACATCGATGTCGTTGACCTGCATCATCGAACCGCGGCAGTTCTGCCGAGCGTGCGGTGACCTGGAGCGTGCTCGAGCGACATCATCGGCATCCACGAAGTCGCTCGGGGAGTACCTCACTTCTTCATGGGCCGGTAGATCTGGATGTAGCGGAGCCGCTCGAGGGTGTCCTGGCCGTAGTCGTGGCCAGTGGTGAACTGGTCGGAGTTGTTAGTCGCCCGCAGTCCCCGCTCCGCACCACCGACACCAGCGTTGTAAGCCGACACAGCGCTCTTGACGTTGCCCTTGAAGTGCGCGATCAGGTCCGACAGCAACTGAGCCGCCATGTCCGCCTGCAGTGCCATCGGGAATGGGCTGGGGATCTTGTGACTGCGGTCATCCAACTGCCAGGTGCCGTGACCATGCCCGCCGTCACCAGGGGTCTGCTCCCAGTGCTCGGCCAAGTTCGTCTCTCGACTGCCCACAGCGTAGAGAAGCCGGTGAGGCAACTTGTGCTTCGCCTCAGCGGCGTTGACGACACCAGGATGACGCTGATAGAAGGCGTCAACCTCATTGAGCAACTCGAGTATTGAGACCTTCATCGGTACTTCCCTCCGTTCGCCAGCGCTGAGACCAGCAGTAGATGCTGCACATTGGTGCAGGGCATGCCAGTGTCCTTGTGCGCCTGCTCATCGAGTTGCTTGAGCGCACGCAGCACACTGATGGCGCCGTTGCCCTTGCCGGCCTGCCACCTGAAGTTGGCGACGTCGAAGTAGCCCTTGCCACCCGGTGCGAACGCGGTCTTGCGCCCGTCGTGGATGGAGTCGAAGAGTTTCGCGCCGTCACGCACCACTTCGTGCAGGGTGCGCAGCGCTGCCACCTCACGTGGGTGCCGCTGTACGCGGTCGCGCGCCCATTGGAACTGAGCGAGCACCTCCCGTGCACCTGTGAGGTCGTCTTCGACCTGGGCGCGGTCGCTTGAGCTGAAGTAGTCAGCGCTGAACCCTTCGGGCACCTGCACCGGATGCAACGTCCATACGTCGTTCGTCACGTTGTAGGCGGCGTAGGGGTTGATGGCCAGCAGATCGTTCGGCCCGGCGCCGACACCAGGATTGACGTAGTACGTCAACTCGTAGGTGTTGCCATGGATGACGGACTTGGCGGTGTGGGGCCATAGGTGCTGATGCATCAAATTGTTCAACTCGTGCGCGATGGCATCATCCGGGCTGCCCCGCCAGTAGGGGTTGGAGGTGGTGAAACGCAGGTAGTCCAGACCGACCATGACATCGAGGTCCCCTGGCTCACCGCCACTCTCACGGTCTGCGTTCCACGCGGTGGTGATGCCGCTGCCTGCGATCCAGAGTTGCGTGCACTCCTCCATATCGTGCAACCGCGCCATACGGCACCACGAGTAGAAGTGATCAGCGATGAAACGGCGCACGTCTGGGCGCAGATGGTCACTCTCCTCGAACAGCGACGGGTCGAGTGTCGTGCCTCGCTTCGCGAAGTAACCACTGCCGCCGGCGAACAGCGGCTGGGTGGCAGCAGCGCGACGTGCGAGGGCCTCTTCGTAGCCGTAGGTCATGTGTCCAGTCTCCTACCTGTAGAGGCCATCGCGGTCGAGATCAGCGCCTACGTGGTGCCTGCATCTGCTGAGCCATCCGCATCGCCTGGGCCTTCTCACCCATGGCCTGGGCGCTGACTTGGAGCCCGAACACGACCTGCTTTGCGGTCATGGACGCCTGAATGTCGCGCCGCACGAGAGCGCAACCTGAGTCCATGTCGTCCACAGTGGCCAGCCGGTCGAGTGACATCAGCAGGTTCACGTCGTGGGTGGCGGTTGCTGTGCCGTCGTGGCCGATGATGACAAGGAAGGCCGTGAGCGCTGGCGTGACTTGGTTCTCCTCGTCCAGCCCCTGCTCCTCCGCGGCCTGCAGACGGAGTAACTCACCGGCCTGCTCAGCAGTGAGTTGAGCCTCCCGGCCCATCTCACGCAACTCTTCGATGCGCTGCTGGCGGTAGGTCTTGTCTCCCTCCTCGCTGTCACCGGGGAGGACGAGTTTTGGATTCCCCTCCTCATCGACTTGCTCGAGCGCATCCTTCTCGGCCTCGAGAGCCTTGAGCTCAGCAGCAGCGCGGGCTTCGGCGCGCTTGTCCGTGACCGTCACGGTGACGGCAGGACAGTTTTCGGCGTGCGGCTCTGAAGGCCCGGCGCCGCAACCCTCACACCTCTCACTGCTGGGCATGAATGATCTCCTCGATGTTGTGGGTGTAGGCGAACACGGCCTGTGTGCTGGCGGCGTGCAAGGTGCGCATGGCAGTGGTGCGATCAGCACTCGAGGGGATCAGCGCAAGCAACTCCACCACGGTGGCCTTGAAGCAGTCGCGGATGTGCTGGACGTCGCGCCCTTGCCCCTCATCGAGTACCACATTGTCGAACCAGTGCAGGATCTCGTCTCGGCTCGGTCCGAACGAACTTGCTGTCGTGACAAGCTCGACGGTCTCGAAGGGTTGTGTGTTGGGCCAACGATAGGTCTCGTTATTCCACCTGAAGGCATGGTCCGACTCATGCTGACCGAACTTGTCGACAGCCATGCCGCAGAACATGAACTGGACATCAGGGCCACCGTCGCCAGGGGCTGCTGTCTGTCCGCAGACGTTGACGGCTTGCTTCAGGGCAATGGTCATTCCTCGCCTCTCATCATGCGCTTCTTGTGATCCACGACGGTCTGGTACGGGCAGAACGAACAGAGGTAGAGCTTCGGCATGTCGTTGGCCAGCCGGTCCAGATCGATGTTGTTGCGCTGACCAGCCAGCTCGAGTTCCCTGGCCATCTGCTTGCGGTCCTTGCGTGTCGGTGGCCTGATGATCTTCGAGTTGTCGCGGTAGTCGAGACAGGGCTGCTCGCTGTTGGGCTTGCGATGTTCGTTCCAGCAGATCACAGCGTCATCGCGCATCTGGTCCTTTACGTCGTAGTACGACGGCGTGAATCCTGTGGTGCCCTTCCACATCTCGTCCACGATCTGACGCTTGGCGGCGCGGTCCTCCCATACCCGCTTCTCGATGCGGTGCAGTGCACCGTTGTGCGGGTTCTGTGTCTCACCACCGTGCTTCTCGTTGACGTAGTGCAGCGAGGCATCGTCTTGTGGGTTGGCAGCCTGTGGATAGTCAGGCAGTACCTCGAGGGTCTTGCAGGTGAAGCACTGCAACAGGCGGATGCATTCACCGATCGGCTTGCTGCCTTGGGCTGCTTCGGCTTCCGCAGCGGCAGCGAGCATCTCCTCGATCTCACTGCTGGGCATCTGCCCTCTCCTTCGCCAGCCGGTCGACCTCGCGGCTCAGGTACCACAGAGCCTTTTTGAGGTCTTCGAGTTCCTTCTCGGGACCGCCCTTCTTCCCAGCGCGCCAGATGTACTTCATGGTCGTGCCGCAGTTGAAGCTGAAGTGCTCTAGGAAGTCGATGCAGTCGACGCCGCCGATGAGGTCATAGTGCTTGGGGCTGTTAATGGCCCCGCCGATCTCCTCGCCGGCGACGCGTTCGAAACCATGCTTCAGGGGGTCGTTAACTGGCGACGGCACCGCCTTGGGGTGGTCGGCCCACTGAAGACGATCGTCAGCAACCATTCGAATCCACCTCGAGCACAGCAGCAACGTCAGGTGGCGTCCAGCCCTCGGGCTTCAGCACCTTGCCGTCGGGGCTGACGACGCAAAAGCCGGTGCTCTCGTCCACCTTGAGCATGTTGCTGCGGTGGACCTCATCGAACACGTCCTGCAGCGGCAGGCCGAGCGTCCACCCTGAGCCGAGGGTGACGTACTCGAGGTCGGCCAGTGCGTCCGCCGCCTCCACGATGTCGACGTCCTCATCCTCGATGATCTCGACTTGGATGGAATGCTCGTTGAGGGCGTGCAGATCGGTGGCGATGCCAGTCACGCGCACACCCATGGCGGCGGCGAACTCCATGGCCTCCTCGACCACCAGCCGCACCCGCAGCAGCCGCTCAGCCTCGGTAGGCGCGGTGATCTCGGTGCGCACTGGCTGCCGAGCTGCGCGCATGAACTCGGCGACCTTCATGCTGTTGGTCTTGCACAGGCAGGTCACGCCACCGCTCCCATCAGGTCAAATCGGTGCTGGTGGTAGCCGGTGAGGTTGCCGTACCTCGGCCCGACGTACTCGTAGCGGCCTCGCCCGGTCTGAAAGCGCGGGTAGATGCCCACCGACTGGACGTTGAACAGGTCGGGCACGCAGGGGTGCTCAGCCGGTGAGTAGTGCACCGGACTGGCCGCAACGAGCCGGTCGTACAGCGCCATGTCCTCGGCGATGTCGCGTTTGCCTTCCTGCGTGAGGTAGGACGTGCGTGCGCACCTGGCGGTGCTGATGTGCACGAGCAGCTCGGTGACGTGCTCTTTGCCGTAGCCACCCTGGCCCTGAGTGGCGAGCAGCAGCTCCTCAGCCGCGGTGATGTCCTCCCGCTCGATGTAAGGCAGGTGCCACTCGAACGCCGAGCCGAGCTCCGTGGGTGTGCTCTCGTCCAGCGCCGCCTTCAGGGCCTCAGCGAACACGCGGATCTCGGGCTGCGCGTTCTTGTCGAGTCGCTGGTCGAAGAAGCCCTGCCAGTTGGTCGCGGTGAGCACGACGGTGTGCCACATGTATGGCTCGAGCACGCGGTTCACCACGCTCTTGTGCAGGCCCTCCGCGACCATCTGCTCGGCGGTGTCAGTGGCGTAGCCGGCCGAGTCGAGCCAGAGGTAACGCACGGGGTTGGTGTCCACGATCTCGTCGCCGCCCTGCATGCCCTTCTGCTCGAGCGGCCACGACACCGGGTACGCCAGCTCGTCGCGGATGCGGTCGATCTGCTTGCTGACGGGGATGGCGCGACTCGAGGCGCTGTTGCGGCTGAACTCCTCCATGTAGAAGGGAGCATCGGCCTGCGGCCTCGAGATGATGCGGTGGGTGTTGAGCTCGGCCAGCACGAAGCGGTTGAGCACGCCCTGAATCGTGGCCACCTCGCGGCCCTGATAGATGCTGTGCGCGATGACCTTGGCGGACGTGCTCACTCCGAATGCCCCACGAGGATCGTGACAATGCCACTGAACAGGTGGTCCTTGAGCTGCTGGCTCTTCGGCAGCGAGGCGTACGGGATCAGCAGCGGATGCTGCTTGAGCTCCTCGTCCTTAACCGGCCCGAGAGACCAGCCGTGCTTGAGCTTGAACTCGCACCAGTTCTCGTGGCTCTGCTCCGGGGAGTTGCCGTCGATGATGCCCTGGACGCCACTGATGGCGCTGGCCTTGGTCTCTGCGTCCAGGTCATCCCACAACGGGCTGACAGGGATGCTTGGGTCGGCCTGAGTGATCTGCAGCGCCCTGTTGGCCTCGTGGCACACGCGGGCAATACCGTTGACGTCCAAGTGAATGCTCCTAGTTGAAGGTGACGTGGAGGTGCTGCCTGCCCCAGGACAATCCCCGTGCGCAGGAAGTCATGTAGATATCGACGTCGCTGCCGTGCCCGATGTGATCGGTAACGGTGAACGTCCGGTCGTAGTAGTCGCCGAACAGCCGCTGTGCCTCAGTGCCTTGGATCTGCCCCCAGACATGCGCCTTGGCGTACATCGAGATGCTCCTGTTGAGCACTGCGACCATGCCGTCAGCAGGCGGGCGACCACTCCATGTTGTGCCCCCAGTGCAGTACGAGGTCACATCTTGTAGTGAACCCTGACGATCCACAGCTTTCTTCACAGGTGTGGATCGTGACCTGGAAGCGGGCTTCGGAGTCTCGATATGACACCGCGGCGGGGCGCAGACGTGATCGGACACCAGAGGCGAGCAGCCCGTACAACCGAAGGTGATGATTGGCGTGGGAGTTGGTGTGTCGTCCTGCACTCGAGGTACCTCGACCCGTTGACTGCACGCCGTGCTGATGGCCAGAGCCACCAGCACGACGCCGTGACGAAGCACTACTGGACGCTGGTGCTGTCGACCGCCCAGAAGTCGCTCGTCAGACCAGAGGTGGTGAAGAAGGCGTAGGGCAGCCAGAAGTGGCCGCTCTGACCCCAGTCGGGTCCCCACGAGTTGCGGACCTTGACGAGCTTCTTCTTGTCGTCGTAGCCAACAGCCAGCACCGCGTGCCCGCCAAGGAGCTGCTCGCCTGGTGTGGGCATCGGGACGATGCCGCTGGTCGCCACGTCCTGGCTCTCGAAGGACTCGTAGACGCTGAAGCCGAAGACGAAGGGCCTGGCGTCGACTGCGAGCGATGCCCGGAACTGGATGAGGTTCTTGTCGCGGCTCAGCCTCTTGTAGGTGAGCGCGGTGTCTGTCAGCCCTGCGGTGTAGGCACCTGGGCTCGGCTTGGTCTTGAAGGTCTTCGCGTCGTCGCTGTAGGGCCACACACTCTCGGGCGGGGCACCCAACTTGGCGACGACCTTGATGCCGTCCCGGATCTGTGCGCCGGCGTCCTGCCCGACGGTGCCCTCGATGACGCGCTCGCCGTAGTAGATGAACAGACGGCTCGGGTTCTCGTTCAGCGGCTTGCCCTGGATCAGTGCGTCAAACTGGAGGGCGGCGGCGATGGCGTTGGCCGTGCACGAGCCGAGTTGGAGCTGGTCGTAGCAGCCGAAGTAGCCCTTGGCCTTGGTGATGTCGGCCTTCGCCGGCAGCGCCGACTTCGCGCCCCGCTTCGGCTTGTAGAGGAAGTCACGGATGTCAGGAAGGTCGGAGACCCACCCGTAGTGCTGGTTGCTGCGAACGGGCAACGAGACCTTCTGCGCCATGTAAGTACTCCAGGTGATGTGTGATCCGACGGTTGCACCCTACCGACAGAACTCCCCGACAGGTACGACATGTCGGGGAGCCCTTGCCCTGAGGGTCCTTACAGGTGCAAAACAGCCTTGGCGGTCGTCCAGTTGGTCACCATCGCGGCCTGTCCTGTTGCCAGCGTGATCTTCCCTCTGCAGATCGCGTTGCGGACCTGCAGTTCCAGCGCGTCCTTGGGATTGTGGACGTAGGGCGAGGGTGCCTTGGCGTAGTTCGGTTCGACCCACAGGTTGCGAGGGTCAGCCGGCGAGCCACCCACCTCGAGCGGGATCAGGTGGTCGAGTTCGGTGCGAGCCGCATCCGAGGACGGCAGACCGTAGTCCTTCAGCGACTGCTGCTTGATCTTCGCCGTGACCGACTGGGGAGGCCGGATGGTCGCCGTCCAGCCCGCCTTGCAGATGGTCACGTTGATGTTGGCCTGGGTGACGTTGGGGTTGCGCAGACCTGGGTTGCAGGTCTTGTCAGGCAGCACCTGCAACGGGTCGGTGCCCTGTTGCCTGTAGGAGCACTTAGTGGTAGCCGCACGTCCGTTGTAGACAGCCGTGTAGGTCTCAGTCCCTGCCGCAATCAGGAGAACGGCTGTGCCAACCACCAGAGATGTTCTGTGCACCTCAGTGCCTGATGGTCTTGAGCACGGCTAGCGTCTTGGGACCAACAACACCGTCGGCGCCGCCACAGGCTGGGTGGTAGTGCTGGAACTGCTTGACGGCGGTCTGGGTCTGCTTCCCCCACACGCCGTCGACCGGGACGGCGATGGCCCACTGGACGAAGCGGACAGCGTTGCCCTTGGCACCAGCCGCGCAGGGTGTCGCGTACACCATGAAGGGGTTGGTCTTGCTCGCCGGTACGGGAGCAGGGGTGCCGCCGAACAGCAACTTGGAGAACTGCACCGCGCCCAACAGCGTCGCGCCGTGGTTGCGGTCGCGGTAGGTCGCCATCCCGCCGTTCCACTGGCTGCCCTGGTCGGTCGGGCTGGTGTTCATCTCGAAGGTGCGGACCTTGCCGCCTCCCTCCTCCTTGATGAAGAAGCCGGTGTGGTCGGGGACGCCATCACCCTTCCAGTCGAAGATGATCGCGTCGCCGAACTGGTACCCCGAAGTGGTCCACAGTCCATGCTTCTTCGCCCAGATGTAAGCGTCGTTGCAGGAGATGTAGCCGTAGGGCCGATCGATGGCCGGGAGAGCCCCGCCAGCGTGCTTCACGACATAGCTCACACCGCCTGCGCACCACGAGGCGCCCTGCAGGGGTGGGTCGAGCTCGGCCCAGACCTTGGTGACGTTGCCGTCGGGGTGCTGCGCGTCGCGGGTCTCCCTGTAGCCGTTCATCGCATCGATGGACGCCTGCAGGGACTGGCGAGTGATCGTCATGCTGCTCCTTGTGGTGTACCGGATGCGCGCCTTACTGGAAGGTGATGCCGCCCGGCTGAAGCGGGTTGGTGAGGTAGTCCGGGGTGACGTGCACGCTTCCGTCGGGCAGATGCTTGACGCGTGCCTCGTGAATGCCGAAGTGCGCGTCAGACAGGTCGGCCTTCGCCTCCCAGGTCTCAGGCGAGATAGGACCCCCACGGTCGGTGGTGATCTTCTTGTAGGTGCCGTCGCTCATGCCCTCGGCGAGCTCGGCGTTCTGGCTGCGGCTGTTGTTGACCGTCACTGCTACCTCCGTCGAACCTTCTGGGCGAAGGACGCGCCCATCTTGAGTTGCTGACCGACGAAGCTGCGGGTCCCCGCCATCGGGCGGCGGCTGACTGGCAGCACAGTCTGGGCGGGCTGGCCGCTTCGCATCATCGGGCTGCCAGGCAGAATCGTCTGGGAGCTGGGCATCGACCCGGCAGACCAGGCGTCTCGCCTCGAGGGAGCACCGACCCCACGCGGGTTCATCTGCCGCTGCTCACCAGGGCTGACGATGTTCGGGGTGAACGCGGTCGGCGATGAAGGTGCGGGCGGCACTCGAGGAGCGTTCATCTGCCCTGGCAGGACGTTGGGGGCCGGGTGCATGGGCCGGGTGGGCGTCAGTACGGCTGCGAGTCCCGCTCGAGCATCAGCGTGTGCACTGGCCCATCCGTGCAGACCAGCAGCAGGGTCGTGGTCGGGCGCTGCGTTCATCCCGATGTCGTGAACGACGTTGCTGCGGCGGTCGGTGAAGAGGGCCATGCGTGCATCGTGCCCCACCGGGACGACGATCACGGGGAGAGTGAACCTCGGCCCCCACCAGTTGACGGACGGGCGTGCTGCACATCACCGAAGCGATGGGGTGGCCTCTCGGAACCCACCCAGCTCCTCCCGCGACCCGTGAGTCGGTGGGGGCCAAGCTTTTGCGGAGGCGTAGGCCCGAATGGTTCCGCTACAAGCTCCGAGGTGCACCTCGGCGGGCCGCTGGGAGAAGTTCTACCACCAACCGAGTGAAGGTGTCGAACTGCCTGCGTAGCCACCGCTGGTGCCACTGAACTGGGCGCTGGAGTCTGGGTAGCGCCGGTCGACTTGAATGACGTCTCCAATGCCCGGCTGCGTGCGCTCCCCGATGAACCGCGGGGGGAACAGCACACGCTGCTGATTGTTCGCCCGGATGATCGCACTCGGGGCCAGCGCTGATGACATGGCCTCGCTGACGAGTCGTTCCTCATTGCTCGAGTAGCCACTGGCACTGACATACGCCTCACCCGCTGACCGTTGCCCTGGAGCGTTGCGGTCGTAGACACCATCGGCGTAGCGGCCCGCGCCACCAGGCTGCACCATCATCGCTGGTTCCTAGGCGCCCACGGGTCCTCGTCCCCGAAGTGCTCATCACCTGCGAGCTTGACGCCACGCTTCTTGGTGATGGCTGCGCTTCGTGCTGCGACGCCGCGCTCGAGCTTGTCGCGGTCCTTGCCGGCGACGTCAGGCTCTGCTGCCGCAGACGCGGCGGACATCGTTCGGTTGGACACCGCTGCCGCCGATCTCTGCTGCGAGGGCGGCGTGTACGGGGTGTGGGTGTAGAAGTGCGCCTGAGTTGGCTCGGTGCCTTGACTCACCCGCTCGTTGCCGGCGGGCACTCGCAGCGGGTCCCGCTCATCGCGGGAGTAGGCAGTCTTCTCGGTGCGGTCGGTGATGTCCTTGCGGAGTACCTGCTCCTCACCCCAGTCAGTCGCCTGCAGGAAGTGGGTGGCGCCGGCGTTGTGCACGGAGTGACTCAAGCCCAAGTCGACGGCGACCTTGCGTGCGATGTGGTCGTGCAGTGCTGACAGTCCGACGGGCTCCTGCGCGAGATAGTTCTCGGTCTCGCTCTTGCTGGTCTTGACCTTGCCCTTCGAAGTGGTCATCGGCACCGCGCCCTGCGGCACCTTGTCGCCAGGCAGGATGGCCTTGGTCGAGCCGTTCTTGAGCTGATGCACTACAGGCTTGGCGGTCCCGAGGTGTGGCATCAGGCTGTGCGTGGAGTGCACGTCACTGACGTAGCGGCTGTCTGGGCCGGTCGGGTCGTTCCAGGCGCCGAGGTAGTCGGTGGTCTTCGGGGCGTTACTCGGATCGAAACCCTTGGCTCCCTCAGGCGAGAACTTGCTGGTCGGTCCGGTGAGTTCACGCACGCTCTTGCCGGCTGCGATCTGGCTGACGTGGTACGCCGCCTTCTGCATGTTCGCGGGGTAGGCAGCGATGCCCATCTCACCTGGTGTCGGCGGTCGGTCGACAGAGCCCCCGGCCATGACGTGTCGGACGGCGTGCATCGCAGCTTCGTGGTTGGGGAACCGCTGGCCCTGCTGGAACTTCACGTTGGGGCTGGTGTCGCTGTTGGCGGTGGCGACAGCGATGCGTGCTGTCTGGCGGTCGGTGAAGCCGTGCTGCATGGCCTCGTCCGCGCCCTCTTCGATCTTGCTGTGCGGCAGCGACGGTCCTTCGTAGAAGTGGCTCGAGTACGGCGCTGCGGTTGCGTTGCGCCCGGCTCGAGCATGCGCTGACAGCACCTGGTCTCGCAGGTCTGACTGCATCTTGTCCGGGCTGCTGCCGTGCATGGCGACGTGCTTCAGCGTGTCCTTCTGCTCGAGGTCGGACAGGTCTTCCCAGCGCCGGGCGGGGATGACACCTGGGTGTACCTCGTGAGGCTCGTTGATGTTGGGGGTGCCCTGGCGGACAGTGCGCGGGACCTTCTCGCCACTGCCTGCCTGCGCCGTACTGAGGTGCGCCGGATCGGCCATCATCGACGTGCCGCGAACGGCGTCGAGGACGTGCTTGGCCGGAACGCCAGAGGCGAGCATCCCCTGGGCACCAACATGCTGCAGGCTCATGCCGTGTCCGACAGGTGTGTCGGGCAGCACATCAGCACGACCTGGGCGCCCGCCTTGCTCTTCGAACGTCTGCCGCTTCGCGGTAGTACTGCGAGTGAGATCCTCCCCGCGGCGGGCGAATCCGAGGTCGCGCTGCGCACGGGAGTGGTCCGCAAGCGCCTTCTTGGTGTCACCCTGGGGGCCTGCGTTGACAGTGCGGGCGAGGCTGCGGGAACTCGGCAGCGGTGCCTCAACAGTGCGTGGTACTGCAGGGATCGGGACAGCGCTGAAGGTGTTGCCCCCGCTGTTGCGGACTCGGGTCACCATGGCGTCACTTCCAGCTCGGTGCATACCGCCGCAGGCTGGCAGCGACATCGGGGTTGACGTCGTACACCGTCGGCGGTGGTCGCATCTTCCCACGTGGTGTCATCGGGATCTGCTCACCACCGCTGGCGAGCATCTGCTCCTGCACCGTCATCATCGGTGCGAAGCGCAAGGTGGCAATCGTGCCGTCTGGCTGCGGAACGGCTGTCTGCATCTGGCGAACGAGACCTGCCTGAGGCTGCATCTCACTCGGCCAGAAGTAGTCGCTGGGGTCGATGCGCTCGCCCTTGTGCACGCCGCGCGAGTAGCTGCGCTCATTGACCTGACCCTGCAGGTTCTGTAGGAATCGGTCCTCGCGTCGGCTCTGGATCGTGCCGAGATAGCCCGACGGATACTCGGCTGACGGGACGAAGCCACTCATGCCCGAACGGGCTGCGTCGAGCGGGTCGCGGAACTGGATCTGCTGCGCGCCGCCCTGCTGCACGCTCTGCCCACCCGCACCGAACGGTGGCAAGTACTGCGAGTTCTGGCCGATCACTTGATGGCCAGCGGGGTGGCGTCGAGCAGCTTCACACCAAGCTGCGAGAGCAAGTGCGACGGGATGTAGAGGTTGAACTCGTGGGTCTGCAGGACGACCTCATGCGTCTCAGGGTTTTGCACGAGGCCGAACTCACCAGCGACGAGTTTGAAGTCCTGCGCCATCAGCGTCCGCTCTTCTTGCGTCGCTGCTTCTTGCGGTCACGCTTCGGATGTCCTGTCCGCGCGCGCTGCCGCTCGACAGGACTATCGCCGACGTACCCCAACCATCCGCACGGCATCAGGCACTCGTCTCATGACTGTGAGTGGCCACCATCTCGTGCAGCGCGTCGTGCAGGTCGTGCAGATCGTTGAGACGGCTGCCAGAGCTGGCGACGTGGGCGTGACCGCTGAGCAGGTGGTCGCGTACCTGCGCGCGAGTCTGGACCGAAGGAGCTTCCCGTCGGTCCTTGAACAGAGGTACGACCTTGCCCATGACTACATGGGGCCGTATCGGCCAGCGGCGAGGAAGTTCTGCCTGCTGCCCATCACGGCAGGAAGGATCTTTCCCGCCGCCAGGGTGCCTGGGTACGGCCCTTCGGACGCAGGAGTGCGCTTGGCGGTGATACGGAACTGCGCACTGGCGTTGGTCGCGGTACGCCCGCGTGTGCCCTTGACACCCAACGCCGCTGCGTCGCCGGCGCCAGTAGCGCTACCTGCTCGAGCAGGACGAAGCACGCCCTTCCCGATGTCGGTGGCCGAGGCGTCGTCCACCTTCATGCCGGTGCCCTTGACCTGGCCGACCACCGGGCCGAGCGGGCTGTGCTTGGTCATGGAGCCCCCAGTCGTGCCGGGGGCCTTCATCGGTCGCTTCGCCATCAGGACTCCTGTAGTCGGAATGCTCAGAGCGTAGGTCGTTCACGCCATCTCAACAGGGAGACCTACTCCAGAATCACGATTCTGAAGGTCATCGCCGACACCTGGTCCCCGAAGTTTCCCTCGGCAGTGTCCCAGCCAGGCACCACAGCGATGTCAAAGCCGCGGGGGCCGACGTATCCGCGTGCGATGGCCACTGCCTTCATGGCCTGCCCGACGGCGCCGTGACCGATGGCCCGCAGCGTCACCTTCTTGTTGTCGTAGATGGCATGGCTGACGGCGCTGGCCAGACTCGAGGGGTTGGAGCTGCTCGAGACCCGCATGATGTCGCGATCACCCCGGCGCTGCGCGACTTCAGCGGGTGCCTGCACCTCGCTGGGCGCTGCTGCTGTGGTCACCGTGTCATCTCCCGCCGAGTCATGGTCCATCTACTCCATGACCCTACGGGAGGTCAGGAGCCGCGACAGGGAGAGACGATGGCGATGGCTCTGGCCTCGGTCTTGTCGAAGATGTAGCGCTTGTAGACGTGGGCGTCCACGATGCGCGCGTCGTCCACGATCACGCCGCCCTCGGTGAGCCCGTCACCTATCGCCCTCGAGAGCTTGTCCCAGTCGTAGGTGGTCTTCGTGCACGGCAGGTCACCGGGCTTGGCACTGGCTGGCGGGTCGAACCAGAACCAGAGTTCAAGGACGAGAGGACCGTCGAGCTTCTCCCAGTTGTCGGGGAGCTTCTTCTCGCAGACGGTACGGATCATCTCGCGCCATGGTCGTGTACGTGGGTTGGCCTCCATGCCGAGCGGTGACTTGCTGCCCTGTGGTGCTGGTCGACCGAGGATCGTCACGACGATGGTCTCGTCGGCGATCACTTGACATGAGCCGATGACAGGGCTGGGCGCCTTCACCGGCAGCACACCGCGCTCTCGAGTGCGTCGGCGGATCTCGGTCATCGGCGCTTCCTCACCCGCACGTCGAAGACGCCTGCAAGATCAGGTTCCTGCTTCATGATGAGCCTTGCGTAGAGAGCGGTGTAGTTGTTGTTCAGCTTGTAGGTGTCGTCTGTGGTTCTGACGTAGAAGTCCCAACGAGCGCGCTCCCAGACCATCTTCATGCCGATCTTGCGACGACCCACCGCCAACGCCTCCCCAGCGAGTTGCACGCACAGTCGGTAGACCTCTGGGTTGGCCTCATGGAAGACCCAGAACGCCACCTCGATGGGGTCCATCTCACGGCGACGCTTGAGCACTGTCACCGCGCGCCACCGTGACGTGCAGTCCTCCGCTCGGACGGGCTACGCTCGAGACGCCGGGTGAGCTCACGACTGACGACAGCAGCGTCCCGCTCGAACGCCTCGTGCCGGGCCGAGAGCAACTTGCGACGTGCGTACGCGTTGAGTTGCTCCTGCACTGCGGTCTGATAGATCGGATCAAGTGTCTTGCCGGCGCGCGCCACTGTCACACCTGGCCGCTTGCCCTTCGGCTCATCGGTGTCCTCCCCGCTCTGCCACGACTCAACGAGACCCTGTGCCTTGAGCTGGTCGACGTAGGACTTGGCGAACGCCTCATCGACATCAGCGACGGCGAGCTGCCCGCCCGAGTAGTCCGCCCACCTGGTCAGCAGCACGAGTTGGTCCATCAGCGCGCTGTCCTCCAGATCGGTCAGATCCAGCCCGGCGAGGTCGGGGATGTCGGTCCTCGGCTTGCTCGGCAACGGCAGGCTCTGCTTCTCGAGCTCGGCGGCGACCTCGAGGCTCTTCTTCAGTCGCTCTGCCTGCTTGCGTCGCACCAGTGTTGTGGCCATTCCCCGACTCCTTGTTCCCAGTGACCAGTTCCTCGTAGGGCTTGCACTGATCGCACGGCCCGTCGCGCTTGATGCACTTCGGTGGCCGTCCCCCCTCGAGGGCGTACTTGATGTCCTTGCACATCTCCCAGAGGTCATCGACGGCTTCGTCATCGCGGACGATCTCGAACGCCTTCACCATCGACGTGGGCTTGAACTCGTAGATGAACGTGAGCCGCTCGACGGGTGATAGGCCGTACTTCTTGGTCATCAGCGCGCGCATGCGCAGGTAGATCAGGCCCTGCCGCAGGTGTGGTCCGAACGGGCTGTTGATCTCCTTCCATACTCCTCGGGTGTCGAGCACCTTGGTGGTCTTGCCCCAGTCGCCTGGCACGTCGTGGGTGTGCTTCTGCAGCAGCCGTGGCAGCTCCATGCGGATGGTGCCCTCGCCGATGCTCTTGACTTCGATGAGGCGATCCTCGGTGGTGATGACGCTGTGCATCCAGTCAGCGGCCAGCACCTCGCCGTCCGCGTTGCCGACGATCAGATGCTCGTCGTCGCGTAGCGGCACCTCGTGGTAGTCGATGGCGCTCGCGCCGACGTGGCACTTCGGGCACTCGATGGGGCTGACGTCAAACCAGCGATGCCAGCAGGCGTTGCAGTACCACCGCCCCTGCAGCCGACCCATCCGCCTGAACCGGGCCTGCCACTTGCGGTGGTACTCGTGCCCTTCCTCGAAGATGTTCTCGAGTTGGAAGTGGTGTGGGTCGACAGGCGGCAGCCTGTCTTCCATAGCCAGCGTGATCCGTAGCCAAGTCGACCTGGGGCACCAGTTGCTCTTGGCCATCTCGCTGGGGTGGATGACGTCGAGCCGGCGCTCCCCGCCGTTTTGCATCTGGGGCTTGGTGGCCTCGTGCAGCAGCAGCCGCTCGCAGTCAGCGAGCAGGTCGTTCTCGTTCTTGCGGGCCTGCGCGAAGCGCGCGCTGGACCCGATTGGCTTCTCCCTACGCGGACCTGCGACGCCTGGCTGGCGCTTCTTGGGTGGCACGTTGCCCCTTGCTCTTCTTCTTGGCTCCGAGTGCGACCACCTTGGCCGCGTGCTCCTGCTGACGTTCTACCGCGCGGCGCCGACGGTTCTCCCAGCCGCGGCGAGCTGCTGCCGCTCGCTTCACCTGCGCGGCTTCGACCTCCAGCTCACGCTTGACGGCAGCCACACGACGGTTGCGAGCGATAGCGGCGCGTTGACGTTCGGACATGCCGCCCCAGATACCGAACCGCTCCCTGTTCTCGAGGGCGTACTCCAGGCACTTCTCCCGCACCGGGCAGACTGGCGAGCCATCCTCGCCGTTGCAGATGGCCTTGGCGTCTCGGGCAGTGACCTGGGCAGTCCCCTTCGCGGGGTAGTAGGCGTCGCGATCATCCCCGAGACACTTGGCCCCGGTGAAGTCCATCGTCGTCACCTTGTGCTGCCTCCAGGAGAGCGGTGTAGTCGTGCTCCTCCAGCACGACGTAGTGGCGTCCTCCGAGCTCAATGCCCATCAGATGCCTACGCCCTTCCAAGAGCGCCTCTCCCCTGATCTTCTCCAGCTCGCTGATCTTTAGGCTGAAGCTCCGACTGTCCGTGCGCTTGTACTCGATAAGTACCCCACATTCTTGCAGAGGGACACCAGGCGCGCGCGGGACTCTCACATCCCCCTTGGCGCTGGGCTTACTGCCCGAACCGGGACGAACTGCGCCTCCCATGACACGAGCGCCGCGCTTCTCCTGGGCCTGACTTGCACGGATGCGCCGACGGATCTCGGTCATGCTGCCGCCTTCCTGGCTTGCTTCTGACGCCAGCGTTCACGATCACACGCCTTGCATCGACGTGTCACCGACCCATCCTTGCGGGTGTCGTAGGCGGTGTTCTCCTCGTCGTAGGCATGCCCATGGGCGCACTGCTGCTTCGAGGCCATCGGGTGCGTGCCATGCAAAAGCTGATCGCGGGAGTTCTCGGACGGAGTTCCCCACTTCAGGTTGACGAGACGGTTGTCGGTCGGGTTCCCGTTGAGATGTCGGGCTTGCCAGTTCTTCTCAGGGCGAGGACCGACGAACGCTTCCAGTACAGCGCGGTGCACGAACTTGACCTGCTGCTTCCCACCATTCGGTGTGACGTGGCAGAAGAGGTAGGGGTACTGCTTGGCACTGCAGAGCACCAGCACCTTGCCCTTCGTGCGTCTTGGTCGGGGAAGACTTCGGACACGACCGAGAGAGCTGACCTCGTAGGCTCCCTCGCACCCCACGACAGGACGCCACTGCTCTTGGTCCTTGATACGCCGGCGGACGGTCGTCACGGGCTCTCGCCTCCCTGTAGCCGGGCCATGACGTCGGCCACCGAGAGCCCCACGAAGACGCTCGCGCCGCCCCGCAGGTAGACCAGTGAGCCACTCCCGCTGGCACCCACAGCTATCACTGACTCAACCAGGACCCAGCAGTCCTTGCTCATCTCCACAAGCATGCGGTCAATCTTCACTGAAGAGCTCATCACTGTCTTCGAGAGGAGCCTGTGGAGGTTGCGCGAAGGCTAGCGGCTGCTCGGACTGGAGCCGCTCGAGCAACTGGCTGTTGGCCTCGGCTGTCTTCTGCAGACTGTCGTCCATCCAGTCCATGACCATGACGGCCATCGCGGGGTCGGTGAAGACGGCGGCGAGTTGAGTACTGCGGTCCTGCTGCATGAACAGCCCGACCTGCTCGTCATCGATTGGTGTGATGAACAGGGCCGCGTTGCCGTTGGCGTAGCCATGCCATTCCGCCAGGTCGGCGAGACTCACTGGCGTCCTCGCCAGAGTTTGCGCCAACCCCGCTTGACCTTGGCCGTGCCAGTCGCCGGCAAAACATTGCCGCGGGTGCATGGGCTGCACAGCACTGGCAGCAGTGACGAGGCGTGGATGTTGGTCGGTCCGTTGCACCGCATGCAGGGCTTGTAGTCAGCCATCCAGCTTTCCGATCTCGCGGAACTCCGAGTCAGGGATGATGACTCTTGGGGGCCTGTTCTCCAGATGCATCTGCAACCTCTCCCCCTCACTGGCGACGGCCTCGAGTTGCTCGTTGACGTACACCTCACTGGCCCTTGCAGGGGCAGTCCCACTGAAGGAGTAGGACGTCTTGTGTCGTCTCATCGAGATTGCCTGATTGGCCAATGCCAGTGCCTTGAGTTGTAGCGCACTGAAATCCTTCTGCAGTTGCTCCTGTTCGGCAAAGCGCTGCTGCTGAATCGCCGCCCGAAGTTGGCTGACCGAGAAGAAGACGAAGCAGACGACGATCATGGCAATGAACTGCACGATGTTCAAGATCGCTAAGATGCTCATTTAGATGGCCTTCCTTCGCCTGAGTGGTTTCTTGCTGGGGGCGTCCTCGTCTTCGACAACGTGCAGATCCACCACGTTGTCTTCCTCATCGATCTCGATGGGTGCCTTGCCCCTCTTGGCCAGGTCGAGCACGCTGGCCTCGACGGCTGCTCGCCAGGCGACGTCTGACTGCAGCCTCGCGATGAGCAAATCCTTGCTCTTGATGAACTGCTCCTCGGGGCCGAGGTAGCCGTTTCCGCGGCGTCCGATGACGTCGAAGTAGAGCGCGAGGTTGACGATCTGCTTGAAGGTGTCGTAGTCACCAGCGTTGAACTCGCCGTGTTCCACGAAGTAGAAGTCGGCAACGCCCACCTGTTGCGGGCGGGCGCCTTTCATCTTGATGCAGACGATCTTGATGGCCTGCCCGACCTTCTCGCCTCGCTTGTTGACGATCCACTCGTCACGCTTGACGTCGAGCCGGGCGTACATCCAGTAGTTCTTGCCCTTGCCGCCCGAGCTGGTGCGCGGGTCGCCGTGCAGCACACCGATCTTCTCACGCCACTGGTTGACGATGACGCCGGCGAAGGGGCGGTCCTCGAGGTCGGTCAGCGAACGCTTCGACGCCTTGGTGCACTTGCGCATGAACAGATTGAGCACCTTCGCCCCGCCCATGCTGATCTCGTCCACACCCTTGTCGTCTTCGAGCTGGGTGACCATGGCTGGGTAGGAGTCGATGACGAGCATGTCGCAACCACGGCCCTCGATGAACTTCAGTGCCACGGTGAACGCGAGTTCCATCACGTTCTCCTCGACCAGGTAGACCCTGGTGCGGTCGACGCCGCACTTGTCGGCGAGATCGGGATCGAACGCCTCACTGGCCACCCACACGCAGAAGTACTCAGGGTCTCGCCGCTGCTGCTCGGCCAGCGCCTTGAGGATGAAGGTGGTCTTCCCACTGTTCTCCAGCCCCAGCACCTCAGTCCACTGATTGACCGGCAGACCACCGGACATGGCGACGTCGAAGGCCAGCGCTCCAGTACCCCAGCGATCGGCCACCACGATGTCGGAGGCGATCACGACGGTGCCCTCGCCGAACCGCTTGTCTCGGTTGACAGCGGCAGCAATGATGTCGGATTGCCGACGACGGTCGCCCTTCTTCGCTACGGCTTTGACAGGGGCTGCTGTCTTGCGTGGCGTGGTCTTACGTGCCCGCGGTGCGGCCTTGGCAGGGGTAGCGCGCTTGGTGGGGGGCATCAGGCTCCAATCTTCTTCACGAATTACCGCCAGGCGGTTCGAAGGTTGCGTACCCGCCGCCTTCGACGGCGACGGTGACGCGGTGGTTGCTGGGGAGTTGACGTGCTTGCCTGGCTGGCCCCGAGCTACGCGCGCTGGCTAGAGACCCTCCTGTGCTTCCTGCCTGCACCTTGGGGAACCCGCAACTCGCGCACTGCTTGGCATGCACCGTCCCGCCCGCGAGCTTGCTGAAGATGCCCCCTTCCTGGATCTCGAAGAAGGTGTCCTTGAAGCAGTTCGGGCACTGGGTGGTGTTGGCCCTCACCACCGTGCTGCCACCCGTGCGCGCCGCGCTGTCGTGCAGCATCTTGATAGTGCCGTCGTCGGCGACCTGCGCGCCGGTCTGGGCGTCGTAGGAGAAGTATTGCGACGGTTGACCCTGCTGGTACGCCGGATCCTGCGGCGTACCTGGGGCTGGTGGCTGGTAAGCCTGCGGCGGCGAGGCGTAGGGAGCCAGATGCGGTGGGAGTTGCCCTGGCGCCACTGGAGGGGCCACCGGAGGGTAGTGAGGCGGCTGGCCAGTTGGGGGTGCTGTGGGGGCGGGCTGCTGCCGTGCCTGCGCCAGCTTCTGTGCATACCAGTCCGCGTTACTCACCGTGTCGTCTCCCGAGTGTCCATCTACTTAGCGTCGCTCCAACGCTGCACAGTGTGCATGTCGATCTTCATCGGCACACTGAGCAGCTTCTGGATGCCGGGGCCAAGCATGGCCTCGTTGAGTACATCCTGCCCGTCTTCGATGCGGTCGTCAGGTACAACGAGCACGAGTTCGTCGTGCACGCTCAGACTCAGACGCAGTTCCTCATCACAGAGCCGATGTCCTCGCACCATGGCGAGCTTGATGATGTCGGCGGCGCTGCCCTGCACGACGGCGTTGACCGCCTGCCGCTCTGCCTCACTGCGGGGCCACCAGTCCTGCGCCATCAGAGCAGGCAGTCGACGCTTACGACCGAGCAGGGTGGTGACGTGCGGTGGACGTTGACGACGGGCATCAGCGACGGTGCGCTCGGTCCACTTGTAGAGCCGTGGCAGCAGCCTTCGGTGTGCCTTACGGAACGCAACAGCGTCGTCCAGAGAGATCTTCGACATGGACGCCACCTTGTCGTCACCGGCGCCGTAGGCCACTGCGAAGTTGGTGTTCTTCGCGGTGGTGCGCTGGGTCTTGGTGACATCCTCAGGGTCGATCCCGAAGACCATCCCGGCGACGAGCTTGTGCAGGTCGACACCTTCATCGAACGCCTTTACCAGCACTGGGTCCCGACTGAAGTGCGCCATGACGATGTACTCGATCTGGCCGTAGTCGGCGACCACGAGACTGTGACCTGGTGGAGCAATGAACAGACCGCGCACCTTGGTACCGAGGTTGTCGACGTCATCTTTCTCGCCAGGTCGTGGGATGTTCTGCAGGTTTGGCTCGCTGCAGTTGTGGTTGTAGAACCCCTGCGTCAAGTAAGAGTGGTCTCCTGCGACTTCAACGTCCCAGACACCCATTGTGCCCAGAGAGGCGATCTCGCGAATGCTGACCGTCTGCCGTGCAGGTGCCGGTGGCCGACCTTCGTCACAACCGCGAGGTTGTCCCAATCGTTGTTCGTCTTGTCCTCGTCTATGTGGTGCACCTCCACCCAGTCGGGCAGTTTCTTCAGCCCGAGCGCCTCGGCCATCACCAACCGATGTACGTACTCGTACTTCCTGCCGATCTTCCGCTGCAGGTAGCCATGGCCGTCGAAGATGTCCCCCTTGTGGCCGTGGTGCTGAGAGCCACTCTTTCCGCTCATCGGGTTCTCGTGCATCTTCGATCTGGAGTAGCGGAGCGCCTGCTCGGCCTTGAGTTGCTCCCTCGGCAGACCGTGGTTCACGATGTGCTGCACGTTGTGGAACGTCGTCCCCAGCCGCAGAGCGAGCTGCTGCAGAGTCGGCTTGTCTGGTGCGAGGTACATCTCCAGCACTTGGTCGCCATTGGCTTGCACGAACGCCTTCGACACCGACATACCCAAGCACCTCATCGCCTTGCGTCATGTCCCCGACAGAGCGCCACCCGGTCGGGGTGAGCAGCCTGTGCTCACGGGTACATTCAAGCACCGAACCGTTCGACAAACATACCCGCAGCATCTCGTCGGTGCCCTTGTAGATCTTCCGCAGCACGGGCTTCAGCGCGCCCGTATGTGTGCGCACGAGGTCGCCCTCCTCGGGCAGGTACGAGTCGAAACGGAAATCACCCCGGCTGGTGGGCAGGATCGTCGCCCCCGACACACAGGAGAACCGGCCCGTCACTGTCCCATGCTGTTTGAAGTTGGCGTGCAACTTGCCCTTGTAAAGGATCGAGGGCTTGATCTCTATGCGCTTCTTGCCGCCGCTCTCCTTGACCACCTCGCCGCCCAAGTAGGCCGTCAGGTAGGTGCTGTGAATCTTGTCGACGTCCTCGTGCTCGAGGTAGGTGTCGATGAACGGGTGGTCGAGTTTCTCGAGGGTCTCCCGTGCCGTCGACGGAGCACCACCCTTCGTCCTGCCTTTGACCTTCAGCCCGAAGCCGCCTTCCTTCTTCGGGCCATAGAACAGGGCTTGCTTCTGGGGGCTGCTGTTGAGGTTCACTTCGCGGCCAGCGATGCGGTAGAGCTCCCCCTTGAGCTGAGCCAACTTGCGCCCGAGTTCTCCCTTGAGTTTCTCGGCTGCCTTGACGTCGAGGAGCGCACCTTGCTGTTCCATGTAGAGCAGCACCTCGAGCACGTCCATCTCCAGGCGCCACAACCCGTCGAGACCCTGCTCCTCGATCTGTGGTTCGTAAAGCTCCTTGAGCAGCCAGGTGGACTTCGCGTCGTAATGGTTGTACCTGGCTGCTGCGCGGAACCCGTAACGCTCGGGGGCCTCCCCCATCTTCTTGTCGTAGACGAATCCGAGCTCTCGCTTGTTGAGTGTGCCGAGGCGGTAGTCGCGGTAGTTCTCGTTGAGCATGTGGGCGGCGATCTGAACGTCGAAGAACGGGCCTGGCATGACTTCATCGTCGTAGTACTTCAAGATGGTCTCGAGGTCGAACTTGATGTTGCAGCCGATCTTGAGCACGTCTTCGTCGTAGAACAACGGCTCGAGGATCCCGAAGACCTCTCCACGCGGGAGTTGTCGTGGGGCAGGGGTCCAGAGCGGCACCTTGTAGTTGCGAGTCTTACCGTCGTTGCCGACACGTGGCTCGGTGGTGGTGCCGTTCTGCTCACCGTGCGGATGCCCACTGGGTACAACGAAGGACAACCCCTGCGTGGCGATCCCGGTCCAGATGACTTCATTGCGTCGTGGGTCGAGCCGGAACTGATCGAAGGTCTCGCCGGCGCCGGGGACGGTCTCAACGTCGAAGGCGAACTCGCCCTTGTCCAGTACGCGATCCACCAATTCTTCGAGCTCGCGGTCGTCGGTGACGATGCGTGTAGTGGTGAGCAGCCTGGTCACCGGGTAACCCAGCGAGCGATGAATCGTTGCAGCACTTCGCAGTAGGCGCGGTTCTCGGTGTAGTCGCTGACACGCAGACCGTGCTCGGAGAGTGCCACTGCCTCGGCGAGCGTCGTCGGTCCCACCCAGACCGGCTCAGCCATGTGTCACCAAGTCCTCGCTGGTAGTCAGCTCGTCGCGACTCGGCTCGAGTTGAGTGATCGTGGCTACCTGGGCACCAGTCAGGTCAACTTGTACGGCTAGCTCATTGCCGCGCCAGCAGGGAAGTGCAGTGAAGAGTTTCCCCTCGTATTCCACCGAGTCCCCGACGTCGAGATGCACTCCCTCTTGTTGCAAACAACCGATAAGATCCCGCGGCCTGACTGGCGGGTAGGCGACGTAGAGATGGATGTGTCCTTTCTTCACAGCGACAGCCCGAGTTCTACGTCGGCCATGACCTTCACGATGTTGCCGGCGGTCGCCTCTACCTTCAGCGCCAGGTCATCGAACGAACGCAGCACGGGCTTCTCCGGGTTACCGACTCCCAACTCTGCGGGGTCGAAGGTTTCGGTGCGGATCAGGATAGGCCCAATTGGCATGTGGCCTTTGGCATGTGCGTGCAGCAGTACGGCGTCATGCGCTGCTGCGTCGAAGTCATCCCGCAGGGTGTCCTGCACGTTGACGAGGAAGGAAACTTCCAGCGACCGCGCACCTGTGTCGGAGGTGTGTACCACCATCTCAAGCCTTGTCAGCTCGGGAAGTGCGCGGTCGCTGAAGTCCATAGGAGAGGTCAGTCCCGTTCGCGGAGTTGCTTGGCGATGTCCTTCATCTGGGCCAGCGTCGGGTACTTGACGTAGTTCTCGTCCTGCATGTCCTTCGCGTAGTCGTCCAACTCGTCGTCGGTGAACGGCTCTTCCTCCCAGTCCGCCTTCAGGTCACGCTCCCGAACGACCTCGACGGCGTACTGCGGCGGGCCGTCGTTCTTGCCCGGCGTCTGGGACAGCGAGTAGTACTCCTTGGTCATCGGGCCGGTCTTCAGGCTGGCCTTCTTCTCGATGAGCTCCTCGAGCATCGGGCCAGCCTTGAGCACCTTGACCTTGGGCTCACCCTCCTCGGGGATGACCAGCACGTTCCAGAGAGCGACAGCACGGGAATCATGGCCAGTGTTGCAGACTGGGCAGTCCTTGGGCTTCAGGCAGATCCAGACACGCTGGCCCTTGTTCAGCGCCTTGAAGAGACCGTGCTCACCGTAGGTGGCGAACGGCTCGTCATCGAGGAACTTCACCAGCGTCTCGTCTTCTGTGAGTTTGAAGTCATCGAAGTTGGACGTTTCCTTGCGGGTCTTCTTGAAGCCTTCGAAACCACGTGAAGGCTTGCGGGTGGTGTCGTACTCCTCCTCCTTAGAGCCGCGACCGCGCCCACGTGACGGCTTCTCGTCTTCGTCATCGCGACTGCGGCCTCGTCCTCGACCACGAGACGGCTTCTCGTCTTCAGGCTCGTCGTCACGACTGGAACGACTACGACCTCGCCCACGCGCCGGCGGCTCGTCTTCAGGCTCGTCACGTCGACCACGACCACGGCGAGGGGTGTCGCCCTCGTCCTCGCTGGATCGACCTCGACCCCGTGAGGGGGGTGGCTCGTCTGCTGGCTGCCGGTCCTCGATGGCCTCCCAGACGACCTCCTCACTGTCGCTTGGCTCCAGACCGAGGAACTCGGTCAGCTCGTCCCACTCCTTGTCGCTGAGCTGGGTCAGCGCACGCTTGCTGGTTGGGAGCTCAGGACCCTCGGGCTCCCTACTGCGGCTACGGCCTCGACTCTCCTCAGGCAACTCGCCACGGCTTCTGCCACGACCGCGGGGGCGGCGCTCGTCCGCGTCCTCGTCGTTGGAACTGGATCGGCGGCTGCGGCTCTCGTACGCGTCAGCCTCGGGTGCATCCTCGTCGCGTCCTCGGCGGCGGGGCAGTGGTCGTGCCATCAGCGGTTCCTCGTCTTCTCACGGCGCGCGGGCCGTGCTGGTGGGTTGTCGAAGAGCATGCTCTTGTCTGCCTGCGACAACTTCGCGGCTTCCTCGAGCTCGGGGTCCAGATTCTGATCCAAGTACTGCTCTGCGGCCTTCTTCAGTTCGGTCATGAGCTCGTCGGGATCCATGTCCGCGAGCACTTCTTCGGTGAACAGGTCGAGCGGCTCGATCGTCACGGTCGCCATGATCTCGGTCGACTCGAAGTTGCCCATGTTCATCTTGTAGGCGCGGGTGCGGGACAACTTCACTGCTGCATCGCAGCCACCGCCGACAGACCAGCGCGGTCAGCCTCCTCCCCGTAGTGGCCAGCCATGTCGGTGACATCGCCGGTGTCTCCACAGGAGCAGATGACCTGGCGGTTGTCTGTCCTGCTTGCCGGCGTCATGTCGTGGTTGCCCATGACCGCGGCGTAGGCAGCGCGATACACACGCTGCTCGTCGGTGACGTCTTCTTCGACAGGCACCTCAATCGGCTCGCTCACCCGAGTACTCCCATCTCGTTGAAGAGCGCCTCGACCCGCTCAGAGAACTTCGTGTTGCCGACTTTCCTAGAACTCGCGTTGCCGAGCACGCCTTCTTCACGGGCGATCTTCACGATGCCCTCGATCATGAGCCTGGTGTAGATCCTCTTCTGGCCATTCTTGGTACGACCTGGGGTGCGGTACTTGCTGACAGGGAGATAGCCCTGCCGTTCCCACTTACGCACCGTCTGTGGAAGCCGGTCGAGCATCTCGGCGAGCACCCCGAGGGTGTAAAACTCCACGTCCTTACCGCGCACTTCAAGAGTGAGCTTCGGGATACTGTCCCAGCCGCCTTTGGTCTCGGCACCCGTCACTGCCTTGCGCTTCTTCTTGCTGCCGGGGTAGTAGTCCTCGGCAACGACATCCGTGTCGGACGACTTCGCTTCAAGCATTTCCTCGAAGCGCGCCATCGGATCTCGGGCGGTCACTCCGGGTTGAAGGAGTAGGTGATGTCAGTGTCGTAGAGGCTGTCGAGCATCTTCTCGGTGAGCTTGGTATCGCGGTGCCGCTGGTGGAAAGCGAGCAAGCGCTCCTGGCTGAACTGCTGATCGGCCCCGACCTTCACTCCGTCGACCTCGAGCAGTCCGCTGTCCTTGATCTGCTTGAGCACCTGCCGTGCGGTCCGAGGGTCGCCAGCAAACATCAACGTGACGCGGCCCTCCTGGATCTGCTCGAGGAACTTGCCTTTCTCGGCCATGGCCTCGGCGCGGTCCACGTTGATGAAGGTGGTCTTGTTGGCCCGGCGCACGAGCTTGGTGCAGCCATCGACTGGCTCGGGCAACTCGATGACCTTGTGCTGGCCCTTGTCACCGTGCGGGGTGCCGAACTTCTCAATGAGCGGCGTGATCTCGTCACGCTTGGCGTTAGCCACAGCGGTAGCGGCTGTGGCCGCTGCCTTTGCCCGGCGATGCTCAGCGAAGATGTTGACGAGGTTGGCCAGGTCGACCTTGGACGTCGGCTTCCGCCGCTTGACGGTGGTCACGCAGTGTGCTCCTGGTGTGTGTCCCGAATGGTGGTTCGTACCTGCTACGCCAAGGGACCGTACCAGGGTCCCACGACAGTTCGCAGCAACCGCCACCACCTAGTTGAGACTGGGGGTGATCCCCTTGCGGTGGACGTCTGCATGGACGTCGTAACCGCGTCCAGCACCCATCAGTCGCTGCTGAGCCGTCACACGATCAGGGGCTTGCTTCCAGCCCTTGGTGGGGTACCCAGGGTCCTGACGGTAGGTGCCAGAACGTGGCACGAAACGGTCTGGCCACTGTCTCCCCAGCGCGTCCTCGGCTGCCACCTGCACAGGTTACGACGAAGGCCCCCACCCCGTCAGGAGTGAGGGCCTTCGGCCCAAGCAGTAAGGTCAGACGCGGTAGGTCAGACGCGGACGGCCCACTCCTGCAGGACGAGGCCGATGGCCGGGTCGATGCCCTCGATCAGTGCGACCCAGGCGTCGGTCTCGAGGTACTCGGGATAGCCGTCGTGCTGCAGGACCATCTCGCGGTAGACGATGCCAACCTGCTCATCGGTCGGGTCCTGCAGATACTGACGAATCTCGCGCTTGGCGTTCTCGAGGTCGAGCCGCGCGGCGATCTCCTCCCCGCCGTCGAGCAGCGGGTAGGTGCCAACCGAGATGCCAAACTCGACCACCCGCAAGTAGGCAGGGTGCAGGTTGTCGATGCTGAGCGGCTTGGTCTTGTCGAGCAGCACGGGCACGACGATCTGGTCGATGTGACCGACCGCCCAGTGCCCCGCGCCGAAGACGTAGATGGCGGGCCAGGAGTTGAAGTCCCGCGATGGGTAGCCCTCGTCATCGAGGTCGGCGTCGAACAGCGACGGAAACTCGGCCTTCAACGTGGTCCAGACGACCTCAAAGTTGGCAACCTCCTCGTTGCCGGAGTCGCGGTGCTTGGTCCACGTCGGCGCGCTGGCGACCCAGAGCTGCTCGTCGTTGCCGAAGTAGCCGAAGTCACCCGGCTTGGTCAGCACGTCCTTGGCCTGCTCCAGGGCGTGCTCCAGCAGGTAGGTATTGGTGGTCGGCTCCGAGGATCGGGACAGCCGCTTGATGAGGTACACCTTGAGGATGTCGAGCAGGCGGTCCTGCCCGTAGAGCAAGTTGTTGACGAAGGTCTTCTGTGGCTCGCGGAAGCCCTTGTCGCGGAGCGCGACGATGAACAGCGACGGGAAGACGTAGCCGTCCCGCAGGTGCGCCCACAGGTGGCTGTCGTCCTCGGCCACACGCCCGTCGGTCGTGGTAACGATGCCTTGACAGTAGAAGCAGTCACCAGCGGTGTTCAGGTGGCCCTGCTCGCGCAACGTTGCCACCCAGCGGGGGAAGGACTCAGCCGCCTTGGTGAGGTATGCCTTGACATCGGCGGTGACCTTCCTCTTGGCCTCGCGCGCAGCCTGTTCCTGAGTCGGGTCGGGGTAGGTGCCCTCGACGGGCGCCCAGAGATAGTCGCGGGTGACCCGCAGGCGGATGCCGTCGGCGAAGGGAACGTTGAAATGGCCTGGCACGTCGATGGCGTAGCCCGACACGAACCAGTCACCCTTGTTGCTGAACAGCCGCACACCAGGTGGTAGGTGGTCGTTGATGCGTGCCTTGGTGGTAGAGGTGTGCCAGCCACCCGTGTTGAGGGTGACGTCTTCGCGGGTGTAGCGGGCAACAACAGTGTCGTGGAGCTTGACGCCGAGCGCGCCGCCAGCCAACCGCACGACGTAGGTGTTGTTGCCGATCCTCTTGCGGTCTGTCGGCTTGCCGCGCGCGACGGCGAGCTTGTCAAGTTGTGTGTAGCTGGACATGTGAGCTCCTCCGAGTAGGTGTTCCGATGACACCACTGTAGTTCATAGCAACACAGTTGTACAAGTACCTTGCACCTGATACGGTTCTTGCTATCGGAGCATTGACCTGGAGGAACACCATGGACCACACGCCACGTACGGTGATCGATCGCATCAACGAAGGATTGCCCGAGGGCTTCACCGCCTACGAGAACATCGACCTCGGCCCCGCCGCGTTTCACATCTATGTGGAGGACGGGTACGGGATCTACTTCACCTTCGCAGCGGGCTTCAACACGGACGGCTGGGAGGTCGTTCTGGACATCGCAGGTGACTACACCGCGCTCCCTGACGGCCCCGAAGCGGACGCCGCCGACGAGGCGCTGGCGAAGTGGGCCATCGGCATCATCAAGTCCTATGCCTCACGCGGCGAGCAGTCTCGCGAGGACTGGGCTGCAACGCTGTTCCGCTGCACCGTCGGCACCGACTGCCCCCACCACCCCGGAACGGACCACGAGTCCTACGACAACCGCACCGACTTCGAGAAGGAGACGGCGCGGCCTTACCTTCGACCAGGCAAGGAGGTGAACGTGGACACCTACAAGATCGTGCGGTTCTTCAGCGACGACCGTCCGAGGCAGACCCGCAAGACCGGACTCTCCCTCGAGGAGGCGCAGGCACACTGCAACGACCCAGACACCCGCAAGGACGGCGAGTGGTTCGACGGCTACGAGTCCGAGTAATCCCCAGAGCGCACCCAGTAGGGTGCTCCGATGGCGAGGCCCCTGGCCTGCCTGGTCCCCCTTCGTCACCGACGCCGCATTGCGCGGAGGTCGCGGATCGGAGGCCCCAGGCGCCCAGGGGCTTCGTCGGTTTTCAGGCCACGTCATCCTCGGCAGCACCCGGATCGTGCTCGCGCAAGAACTCCGCAAGGCTGGCGGCGGTGATCTTCACCTTCTCCATCGCCTGACCAGTTCGGACAGCCTGCACCACGGCCTCTTTCGTCTGGGTGATGTTGGCGTAGTAGACCTCGAGGGTGTTCCAGATCAGGTAGTCACGGACGTTGACAGCAGTGTGGAAGTCGAGGTTGGCGCGACGGACACGGGCATTGCGCTGCGTGACACGACCAGCAGTGAAGGGCTTGTCGTAGTTGAACAGATGGTTGCCCTGTGGCAGATCGACGCCGTACCCGCCGGCGTCGGACGTCAAGAACAGCCTGGTCTCAGGCTCTCGCTGGAAGCGCTGCTTGGACAGATTGCGAGCCTTCAACGGCATATCCCCGTCGTACCGGGTGGAGAGCTTCTCGCCGTAGCGCTCCTCGAGCACCCGGAGCGCCATCTTGTGGTAGCTGAACACGACGATCTTGTTGAGTGCCCGGCGCTCGGATGGAGTGCGGTCGGCACATGCTGGGCACTCGCAGGTGCCGTCGAGAACCTTGTCGATGTCGAGACACAACTCGTCCATCTTCGGGGTCTCGATCAGGTCATCAAGCTCCCCTTCATCGAGCAACTTGGCGGCGTAGGCCGAGCCACTGTGCCCCTTGGGGACAAGAACGATGGCGTCCCCGCGCTTCCGCTTCACCTTCGGCCAGCCGGTGGGGTGGTAGGGCTTGGGGCACTTGTGGCTCTTCGCCGTCGAGCACTTGTGGTCTGGAATCGGTGACGGGCAGTCCTCTTCGTCGTGCTCGCCATAGGTGGCGATGTGGTGGTCTCGAGCGGCATCCATGTCGGCGTGCAGTCGGAGTTGGGCGAAGTACTCCTCGCCGGAGTTGATGAGCTGGTCAGGGTGCGCACAGAGCATTCGCATGCACGAGATCTTGCTCATGATCTTGCCTTGGGTCTCGGCGTCGGAGGTCTCGCCGGCATAGTGGGCATAGATGTCGAAGCCCCCGCGGGCTCGCTTGGCTGCGTCGGTGAGTTCCTGCTGCAGATCCTTGCTCATGAGCTGGTAGACCCGTGCTGTCTCGGGGTCGAAATCGATGAGGATGCGCTTCGGCTTGCGCATCGTCGGCATGTAGTCGCGGACACCTGGGTCGTCGGCGTCGATACTGGCCGAGCAGTCCTGCATCATCTCGTGGAACAACGACAGGTTCATGTACTTGCGTACCGTGCCCCACTTGTTTCGCTCCACGAAAGTGCTGTCGAAGATGTCGGGGCGACCTAGCACTGAGTCATCGATGAAGGACATGATCTGGAACAGCTCTTCGGGCTTGCCGTTCTCCATCGGTGTGCCTGTCAGGCCGAAGCGGAAGGGCGCATCACCGAGGGTGCTTCGGCATGCCTGCGTGACCAGGGCGTTGGGGTTCTTGATAGTCGTGATCTCGTCCACCACGACGAACATCATCGGGAGCCCCGCAACCTTGTTGTTGTCATCGATCACCTGGTCATAGCCGACGATGACGTACATCGGCTGAGTGCGCTCAGCCTGTTCGTAGAGATCCCATCGCTTGTCGGGTGACCCGTCGATAACGAGCACGTCGCTGGCCCCTACGTGGACGTGTGTGCTGTCGTGGTCGGGGTGGGTCGGGTCAGTGATGTCCTTGCCGCAGCACTCCTCGCAGGTGAAGGCGAGAATCTGGTCGCGCCACTGGTCCTTCAGCCCACCAGAGCAGACAACGAGACCGCAGAAGTCCGGGAACTCGTCAGCGAGCTCCTCGAGAGCGGCCACGGTCATCGGGGTCTTGCCGGTTCCCACGCCGGCTGTCAGGAGGAACAGCCCGCGGTCGACCATTCGCTCGACTGGATCGACCTGATACGGCCTGAGTTTTCCGGTGAAAGCCATGCTGCTTCTCCTGCTCCGAACGTACGCCGGCTGCGATGTAGTGCTGGGCTTCGTACAGCCCATACGTCACCAGCGCGGCGTCCATGGTCCCGATGTCCTTCTCGTCGCTGCGACCGTAGTTGAAGTGCCTGACATGAAGGAGCTTGCGGACCGTTGGGTCAACCAACTCGGCGGCTGCCTGCCGACCTGCCTTGTCGTTGTCGAGAGCCTCGACCAACTCCTCGGTGCACTCGATCAACAGCCGTTTCTGCGCCTGGCTGACCGAGCTTCCCATCGTGGCCAACCCGCCTTCGTAGCCGATGGTGAAGAGCCGCAACACATCGAGCGGTGACTCGAGCACGACCGCTGGCTCCCCGATGGGGAACTCGCAGTATCCGAAAAGGGTGAGGCTCTTCACCATCTCCTTCGGGGTGTTGATGAAGCGACGCTTCTTCTCCCACTTCTCCTGCCAACCCATCAGATCCCCGTTGGGCGCGCGGACAGGGATGATCCAACTCTCCCGCTTGGTGCTCCAGCGAACGCCGTAGTGATCGACGGATTCACGGTCGAGGTGTCGCGCCTCAAGCGCCCAGTCTGGCGCTTCGTCGTACATCGCGAGCTTGGTCTCCGGGACCATCTCCAACCTGGCGATCTCAGCGTCGAGATCTTCACGCTCCCGGCTGGCGAAATTGCCGAGCTCGCTGGCCCTTGCGAGGTTGGTGCCGAACTGCCGCAGCCACCGTGCCGCCCGGAACACGTCGTTGGGGAACTGTAGGTACATCACGAGTTCGAGAAAGGTCCCCTGGAAGCCGCACGAGTAACAGTTGTGCAGACCACTCTCCCGGTTGACCGACCACGACGGGTGCCGCTCTTCGCGGCCAAGGCGTTCCATATGACCTGGGCAGTAGCCCGTGATCTCGTCGTCATTGGTCTTCCAGATGCGCACCTGCAGGGCGTCCAGGGCTTCCTCAATGTCCTTGGGCGCCCGGTGGTGAGTGCGACGTAGCTCAGCCACTTGATCGCGCCCTGTTTCTCACATCGATCTTGCCGTCATCATGTTCATCAGGGTCCGCAGTGCTGCCGGTGAACGCGTACTCCTGGAACTGGCTGGTATCCCAGTCGAAGTAGATCTGCACCTCGACTTGGGGACCTGACCTGGACAGCAGCACCTTGATCCAGTGTTCGTCCTCAGCCCCGTCGATGCCGTCTCGTGGCTCGATGGCGATCACCACGTCGGAGTCCTGGCCGAAGCTGCTCGAGTAACCGATGGAAGATGCCTTGATGCTCTGGCCACGCATCTTGGAGTAGAGGGTCTGCGTCGTGATGACGACGGGGATCTTCATGAGTTGTGCTGCTCGCTTCAGCGCCCTCGTGATGTTGGTGATGGCGGCGGCGCTGCCCTTCGGCTCCCCTTCCTCGTCGTCCATCATGTAGACACCATCGATGAACACGGCCCTTGGCCGGTACTGCTGGATCTTGGCGATGACACCGCTGACGGTGGTGGTGCTGGAGATGTCCTCGCTCATGATGAACGGGGCACTGTCTCGTTGGAGGTTCTTCTCCAGCCGGCTGAGGCGCTTGCGGTCGAAGTCGTTCATCTTGCCCTTGAGAAGCCGGCGGTAGTTGGTGTGGGCACGCAGGCCGACCCAGCGGGCCACCATCTCGTCGTAGCTCATCTCGAAGGAGATCAGCAGCACGTCATTCCACTGCAGATTCACCTCGTCTGCCATCGACAGCAGCACGGTGGACTTACCACCCTTGGGAGGGCCGACGATGGTGATGAGTTGACCTGGCTGCAGTCCCATGCAAGCCATGTCGATGGTCGGCCAGCCGGTCGAGACACCGCGCAGTGAACCAGGGTCTTCGGTGAGCTCCTCGTAGTAGTCGTAGACCTTGGCGAACTGCTTGGGGTCGGTCAGGTCGTGGTCGCGCATCGGGTTGATCAGATCGGAGATGCCAGTGATGGCGCGCTTGAGAACCTTCTCGGCGTCGTCGGTCTTGTTCACATCGTCAGCAAGGAAGTCTGCTGCCTCTGCGACAGCGTTCTGAATCACGTCGTAGCGGAAAGCGAGCCGGGCACGGTCTACGTAGTAGTCGAGAGGTTCTGGGGTGTCTGGCAGCGTCCACGTCGGGTGGTTGGCCTTCAGTGCCTGTGGACTGGGTGCCTTGCCGTAGGTCCGGTAGTGCGTGTGCATCCAGTCGAGAACAAGCAGATGCTCCTCGTCCACGAAGTAGTCGCGGGTGACTTGGCTGTCGAGGAAGCCGAGCATGTCCTCGTCGTTGATGACCTTGGCCAGCAAGAGGCGTTCAACATCAGCCACGCCCGAGCTCCAGACGAACTTCCATGACTTGGGCGAGTGCATCGGTGAAGAGTTCGCCGTCGTCGTCCCGGACACCCATCAGCCGGTCGACCTCGCGGTTGCATTCGAGCACAAGCGTCTGCAGCGTGTGCATGTACCGCTGCGTGTCGGGCCAGTTCATCTAGAACAACCTCAGATGGTTGGGATCGGTGACGAGCAACCCACGATTGCCGTAGGCCAGGTGCCTGGAGGGGTCCGAGTGGATGACGTACAGAACGTCGGGCATGGTGGCCAAGCGCTTCGACAACGATGCCTCATCGACAGACCAGAGGTTGGAGAACGGGAGTGACTCTCGCGCGAGCCGACGTTCGAGGGCGTCGCAGAAGGGCTGGCCGAGGAAGGTCACGATGTCGAAGCGGTAGTCGCGGCGCCAGGTCAGATCCCAGATGATCTTCTGGACGTGCGGGATCAACTCGAAGCAGTCCGCAGCTCGGCGCCAGCGCTTCATCCGCATGGCCAACTTGAACGGTGCAACGGCGTCGGGGCGCAGGTCTCCGATGACTCCCTCGAAGACGAACAACCACCGCGGTGGGAGTTGGTTGGACAGATCACCTCCGCGCACGCCGCGCCGCCCGCTTGGGCGGAACGATGAAGTCGCGCTTGTCAACGGCATCGGTGACGTCACAGACCTCGGACATCTGCGCCAGGAACGAGACCATCGACGGGCTGTACATCGAGAACTCCTCGCTCGTCATGTTGCTCGAGAGGAACGTGAGCCTCCCAGAAGTGTGGCGGCTGCGCAGGATGTGGTCGAGCTGGTTGTCACTGAAGCGTGTCTCGGTTCGGTGTTCCTTGCCGAGATCATCGAGGAAGAGCGCATGGCAGTCCTCGGTGATCCACCGAAACTTCATCTCGGCCTTCTCGTGCTCACCCCAGTCACCCTGTTGCTCTGCCTCCTGCTGGAGCTGGAAGATCTCGATGCGCTTCTGCATGAGTTGCTCGAAAGAGACCCAGCGCACCCAGCATCCTTTGGCAATCAGATCCTTCGCCAGGAGTGCCAGCCCCATGGACTTACCGACTCCTGGGTCACCAAGCAAAACGAGGCTCATGCGATCGGACATGTCCCAGGACTTTCCGTAGTGCATCAGGATGCTCTTGAGCTTCTCGTCATCGACGTCAGCATCCCCGTCGTAGTCGTCCCAAGTCTGGTGCTGATGCTCGACGGGGATACCAGCGAGGCGCACGCGCACATCGAAGGGCTGCTCTTGTTCTCGCTCGCGGTAGTACTCCTCCATCGTTCGCAACCGCGCCATTTCAGATCCCCTTCTGCTGTGCGTAGCGTGACGTGCGCTTCTTCGGGCGAGCTGCAGCGACTGTCCTCTTGCCATCAACCACGAGTTTCTGTCGAGCGTTGATGAAGCCGCGCCATGGGATGGCGTCCGCTGCCATGTACCGCTGTGGGCTGGCGACGAAGACGTCGACCATCCCCTCAATAGTCGCGAGGGTAACGCCGTCGGCTTCCATCCAGGTTCGCATCGACCTGGATACAGCCGGCACGTTGACGCTGCTGGGGTAGCCCTTTCCCTCAAGGCCGAGCAAGAGACGGCATGCCTGCCCGTAGGCCGTGGTGCCATTGATGGCTGCCCGTTCCATCCGGTCTCGCTTCTTTGCCGCTGATTCGGTACGCGCGTCATCACTGACCTTGCGCTTTCCTGCCTTCTTCTTCGGCTGCTGGTCTTCAGACTGCTGAGGAGTGCCGTCGTTCGAACCAAGTGCTGGTCCCTCGGCATCGGAGTCGAACTCTGAGGCAACGACACGGCGACGCCGTGGCGTTGTAAGTACTTCTTCCTTCTGACGGTTCTTACTGATGGTTCTCGTAGAGGGTGTCCCAGATTCACCCTCCCCCCTGCTTCTGGGACGGGGGGAGGGTGTCCCAGAAACAGGGGGGTATTTATCAGCCAGCACGATGCGGTAGACGTTTGAGGTCTGCCGACCAGCCGGTTCGTAGTCTGGTTGCACCTCGAGATAGCCAGCGTTCTCGAGGGTCGTGATGGCCTTGCTGACCGTGCGTTCAGAGATTTCCGTCATCTTTGCGACGGTCCCCACACGCGGCCAGCAGTACCCGTCCTCATCGGCGAAGTTCGCCAGTGCTAGCAGCACGGCTTTGCGTGATGCCGATCCACACAGAGAGCCACCACTGGCTTGCGTTTCGATGCTCTCGCCGACCTCGGTCTCGTAAACTGCGCTCATCCACTGCACGCTCATGACTTGACCTGGGCAACTGTGTTGTACAACTCTGTCTCCTGACGGGCACCAACGTCCACGACGACCCTCCCCGGCATGGCGTTGGGGAGGGTCTCGTGCTGCTTGCGGTAAGAGGTACGTCCTACACCCGTCGGCAACGGGCTGTACAACGTAGTAACTACGAACGGAAGCCCCACCCCAAGATGTGGGGCAGGGCCTCCGAACGGGCACTACATCTAGCTTGCGCGGCGCCGTCGAGGAGTTGCCTTCTTCGGCTCATCATCGGTGTCACGTGCCTGCGCTTCGCTGCCGTCCTTGCGCGGTCGACCAGCGCTCTTGGGCTTGCGAACCTCAGTGATGATGTGCTCGGCGAAGAGCATCATGCTCACCGCAAGGGCAGCAGAGGCGCGCTCGAGAACCTGATCTTGGTCACCCTCCTCGGCGATGGCCTTGAGACTGACCACCAGGTTCTGGCTGATCTGCTCAGCGGCCTCCCTGCTGCTGCGCAAACGGGCGAACACAGCCTCCTTGGGGTCCTCAGCGTCCTCGTCCTCCACCGGCTCGTCACCGGGCTCTGCAGCCTTCGCTGCGCGGCCACGACGAGTTGGTGCAGCCGGCTGCTGCGCCTCGTCACCGTCGCCGTCGAGTGGGAGTTGGTCCTCCTTGGCCGCGCGCTCGGCGAGGATGATGGCGTCGGCAACGAACTCCTTGTCGGTGCCCTTCAGGGAGTCGGTGGTCACCGACTTGTCGACGTCCTTGAGCTTCCTCTTCAACTCGGTCAGCCCGAGCTTCAGCAGGTTGGTGTGACGTCGCTTCTCGACCGCGGTGTAGTCGCCCTTCTCCTCCTGGGGCTCCGCAGCCGCTGCTGCGCGTCCCCTACCACGACGTGTCGGCTCCTCTGCGGGCTCCGTGGGCTCCTCGGGTTGGCCGTCCTCCTCGAAGGAGACCAGAGACAGCCCCTCCACGATGTTGTAGCAGGCCACGTCCGCTTCGTCAGCCGCCTCGGCGATGGCGACGTCATCCTCGCTGTCGGCGTCGAGGAACAGGATCAGCCGACCGTCGGCCACCTCCTGGTCATCGCTCGAGGTGAGGAAGTCCAGCATCGCCTCGTGCATGGACGGGTACTCGTCGGCGTCGTAGTCGTTGCCCTCACCGGCGAGCGCGATGACCTTCTTCAGCGAACGGTCCTTGTTGGCGTCCGCGTCCGAGAGCGTCGAGAACGGGATCTCATACTCCGTGCACCAGGCCACCACGGCGGCGATGCCGTCGGTGTAGGTGTCCTTGGTGACCGGCACGACGAGCAGGTCGACCTCGGTGTCCTCAGTGATGAGGTCATCGAGTTGTGCGGCAACCGCCTTGGGGTCGAGCTCGGCGGAACCGAGGAACCCGAGCGTCAGCGGCTTCTTGGGCGTGCTACGCCCCCTGCGTGATGGCATTTTTCATCCTCTCTGCCCACTCGATTCCTCGAGTGGGACGCGCCGCCTCGATAGCGACGTGGCTTGCAAGCAGCACAGGCACGGCGTTTCCGACCTGTTCGAACTGCTTGGTTCTTGATCCCTGCCACGGATAATTGGGCAAGAAAGACTGCAGCACACCAGCCTCAGCGACTGACACCCGCAGCCCGTCGTTACGGCTCTTGGTCTTGCCGTTGAAGCGGTTGGCGTTGGCGCCGGGGTGCTGCACCAGGTCGCGAGTGGCCAGCACGGTCGCTGGGCGCTTCGATGGCCAGTCGTGGTCCCAGTCGGTCCCTGTCTGATCGTTAACGCGCTCGTAGCCATCAGGTGTCTTGTCGATCCACTGCCACTGACTGGCATCGTGGCCGAGCGCCACTGTCGGGGCGGGCTTGTCGATGGTGCGCGGGACACTGCGGTCGTTAGCGCGGACGTGCGCCCCTGTCCCGAGCACCCACACGGCACTGCCTTGCCCGGTTATCGTGGCGGCAGGCGCCCTAGATGGATGACGGGTCCGCTGCCTCGAGGTAGCCCCGTATCCGGCAGTGCGCATACCGACCTTCTCCACCAACTCGAGCATCCCGGTGGTCAGACCGATCATGATCTCGAGGGCTACCTCGAGAGGTAACTTCTCCTCTTCGAGAAGCCAGTGCATGGAGTTGAGTCGCGCACCGAAATACATCGTCGGTGCTGGACGGTCGATGTCACGAACTGCCGCCTTCTTGCTGGTGTTGTTACGCAGCGCGGTGATCCGAAGCGCACGTTGCACGGTCGGGTCAGGGTCTGCGTCGTCGTAGATGTCGAGCCACTGCGGAGGTTTTCCGGTCAGTGTGAGGCTCGGTTCGTCCACCAGCCGCACACCGCGACCTCGTTCCTGCGCCTTCGATCCGTGGGCGCCGTGGCTGTAGTTGCTGCGTTGGACACGGAGCGGGTGGTCCTCAGGCTGCTCGATCCATGCACCGCTGTCGTGCGCGTCGTTGACGACCTTGCGGGCGCCGCTACCGCCAGCCATCAGACTGTCGGCTCCACCTGCTGCTGTTCCGGCTGCGATGGTGATGTAGGGCCGCTTCGGCATCCCCCATCCGAGTGCGTCAGCCATGCTGACCCACTTGCGCACGCCACTGTCCAACTTGTCGGGGGTCCTGGCGTAGTAGCGGCTGTGCGTCGGTGCCGGCTTGCTGACATCACCGACACGCGACGCGATGAGGATGGCACGCTCACGGGTCTGCGGAACGCCGTACTGCTCGGCGTAGAGCTTGCCCGTCCAGACACTGAACCCTCGAGCCTCGAGCACGGCCTTGCAGGCATCCCAGATGATCTGCACGAACGGGACCTGTTCCCAGACCATCCACTCTGGGTTCATCAGGAACGCCCAGCGCAGCGGCTCGAGTACTAGTCGCGAGCGCGGGTCCTCCCAGCCCTCGGACTCCTCAAACTCGACCCAGGCGTTGTCTTGCAAGCACATCCCGATATGCGCCAGGATGCGGGCCGCGTCGCCGAGACCTTTCTGCAGACCGGCCTTGCTGAATCCCTGACACGGTGGTGATGCCCAGAAGCCAGGGATGCCGCGATAGAACGTGGGATCCAGGATCGACACGTCGGCCTGCAGTGTCGCCAGTCCTGCCGCGATGCGTGTCTTGCAGGCCGCATCGTCCTTCTCGATGCCGAGGCCCTTCAGGCCGATGTTGTGCAGCCCCATGCTGGCGCCGCCCGGCCCGGCGAAGATCTCCACCACGTCGTACTTGACCTCGGGCGCTGACGGCTGGTCGTAGAGCTCCTGCAGGAGCTTGACCTCATTCGCGGTCAGCCGGGGGTCAGCCAGCTTCGGGCGGCGCTTCAGCAGCGTCACAAAGATGCTCCGAGTGTGGTTCCGAGTAGTTGGTACGCGAGAACGTACAGCAACTCACCGACAGACCGCGATGCCTCGCCGTAAATCGGCGAGATTAGACGTCGAGGATACGGGCCTTGAAGGCGCGACCCTTTGCTCGAGCGGCACCCATGCGATGCAAGCCATCGACATGCCAGAGCTCGCCGTCGTGTCGGATCAGCCGCGGGCGCCCGTTGTCCTGGTCCTCAGGGTCAACGTCGGGGTACTTGAAGTCGACAGGCGTCTTCGCGCCCTCACGCAGTCGCTTGCTGTAGGCGATGACGTGCTCCACACCGACGCTCGGTTGTGTGGTTTTGACTGTCGTGCTCGGGTGGATCGTCTCGGTCGTGCTGTCATCCCACTCACGACCGTGCTTGTCGTTGTTGGGGCCGAGCAGTCCGATGCTGGCGACGACCTCTTTCGGGGCTTGATTCGCCGGGACATGTGTGACGCCGAACCTCTCGGGGCTCGCCGGCGTGGCGTTTCGGTAGTGCTCCGCTGTCCCGTCGGCGAAGTGATCACCGCGGCCCATCAGTCACCCTGCGGCTTGAACTGGTCTCCCAGCGGGCCAGGCATCTTGCGCTCGGTCTTCATCTTCTCCATGTCGTTGCGCAGCGCCGCGCGGACCTGGGGGTGCTTCAGGAACGCGTCGACGTGACCTGGCAGATCTCGAGGATGCGAGGTGACGGCGGCGTTGAACTCGTCGTCGCGGGGCTGCCTGTTCTCGGGGCCTGGAGAGGGCACCCTGTTCATCTGGGTACGCCCGAGGTGCAGACCCTCCTGCTCGTATCCAGGGTCGTCTGGGTGGCGCACGACGCGCATGTGCCAGGAACCGTCGCGGATGTCGGGGTGCTGACCCACCTCGAGTTGATGGCCGGTCTCCAGCGGCACGACGACGCCTTCGGTCCCACCGCCCCAGCCCTCGGTGCGCGCGCTTGCGTGACCAGCCATCTGGAGGTGGGCTGTAGCAACGGCGTTGTTGCGACGGTAGGCGTCTGACCGGCGTCCGCTCATGGTCCACATCATGACAGCGCCCCGCTCCCATAGGGGTGAGAGCGGGGCCAGCCGATTCTACAGCGTCTGAACGCGTCTCCCAGGGGCTGACGGCCCTTGTGCCTTCATGCTCTTACGGGCCACCGTGGAGATGACGTTGGCCTTGTTGGCGTCACTTTGGGTCGTCAGTACGGCGTAGCCCTCGTGCAGCACCGCAGCCGTCCCTGCGATGCCGCTGGTGAGCAGCAGGCGCTCCCGCCAGCCGTCCGCGTAGGCCACGGCAGCCAGGGCGCTCAGCGAGGTCGCCAGGGCGCTCTTGAGGTACGGCTGGACACCCTGCCCGGTCACCCGGTCGAAGACCTCCTTGGCGAGGTCTGTGGTCTTCATGACGCCGGCGCCGAGCAGGATGACCTCTCGCCATCCTGCGCTCATGCAGCGAGGTGCTTCGCGACGAACGCCCTCTTCTCGACGGCTGTAGCCATGTCGACGGCCTTCAGCTTGGCTTCCTGCGCAAGCTGGCGACGGTGCGCCGCAGCATCTGCGAGCACGTGCACCTTGGCGACCTGGACCGCGGCGTTGGCCGCGATGACCGCCTTCTTGTGCTGACCACGCATGACCAGCAGCACTGCCGTTGCGACCAGCGGCGCGAGCTGGCTGATGGCCTGGGCGTAGGAACTGAAGTCCTTGTGGAACAGGGTGCTCAGGATCGGCAGCAGGTAGGTGGCGACGGTGACGTAGCTGCTGGGTGACGTCCAGAACGCCGAGCTGGTCGGATCCGGTGTCGTGGTGACGGGCGGCATGGGATCGCTGGTCGCTGTAGTCGGGTCGGTCTCAACGTCGGGGCTGGTCACAGTGCGCTCCTCGAGTGGTGGTCCAAGTGGTGCGATGAGCCTAGTGCGGCTAGCGCTACACGTTGGGAGAGGTCTGCACGTGCCCGTCGGTGTCGACCGAGAGTTGCCACACGTTGCCGTCGGTGTCTTCGAAGAAGGCAATGGTGTTGAAGGGGTTGGTCTCGGTACCGATCACCTCGCCCCCGCCACTGCCTCCGCTGCCGGTGACTAGCAGACCCCAGTGGAAGGTGCCGTCGTCGTTAGAGATCAGGGTCTGACCGGCAGCTGTCGGGTTGCCGAGGATCGTGATGACAGTGCCCGTGGTGACGACCAGGTTGTTGCCCGCCGGCAGGAACTCGTGGTCCTCGAGGTAGAACTCGGCCTGGCCGGTCGGCTGAATGCCGACACGAACCCGCTTTGGCTTGGCGAGGTAGGCGTCGACCACCCCACTCTCGAAGGACACAGGCTGAGACAACTCGCTGCCACCTGAAGGCAGTGCGTAGATGGTCTCGCTGATGGGTGTCGTCGTCCCCGGCTCGTAGAAACGTGCAGTGATGCCCGACTGCACGTCGCCATGGTTGTCGACCACGGGGAAGTACATATGCGCTCGGAGCAGTGGCATGGCTTAGACCTCCCTCGTGTCGGACATCAGAAGTTCTGGGAGACCACGATGCCGATCCACCCGCCCCCACCGTCGGAGATGAACTCGTAGACGTCCCCCTTGTTGGCGGTCGAAGTCTGGGTCGGAGCAGACCCACCAGCCCAGAGGATCGAACCGCTCGGAGTTGCGAAGGCCCTTGTCCAACCACCCGTACCGTCCTGGATCACCACGACGTAGAGCCGCTTGCTCTGCGGCGTACTCGCAGCCGCGGGAGCAGGCAAGGTGATCGTCGTGTTGGCGTTGAGCACGATGCGCGTCAGCGTGATGCCAGTCGTTACCGGGTCCTGAATGCTCTGCGTCGATCCCGACGCCGACACCTGCGACGTCGGCTCTGAAGGACTCACGCCGAGTGTCCATGCCAACGTGCCGGGGTTGAGCGCTACGAAGTTGTCAATGGTGGTGACTTGCCCACTCGACCCGTTTCCGAGAGCGGCACCTGCCGAGGTGTTCGTTCGTGCATTGGTCGTTTGGTAGGTAGCAAGAACAGATCCGTTCACCCTGACTGTAATAAGACCGTTGGCGTCGATGTTGGCGGCATAAACACCGCTCGAGGCGGCGACGCTCGACAGGGTGGCGATCTTGGAGCCGTTTTCCCAGACCGTGACGCCCTTATCACCGCTAACGCTCCACGGGTCAATCTTGATGTGGTAGCCGACCGTTGATCCAGTGGAAGTGCAACGCAACGCCAATCGCGCCTCATTACCTGTTGTACCGCTGAAAGCCACATCAGCCTGCACACTCTGCGCGAGTGAGGCGAGTGGGACAACGAACCCAGCCAAACCGCCAGAGCCGTCCTGGTACAGGTGGTTGGTGTTGATGGTCGGCACGGCCAGACCAGCCAACTGCACGTAGGTATAACCACCTGATTCAGTGGTACTTCCGACGATCGTGCCATTGGCGCGCGTGTAAGTATCAGTTGCTGTCGCACCACCCGCTACACCTGTCAGTACATAATCCTTGCCAATCGAAGTGTCGAAGTGATGGTCCCCAGGGACCCGACCAGCAAAAGAGGGGAGACCAGATCCCTGCGTTGTGACAGATCCTGATGTCGGAATCCATACGCCACTTGAAAGCACGTATTCCCGCTGGCCTTGGGTATCAAAGTGCAGATCACCGTCATTGCGAGACGCAGTGGTTGGAATACCAAACCCAATGGTGCTCTGCGGACCAGCAGCAACGGTGGGGGTCCAAGCCAACGTGCCTGGTGTGCCGGCCGCGAAGCTGTCGAAGTACGCGGTGCTTGGGTTGGAGCCGTTGAACACGGCGAAGGCATAGGTGCTCGCCGCTGCACCGCCACCAGTACCAGTGCCGTAGAGCGCGCCGTCGCGGTAGATGCTGAAGGTCGTTCCGACGACGCTGAACTCCCATCGCCGTACTGTCCCGATCGTGTGTGCGAGGGCGTCGGTGACGACGAACTGTGTCGTGCCGCTGGGGTCCACCACGTTGAGTTGGTTGGCAGTACCGCTGTGTGTGAACCTCCATCGTCCGCCACCGTTCCCTGATGTCGCACCGAGAATGAGAACGAACCCGTCGCTGCCGGCCTGGCGGAAGAAGTCGACGCCGACCGATCCTGTTCCGCTCAGCAGATCGACACCGATGCTGCCGGTACCAGGACCGGAGAACAGGTGGTTGCTGGTGATCGTGACGGTGCCACCCGTGACGATGGTCTGGCCTGTCTCGAACGTCGACCCGAGAGAGCTGCGGTCGAAGGAGTCGAGGACCGACACCCCGCCGGCACCTGTCAGGATGTAGTCCTTCTTGGCCGTCGTGTCGAAGTGCCGGTCACCATTGATGCGCCCCGTGAACGACGGCAGACCACTGCTGGCCGAGTTCACCGACCCTGACGTGGTGACCCAGGCCGCACTGACCAGCGTGTATTCACGAAGGCTGAGTCGGTCAAAGTGCAGATCGCCGTCTGCACGGCCCGAAGTTGTCGGCAGCCCGAAGCCCGTCGTGCTCTGCGGCCCGGACACAAGCTGCACGAAGGTCAGCGTGCCGCTGATGTTCTGCACGACGTACTCGGTCGTGGTGGTGCCGACGACCAAGGTGTGCCGGTCCCCGACGGCGCGCTTGGTGGCCACAGGGTCGGGCAGGGTGCCACTGACGGTGTTGACGCTGCTCTTCAAGACGGTCATGACATCCTCAGACGATGTAGTAGTTGGTGCCGTCTGAGTAGACGGTCAGGGCGTTGTACTGAGCGATGGGTTGGGTGGCCACCCCGTCGATGTTCCCACCCGCAGTCGCCAGCGTGGCGAGAGTGGCGTGGATGTTCTTCACTACGAAGTAGCGATCGGCCACCGTCGTGGCGTCAGGCAGCGTCTGTGTCAACGAGGCGCCGTTGGAGATCACCAGATAGTCGGAAGTGGTCAGGGCATAGTTGGCCGTCTTGGTGACGCCTGACATCCCACCGACTCGGTTGTGGAAGGCATGCAGCCCGGTGTCGTGGTCGGAAAGATGCTCGGCGGCGGTGTTGGCGACCGTCCGAGTCACCGACAATGGTGCGGCCATCAGTAGCCTCCTGCGTAGCCACCGGCATAGCCAGTGTCGTTGATGTTCCAGACCTCACTGTGATCCTGGTGCACGGTGTGCAGGTCTCTCCAGAGCAGTGACAGATCGGCGTGCGGTCCGGCCAGCACGTTCCACTTCAGCCGCAAATCGGTGCGTGTCGAGAAGTCGGCTGATCGGTTGTACCAGTGGTAGATCTGCTCGCCAAAGATCCCGTAGAACACGACGTCGCGCACCGCGGTACGCAGCCCGCCAGGTGCCTGCACGAGCAACGTGAGTGTGTCGCCGACATTCGGGATGGCGAAGCTGCCCGTGCGGGTGATCCCGTCGGTGCCGATCTCTACGTACATGCCGGTCTGGTGCACGGGTCCGGTGCCTGAGTAGACGTAGTTGCTGTCGCTGACGTTGTTCAAGGTCCAGCCGTTGGTCGAGGACGGCGCATTGCTCCAGCCCCCAGATACGGTGTCGCTGGCCGGGGCCGCACCGAAACTCGTGAGCTGAAGTTGGTTCCACAGCAGATCCAGGTTGGCGCCGGCGGTACCAGACAAGTCGATGTCATTCCAGGGCAGCACCAGGTCAGCCGTGACCTTCTTGGCGGTGTCCCACTCGAGAGCCAGGTCGCTGTGCACCATGAGCGACTCGACGTTCCAGATCAGCCCGAGCGAGTTCGTGTTGTTGCCCTCAACGTTCCAGAGCAGCTCGAGCGACCGGCCTACAGGCGGCGGCGGGGGTGGCTCCCCGGTGTTGACGTCAAGGCCCTCGACCGCAGCAGGGCTGGCGTAGAGCGCGCTGACGGGCTGCGCGAACTCGAGCGAGAAGCACGAGCCGGTCGGTAGGAAGTCCCTGAGCAACGCGCGCAGCCGCTGGGTGCGTACCACCCGTTGGGTGTAGTGGTAGCTGCGGCTGGCGTACTGCAGCCCCTCCCAGATGTTGTCGAAGGTCTGCGAGGCGGTCGCGCCGTCGAAGTAGTCGACTGCCACGTTGCTACGGAACACGCCGATGCGTGTGTAGGACACCGCGTCTCCGACGCCGAAGCCCCCTTCGAAGCGAAGACCGAAGGCGATGATGACGATGTTGTCGCCGAACATGTCGGGCGGGATCTGGGCGGTGACGGCAGTCGTGGCGGGATCGACGTTGATGGCGCTAGTGGTATGCACGGTCGAGGTGCCGTTGTTGTCATAGGCCACCATGACGAACCGTGCTGTGCGAGCGGTGGCGACATGCACCTCAGCGGACAGTGAGTAGCCAGTACCCGCCTTGTTCACGATTCGGTAGGTGCCTGGGAAGGCGTCTATGTTGGAATGGCTGCTGGTGGCGGTCGAGGTGAAAACTGTGCCATCGGTGGTGTCGTCGCCGGCGTTGCTGGTCCACCTCGACACCGTGTCGTCAGGGGCGGGCTGTGGGTAGACCATCTCATTGATCAGCTCGGCGCGAAGCTGGACGATGATCTCTCGAGCGCACTGCCAAGGCCGAAGTGCATTGCTCTCGTCGACCATGAACCCGACTGCGCGCAACTTCTCGTGTGCTGCGATGAAGCCCGACTGCGCTGTGATGACAAGCGCTGCCTTGAGGTAGCGGGCGCCGAGGGGCGCTGTCAGGGTGAGGTAAGGGCGAGCGGTGTAGATGTTGGACAGGATCTGGTCAGCACCGTCGGTGTCATACCCGAGACTGCGGCCCTTGACGTCGAGCCAGGTGATGCGAATGCGCGCAGCGAGACTGCTGTCATCTCGAGGACCAGCAACGTACTGACTGGTGGTGTAGGTGCGCCCCTGCACGATAGGGATGGCGTACTGCAGCGCACCGTAGTTGTCTCCAGAGACACTGTGGTCCATGTCGATGATGGCGTCGACACGCCCGCCAGTCGCTGTGATGTCGAGGTAGCCGGGCAGGTCGATGGGAAGCGCGGCGTTGTTGCGGCGGGCTGCATAGGTGACCTTGGCGCTGCCGTCGACACCGTGCCAGCGTCCTTCGCTGCCCTTGGGGCCAGCGTCGAGGTCATCGAGGGCAAGGTTGTACCCGACGCGGACGCTGCAGTCCCAGCCGGTCACGGTGGAGGCGAGTTCACGGGTGCCTGGCAGAGTTCCTCTGATGCCGTAGAGGTGCACGGCGTTCGCGACCAGTCGTCGTTGTGCTCGGGCACCCAGTTGCGGCTCGAAACTCATCCCGACCTGGCGTGACAGCGCTGGCAGCAGAGTCATGCTGATGGTGCGGGCGTCGAGAGCGTGACGCAGCGCCTCGTATTCCGTACGCAGGAAGTCGAACTCGTTGCCGAACACCGACAGGAAGCGGTACAGGAAGGAGCTTGTCGTCGCCAACGCACCGGAGCCGAGTTGCTCGGTGTCGGCGGTCTTGAAGATCTCGGGAAGTCGGTTGAACAGCCGGTCGGTGTACCCGAAGTCCTTCGGGACGAGTACTTCATCAGCGCCGGCCAGCCGCCAGATGCCTCGGGTGTCGAGGACGAACAAGGCGTAGTAGTAGAAGCGTCCGCTGGTGAGCGCGGTGTCCCCGACGACGTGAGTGTTGGTGGCGCCGATGGCGAAGGCTTCGGTCAGCAGCGTCACACCGTCATCGACGGAGACTGGCGTGCCGTTGCTGTTGCGGATCAGCCGCTGCTTGGTCCACGACCCACCTGGTACTCGCCAGTTCACCTCGACAGTGGAGTAGGACGTCGCGACCGCGGTGAAGGGCGTGGCGTCGAAGGCGTTGTTGACTACTTCGCCGTAGTAGTCCTTTCCATAGAGGGCCGCTCCGTACCTGCTCATGGCATCAGCCCGGAATGCGCGTGAAGGTGGCGAACGTCGGCGTGGTGGAGGTGTGGCCGCGCAGGCTCAAAGTGGCCCCGCTGTTCTGCAGCACCTCAGGCACGATGTAGTAGTTGAGACTGCCCGACAGACGTCCGACAAACACGACCGACAGCGCTTCGTCGTTGGGGTCCTGGTTGGCGTTCTTGATGAACTCGGCCAGGGTGGACCCGGCTGTCGTCCTAATGCGTACGCCACGAACACCTGCATTAGAGGACCCTCCGGTGCCTTGCCAGGTCACCGTCACGGTCAGGCAGTAGATGTCAGAGACGCCGCTGAAGTCACTGTAGAAGCGCGTCTGCGGACCAGCGATCTCGACCAGGTGGTGCCCGTCTCCGTGTGTGGTCCCGTAGTCGTTGGTGAGGAATGACTGGTTGGGCAGGTAGAGGCTCTGGTAGGCAGAGCTGGTGACGTAGTTGCGAGAGGTGTTGTTCTGGAACTGCGCCTCGGCAGCCTTGAAGCGGTTCTCCAATGTCGTGACGCGGCTACCAAGAGACGTGTCGGCGCCTCCTCGTGACGAGGCTTCGCTGTTGATGGCCGCGATGCGGTTGGCGATCTCGTTGTCGATTTGGGTCTGCAGGTCCCCTGAGGTGCTGCTCGAGCTGCCACCGAGGCTGCTGATCTGCGCCTGCAGCCCGTTGTCGGCATTGGTGCGGTTGGTGGTCTCGGTGTTGATGCTCGACGTCACCGTGGAGATGGCACTGGCCAGCGCGGTGACTGTAGCTGCGTTGTTGACGCCATCCGTCAGTGTCGAAAGCAGAGTGCCGAGACCACTCACCTGGGACTGGTTGATGGTGCCACCGGACATGAAGTAGCCAGCGATCTGGTTGAGCAGCACGTCCGCCGCAGCGAAGCGCTCCTTGACGGACGCGTAGGCGGTGGGGAAGACCGTGCTCAGGTGCGGATTGGTGCCCAGGATCGTTTGGAGGGCGGTGACCTCATCTTGCAGGTCATCAACGTCGCCGGCCTCGACCACATCAGTGATGTCCTGCTTGACGGTGAACTGCTTGACGCTGGTGGGGTAGACGGCGGGCATCTTCAGTCCTCTCAGAAGCTCGCGTGCACGGTGGTGCTGTTGGTGTCAGCCCCACTGCCAGCGTTGTTGCGTGCCTGGACATAGACGTCGACCCCGGTGAAGTCGTCGGCATCGGTGTACTGCTGCGTGTAGTGGTAGGTGAACGTGCCTGGGCCGGTGTTGATGACGTTGGTGTCGGTGTAGCCAGTCGGCTGCCAGGTCGTGTGCACGGCCACCTGGTCAGTCGGTGCAGCGAGCGTGACAACGACGTCGAAGGTCACGGTGAACTCACTACTCACCGGCCCGGTGCGCGTCAGGTTCGTCACTGACAGCCCTGTTGGGAGTCCTGCTGGCGGGTGTCCGCCACTGCCCCCCGAGAGCGTCTGACGAACAGAAGACGCGCTGTATGGGCTGGCCACAGCACCACCGGAGAAGGCCGCGGCCTGGATCTCGTAGAACGCTGGTGTCCCACCGAAGGAGCTGCTCAGTGCCCTGGTGAGCGCCAGCGTGCCACCGACGGGCGCGCTTCCGATGCTCGAGGTGTAGAGCAGCGTGCCGCTGGAGTCGTAGACGAGCTCCTTGTAGATGACGTCAGTGGTGGTGCTGTCACTCGAGGTGTCGTGCACGGTCATCGACACACTCGAGGTACCCGAGTCATAGGTGAAGGAGTCGAAGACTGGCGCGTTAGGTGCGCTCTGGGTGAAGCCACCGGACGTATAGAGCGGAACGTTGGCGATGGCGTGGTTACTCTCAGCGCCAAAGGAGCCGTCGTCCTCAATCACTTGCAGCCAGAACTCGATCTTGTCCGCGGCGCCTGGCACACCCTGACTGTTGACGTTGCGACTCGTGGTGCCGACGTACTGCGGGCCGCTGGCTTGCCCACCGCCGAGCACCGCGTTGCTCGAGTCGAGGAACCTGTAGTTGAAACGCCATGCTGTCGTCGGCGGGTTGGCAGGCGTCGTCCAGTTGACCACGCCGTAGGTGATCGTCGCTCGGTCCGAACCGCCGTCGG